GCTGACCCGTTTGCGAGCTGGGCCAGCTACAGCGATGCCGACCTGCTAGTGGAGTACACTCACGGTAACGGCAGCTACAGCTGGTGTCAGGAAACGAATGGGGATAATACCGGCAATCGCGTCACTCGTGGCTACATTGGTGTGTCGTACTTCTCTCGCAATACTGCGGCGGGTACGCATACCAACTTCGGGTGGCGGCCGGCTTTGGAATTAGTGGCCTAACAGACCGCTGAGCGGACGTCGACGATCGTCGGTACTTGGTAGGGTTCTTTGCTAGCGCTCGTCGACATCAGAGCAATACAAGTAAAAATGAGTACCAGTGACCTCCCTATGGGGAGGTCCTTTATGTCGTCTACCGGGTAAAGTTACCCAATCCTGTGATCCAGAACGCACGTAATCCGCAAACATACTAACCTGGAGCACGTGAGCTTTTTATCGAACAAAAAGCCGTGAGCCCTCATCGCATGGAGGTGGGGTAATGGATTTAACCCTACGCCAAACCTATCCGGTCGATATCATCCTCCCTGAAAAGTGGTGGAACCCGGTTATCTACCGGTTAAAAGAGACCTTGTCAATTAACGGCACGCAAGTCCCCTTGGGATTTGAAACCGATGCCGCAACCACACCACGCTGGATGTGGATCGTGTTTCCTCCCGTGTGTCGGTATTTACCGGCGGCAATTCTACATGACTATCTACTCAAACAAGGCGTAGGCTGGCGCGTCGCCAATCTACGTTTCCGACAAACATTAAAAGCCCAGCGGGTCACCTGGTGGCGGCGTGCCTTAATGGTTGGTGCCGTCGAAGCGTATGGGGCCTATCGGAGAGCATTCCATGGCGACGACTGACTACTTACACTCCCGGTGTTACGATATCCAGTTCATGTTACGTCGCCTGGGCTATTTTCAAGGCACCATGGCCTGTACCCCTGATGAACGTACGATTCGCGGTGTGAGGGCCTTCCAGCGCGATCTGCGCCTGCCTTACCATGGTCGAGTCGATGCCCTGACCTTAACCAAGTTACAACACTGTTTTGACAGCCGGAGGTAATAGATGAGCGAAACACAACACTGGTTTGATGACGTGGATTTTATCCCAGAACAAGACATCATGCTGGAGCGGGGAGATTCGGGCCACCAGGTTGAATCCATCCAACGACAGCTGAAAGAAGCGGGATATGACATCACCATCGACGGCGCGTTTGGTCCCGGTACCGAACGGGTTATCCGTCAGTTCCAAAAAGACGTTGGGTTGGTCCAGGATGGTCGGGTGGGCCCGAAAACCCAATGGCGATTGGATAACCATCCGAAAGATCCGAAAGTCCTATCTCAAGACGATATCCAAGATGCCGCGGTCATGTTGGATGTCCCGGTGGCTTCCGTGATGGCTGTCAACGCCGTCGAGTCTCGGGGGAGTGGGTTTTTCACTGAGGACAAACCGACGATCCTCTATGAACGACACATCATGTTTCGGCGCATGAAGCACCATGGAATTGACCCCCGCCCATATGTCGATCAATACCCGAACATCGTCAACACCAAAACCGGTGGGTATCGCGGGGGCGTGGCGGAACACCAACGGCTAAACGCTGCATGCCAACTCCATGAGGAAAGTGGCCTCGAGTCGGCCTCGTGGGGACTGTTCCAAATCATGGGCTTTCACTGGGAACAATTAGGTTACCAAAGTGTTAATCAGTTCGTCGGCTTAATGAAAGAAAGCGAACGCCACCATTTGATGGCCTTTGTGAAATTCATTCGGGCCGACCAGCGATTACACGAAGCGCTGAAAGAACGCAACTGGGCCCGTTTTGCACGAATCTACAATGGACCCGCTTACGCGAAGCATAATCCCCCCTATGACACCCGGTTGGCCAGAGCGTTTGATAAATATAGTCAGTCGGTTGCGTAAAGATTAACTATTATATGACGTGGTGAGGCATAGCTTCACGTTGGGTCAATGTTAATGAGGAGGCTATTGTGGCCAACAGGAAGATTTCTCAATTAGAAGCGGCGGGTGGTTTATCCGGCACTGAGATGTTGGAAGTTATCCGTCCTTCGTTTGGTGGCGGATTTGAGAACCTCAGCGCTTATGTGCGCGAGCTGATCGGTAAAGATGCCTATGAGGTGGCTGTCGATCAAGGTTTTGAAGGCACACGCCAAGAGTGGCTGGACACCCTTGTGGGTCCTGAAGGCCCCCGTGGCTGGTCTGCCTACAACGTGGCCGTGGAAAACGGATTCACCGGTACCGAACAGGAATGGCTTGACCACCTGATTGGACCGCAAGGCGACCAAGGTATCCAGGGCGTGAAAGGTGATACCGGTGACCAAGGTCCCCGTGGTTATTCCGCCTATGAGCTCGCCCAACAAAACGGCTTTGTGGGTACTGAAGCTGAGTTCCTGGCATCCCTGGTTGGTCCTCAGGGCGAGACCGGGATGTCCGTGTATGACCTCGCGGTCTCTGAAGGTTTTGTGGGTACCCAGCAGGAGTTCCTGGACTCCCTGGTAGGAGAGACCGGCAAGAGCGCCTTTGAGGTGGCGGTCGATGACGGGTTTACCGGAACCGAAACAGAATGGTTGGCATCGCTCAAAGGCGAGAACGCCTACGAGATTGCCGTGGAAGAAGGGTTCACCGGCACCCGTCAGGAGTGGCTGGATACCCTTGGTGGTGAGCGCGGGATGTCCGCGTATGAAATCGCCGTCGCTGATGGGTTCATTGGTACCGAGGAAGAGTGGCTCGCCTCCCTGCAAGGGCGTACCGGTAACGGCCTGCGTATCCTGGGTAGTTTTGAAGACACGGCATTCCTGCCGATGCAGAACAACGCCCCGGGTGATGCTTACATCATCGATTACATGATGTACGTATGGGAAGGTACTGAGTGGGAGCCTGTCGGTCAGACCGGTCCGGACGGTAAGTCGGCCTATGTCCTGGCCGTGGAGCAGGGCTATGAAGGCACCGTCCAGAAGTGGCTGGCAGACCTGGAAGGTGACAGCGCCTACCAACTGGCCCTGGCTAATGGCTTTGCTGGCAGCGTGAGTGAGTGGCTCGACAGCCTGATTGGTGATAGCGCCTATCAGGTCGCCCTCTCCACCGGATTCGTGGGTACCGAACAGGATTTTATTAACTCCCTGAAAGGGGGCGATGCCTACGAAGTGGCCGTGGCTGATGGCTATACCGGCACCCGCGCCGAATGGCTCGATAGCCTCGTTGGTCCTCAGGGGGATCAGGGTATCCAAGGGGTTCAAGGTCCCAAGGGTGAACCGTCTGCGGCCATCAAGGTCCTGGGCAAAGTCGCCGCTGTGGGCGACCTTCCGGCATCAGGTAACGCCCCGGGCGATGCCTACTTCATTGGTGAGAACCTTTACGTCTGGGACGACTCCCAGTGGCTGGACGTGGGTCCTGTTGTCGGTCCTCAGGGCGAGCAAGGCATCCAGGGGGTTCAGGGTCCCAAGGGTGATGATGGTGACAGCGCCTATCACGTTGCCGTTAACAATGGCTTCCAGGGCACGGAAAGCGACTGGCTGAGTACCCTCGAGGGCGACTCCGTCTATTCCGTAGCGGTGCAGAACGGTTTCGTGGGAACGGAGCAAGAGTTCCTGGACAGCCTCCAAGGCGCTACCGGTAAGTCGGCCTTTGAACACGCTCAAGACCAGGGATTCAATGGTACTGAGACTCAGTGGCTCCAGACCCTGGTTGGCAAGTCCGCCTATGAAGTGGCTCTCTCCACGGGGTTCAGTGGTACCGAGCAAGAGTGGCTCGATACCCTGGTCGGCCCGCAAGGTCCGGCGGGTCCGATGGGCACTGGCCTGAACATCACCGGTGTGGTGGCGACGGAAGCTGACCTCCCGACTGACAGTGCAGACGGCGAAGCCTACGTGGCAGGGTCTGACCTGTATCTGCGTCTGGCAGGTGAGTGGGTCAATGCTGGTCCGCTGGCCGGGGATAGCGCCTTCCAGGTAGCACTGGATCAAGGCTTCGTGGGTACTCAACAAGAGTGGCTGGATAGCCTGGTCGGCGCGTCTGCCTACGAGCAGGCGGTGGAAAACGGCTTCTCGGGCAGTGTGGGTCAGTGGCTCGAATCCCTCAAGGGTGGGGATGCCTTCGACGTCGCAGTGGCTGATGGCTTCACCGGAACCCGCAGTGAATGGTTGGCATCACTGGTAGGTGATGATGCTTACCAGGTGGCTGTAGCCAACGGCTTCACTGGTACGGCCGGTGAGTGGTTGGAGTCGCTGGTCGGTCCCCAAGGCCCTCAAGGTCCGCAGGGTGACATGGGCGACCCCGGTCCGAGCCTGAATATCGTGGACAGTGTCGCAACCACTGGTGAGCTTCCCACCTCCGGTACCGTTGGTGAAGGTTATCTAGTGGGTGAGGACCTGTACGCTTGGGTCAACGACCAGTGGAAGAACCTGGGCACTGTGAAAGGCCCGCAGGGCGATCAGGGTATCCAAGGCGATACGGGTCCGTCAGCCTATGATGCTGCGGTATCTGGTGGCTTCACAGGTACCGAAGCCGAATGGCTTGAGTCGCTGGAAGGTCCCTCCGCGTATGAGGTGGCTGTTGAGCAGGGCTTCTCAGGTACTGAAACCGAATGGTTGGACTCCCTGAAGGGGGGTGATGCCTACGCCGTGGCCCTCGATAATGGTTTTGTGGGCACCGAACAGGAGTTCCTGGATTCCCTCAAAGGTGACAAGGGTGACAGCAACTACGACATCGCGGTTGCTGGTGGGTTCGTGGGCACTGAAGCCGAGTGGCTCGAGTCGATCAAGGGTGCCCAAGGCGATAGTGCCTACGCCATTGCTGTAGCCGAAGGGTTCTCCGGAACCAAGGCAGAATGGCTCGACACGCTCGTCGGTCCGCGCGGTTACTCCGCGTATGAAGTGGCGGTTAATGAAGGCTTCGTCGGGACTCGTCAGGAGTGGTTGGATAGCCTGATCGGTTTCCAGGGTAAGTCCGCTTACCAAGTGGCTGTCGATGCGGGCTTCACTGGGACCGAGCAGGAGTGGTTAGATAGCCTCCAAGGTCCACAGGGCGCCGATGCCTTGGGTATCATCATCGAAGGCGAATTGGCATCTCAAGCCGACCTGCCTACGGCGGGGAGTTTCCAGGGTGAAGCCTACCAGGTGGGTGATCACATCTTCCTGTGGGTAGCCAGTGCGGGCAGCTGGCTCGACATGGGCGATATTCGGGGTCCGTCAGCATATGAAGTCTATCTCGAACAGTACCCTGACTATGTGGGTACTGAGATCGACTGGCTGGATAGCCTCAACGGTAACCGCTGGATCGCCCGGGATTACGACCCCGACGCCGTGACTGGGGACATCGGCGACTTCGCCATCAACTCAGTCACTAACCAGTGGTTCCAGAAGGTCTCTGATACCACTTGGTCCGCGATGGGTTACCTGGGTGGCGGTACCGTCTACGAGGCCCCTCAAGACGGCCAACAGTATGTGCGTCTGAATGCCGAATGGGCAGTGCTGACCGCTGAAGTGGAAGAGGCTCCAGAGGACAATCAGGCTTACGTGCGTAAGAATGGTCTCTGGGAAGTCCAAACCGCTGAGGTGGAAGAAGCCCCTGTCGATGGACAGCAATACGTTCGTATTGACGGTGCCTGGGCAATCCTGACTGCCGAAGTGGAGGAGGTGCCCGATACCGACCCGACTCTGACGTATGTGCGGAAAGGTGATGGGACTTGGGTACCGCTGGGCTTTGCTGATGCGACAGCTGACATGCAACCCAATACCACTGTGGTCGATAAAGCGGTCACCCCAGTAGCCCTGGAAACCTTCCTGCTCGATCAACTCGGCGTCTACTACGACGAAGCCGCAGGGGATTGGGTCAACGACGAAGGTACCATTGCACCAGCAGTCTAAACCCACTAACACATAACAGGGCGGGCCATGTCGCCCGCCCTGTTATGTTGTGATGTATCCAGTTTGTAAAAGGAGAATCCCATGGCGGGACCGAGAAAGATTTCCCAGCTAAGTGAGTTAGTCGACATCCAAGGACGCGATGTCTTTATTGAGGTCATTGAACGTAGTGACACCTTCGAACCCTGGCAAAACCGCCGTTACCGCTTGAAAGACATGGTGGGTACCGACGGTAAGTCTGCCTATGACCTGGCAATTGAACAGGGTTTTACCGGAACAGAAGCGGAATGGCTTAGTAGTCTGGTGGGGCCAGAAGGCCCTGCAGGGCCCGTAGGACCGCAAGGACCCGAAGGCGATCCGGCAGCAGTGGTGGTGCTGAAAGGGGAGTTACTTTCAACCGCGGAGTTGCCCACCGATGCAACACAAAGCGATGCGTATTTGATCGACGGTGAACTCCATGTCTGGATAGGAGAGAGCTGGTTAAACGCAGGCGGTATTCAGGGTCCTCCCGGACCCCAGGGACCCACAGGCCCGGAGGGCCCCCAAGGTCCTCAAGGCGAAATGGGTCTCCAGGGTCCTCAAGGCCCGGAGGGTCCCATTGGGCCAGAGGGTCCCCAAGGCGATGCCGGTATACAGGGCATACAAGGCCCTGAGGGCCAGCCGGGCCCTCAGGGGGACCCTGGCCCCTCTTCCTACGATCTCGCCGTTCAGGAGGGCTTCACGGGCGATCTCGCCACCTACCTGGCATCACTGGAGGGTAAATCGGCATATGCGCTTGCTCAAGAGCAGGGCTTTACCGGGACTGAGCAGGAATATCTGGAGTCACTGAAAGGTGAACCCGGACCCAGTGCGTATGACCATGCGGTAGAGCAGGGGTATACCGGCACATTAAATGACTGGCTGAACAGCCTCCATGGACAAGATGGTCAGGGCATTTATGAATTAGCCGTAGCGCAGGGATTCACAGGTACGGAACAAGAGTTCTTGGATACCCTTCAAGGAGACTCTGCCTACGACAGTGCGGTTGCCCAGGGCTTTACTGGGACAGAAGCCGAGTGGCTCGATACCCTGAAGGGGGAGAAAGGCGACAGTGCCTATCAGGTTGCCTTAAATGATGGGTTCATGGGCACCCAAACCGAATGGTTATCCTCATTGGTAGGTCCGCAGGGCATCCAGGGTGAACAGGGTCCTGTCGGACCTGCTGGGGACGAAGGTCCTATGGGCCCGCAAGGCCCTACCGGTCCTGAAGGCCCTCAGGGTCCCGAGGGCCCACAAGGTCCCGCTGGCCACGGGTTACAGATTGACGGTCAAGTAGCAACGTTCGGAGAGCTCCCAACCGACGCAACACAGGGAACCGTCTATCTGGTAGGTACCGACGAGCTCTACTATTTCGATGGAATGAATTGGTTGGATGCAGGCGTCACCAGTGCTGAATCTGCCTATGAAATCGCCGTCAATAACGGGTATGTGGGTACCGAAAGCGAATGGCTCGTCTCATTAGAGGGCGACAGTGCTTATGATGTGGCGGTAACAAACGGCTTCGTGGGGACGGAGACGGAGTGGTTGACTTCACTTGTGGGTCCCCAAGGTCCTCAGGGGGAGGTTGGTCCCATCGGCCCCGAAGGCCCTCAGGGTCCCGAAGGCCCCATGGGCCCGCAAGGCGAACCTGGTCAATCCGTTGCGGTTAGTGATGAAGGAACTGAGCTCACCGCCGCGGCTACACACCTTAATTTCACCGGAGCGGGTGTCACCACCACTCAAAGCGCAGGTGAGGTAACTGTCGATATTCCTGGAGGGGGTACTTCAGGCGGCACTGCCGGCAGTGGGGTTCCTCATGCCCGTGAGTACACATTCACCCATAACGGCGTTGAATGTTTTGTTAACCTGGTGATCTTTGGGTCAGAAACTGACTCGTCCCAGATCACCATTACCCAAAGTGGCGGGAATACGTTAGAGATTGACAATGTCCCGTCCACCTGCATGTTGAAGAACATCTCGGTGATCTACCATGATGGCTTTAACACCACATCGTATTTCAACATTTTCTATAAGGAACCGTTTGGAAATACGAACGTACTGACCATGAATATTCCTTTCTTTGTGGAATACAACCATGCGGTACCGTCTGTACAGCAGCCCACTACGCTTCAGAACTACACATTGGAACCAGATGGGCGTGTGCGGATTGAAAAGGTTGGTTTGATTGATGGGGAAGGCACCCGCTTTCGTGTGGTGGTCGTGTAACACTTAACTTCACTGTTTAGACTCATGGTGTAGATCCCTTTTTAAGTTCTCATCATGAGTCTTTTCATCGTTTAAGGACGACACCATGTCACGGCTACATTTTCAGTCCAGGATTGACCTATCGTCTGCCGAACCAGGCACAGAATCCCAGTCGTGGAAATTGACCTTCAAGTTAGTCGACAATGAAGGGAAGTTCCGCGCGCGGGATGTGACGGAGACAGACGTTTTAGTCCTGGATACCGGGGCCGTCGAGACAGGAACCTTAACGCGCTACACCATCACCCACGTAGTGAACACCACTTGGGACGGTAATGTCGAAGTCATTGCAGAGTACGATGACGACAACGATAACCAGTACCCTAACCCCAATCTGGGGTATGTCATCGGTTATCCGGGGATTATCACCCGACCGTTTCCAAGTGTTGGACTTTTACCTCTATCTTCTGCAGAAACACAAAAGGTCTCTGATCGGTTTGGGTTCTATTTACAGAACTACAACAGCTGGGTCACCGATCAAGAACTCAAGAAGACCTCTGTGGGTATTGTCACCGCAGAGAATATCTTACCCGATGGCGATGGATATTACGTTCTCCCGCAGATACCTCTTGGGGATCTGGTGTGGAAAATGGCGATTGCCAACCTCGCCGATGGGAGTGTTGCAGAGATGGTAGGGGTGGATTGGGGCTACAACTCGTCTGGGTCAGCACAGCTGATTCTAGACCCAGATGACGTAGCGTGGCTTCATAGTCCAATCGTCAGTATCACCGTGTCCTTTCTCGGCTATTTGAATATTTAAAACCCGCACGTAATCACTCCCTTATGTTATGGAATTCTTTTCTATGGAACGGGGGAGAATTCCAGTTTCATTCACTTAGGAGGCTTCCCTATGGGGATCTTGAAGAGAGACAAGAGTATTATTTACGGCTTGTCAGATGACCTCCAGACACTGATCGATGCCATCAACCAAGCAGCCCTGGATCGTGCGGCTGCCGATGGCGACCTTCAGCTTCTGGAAACCACCAATACCACCGACCTGGTATCAGCCATTAACTCACTGCTGGCTGGCGCGGAAAGTGGTAGTGACGCGTCTTTGAAAATTGACCAGAACCTGGCCGATCTTCAGGATGTCGCTACCGCCCGTACCAACCTGTCCATCTACTCAATCGATGAAATCAACAATGCGATTGAGGCAGCAAAACTGGATCTCGGCACCAATGTCGTCGTGGCCACTATTGCTGAGCGTGATGCGCTGATGGACCTGAACACCAATGATCGGGTGTTCGTGGCAGACAGCGGTGACGGCACCTGGGCCACCTACAAGCCGACCACGTTTGATGCAGGCACTGGCGCGGTTACCGGTTGGGCGCCGTTAATGACTCAGTATAGTCTGGAGGCGACCATCAGTGCGTCCGCCCTCAAGACCGAGTATGAGTCCAACGCCGACACCAACGCTTACACCGACGCCGCCAAAGCGAAGGTGGACCTGCTCAGCGTGACCCAGGCGATTGACCTGGATGATGTGGCACTGAAAGCTGAACTTGGCCAGGACCTCCTGTCCATCGGAGCAGACGCCACCCAGGTACCGTCTGCTGATGCGGTGACGCCGTACATTCGTGAGTCGGTGCGTCTTGGGGGAACCACTACCCTCAAAGAAACCCTGACTGTTACCGTCAGTGATACCATCACCCTCACCTACGCCCCCAAGGGCGGTGTGGCAGGTATCATGAACTTCGGTACGGTACGTTATACCGATATCAATGGCGTGTCATATGACGCTCCGCTGCAGTCCACAGCGACCCCGAACGTTTTCACCCTCGTGCTGGAGACCTCCGGTGAGTGGGATGGTTTCGATGTTACCATTCAGTACGCTCATGTCCCACCGTCCGGTCCGGTCGTCGATGAACAAGGCTACGCCGATCAAGGCACCCTTGACTAACGGTTAAATCTTAAGTCAAGTCGTTTTATCACACGCTAAAAGAGGAAAGTCCCATGGCAATTTTGAAGCGCCATAAGAGTATTATCATCGGCCTTACCGATGACCTGAACCAGATCAATCAGGCCATCACCGATGAGACCACCGCCCGTCAGACCGCCGACGGTGACCTGAGCCTGCTCAACACCACCAACAAGACCTCCCTGGTTCAGGCAATCAACGAAGTGAACACTGCCGCCTCTACCGGTAGCAGTGAATCCCTCAAGATTGCCAACAACCTGAGCGACGTCGCGGACGTTCCGACCGCCCGTACGAACCTGAACGTGTACTCCACCACTGAAGTGGACGACGCGATCACCGCCGCCGAGCTGTCGCTGGGCACCAACTACAACGTCGCCACTATCGCCGAGCGTGATGCGCTCACCAACCTGGACACCGCTGACCGCGTGTTCGTCGTCGATGACGGCGACACCAAGTGGGCCATGTACAAGCCGGGCGCTGTCGATGTCAACGGCGTGGCCACCTCGTGGATCAAGCTCTCTGATCAGGACGCGCTGGAAAACTCCATCAACGCGGCCAGCATCAAGACCACCTACGAGTCCAACCCGGATACCAACGCCTACACCGACGCCGCCAAGGCCAAGGTGGACTTTCTGGCGGTTACCGCTGCTATCAACCTAGATGACGCCGTCCTCAAGGCTGAGCTGATTCAGGACCTGGAAGTCTCCGCTCCGGCCGATCAGGCACCCTCCTCTGCAGCCGTCAAGGCATACGCTGACGAGGAAGCCCGTACCGGCGGTCCGGAGGTCATGTTGGAGTCCGTGGTGGTCAACCAGAGCACCACCGCGACTGACACCATCGTGCTGACTCACGCACCGAAGGGCGGCATCGACGGCATCCTGAACTTCGCCACCGTACGCTACATCGATGGCGCGACTGGTGCCGCGTATGATGCCCCGCTGGTGGCCACCGTCAACAGCAACGAGTTCACCATTGACCTGGATACCTCCGGTCAGTGGGATGGCAACACGGTCCAGGTTCAGTACCTGTACGTTGCTCCGATCGCCTAACGGGTAACGGGGCATAAGCCGGTGGGGGAAACCCCACCGGTCTAATCAATACCAACGTAAGGAGAACGGTTATGGCCGGTCCTGCTTTTCGTGTCAAATTCCTGCGGGGCTCTGAAGCCTCCAACAACAACTACACCGGTCCTGCCGGTGAGATTACCATCGATACCACCAACTGGCGTGTGCGTTTGCATGATGGACTGACTGCCGGTGGTCACGTCGTCCCCAACATGACCGATGTCGGTTCTGGCGGCGGTGGTGCGGTGGATTCCGTTAACGGCCAGACTGGTGTGGTGGTCCTGGGCGCCACCGATGTGGGTCTGGGTAGTGTCGACAACTACCCCACCGCGACCCAGGTCGAAGCGGAAGCTGCCGACAGTGCTGCCCACTTCATGACCCCGCTGGCCATGCGTCAGTTCATGGAATCCATGGGCTTTACCCAAGACGTCGGTACCGGCGAGTGGGTGATGGATCACGGCACTATTCAGGCCGCATAAAACACAGGGAGGGCAAACGCCCTCCCTGCTATGTCGATAATATGACTCAATCGCTTAAAGGGAACGAGGAACAATGGGCATTATTCCATTGAGGTTTATAAAGGGATTTATCGAGAAGCATGGGACCTGGACTATCAGGTAGAACAGGCCACCCAGTTATCGGAACTCCCGGTTATTCCGGTGAGTATCACCGACTTGGTATTAGCGGAAATTAATGCCAGTTAACAACCACTATACGCGAGAACCACAATGAAACATTTTTTTGTCGGGGTATTCCTTTGGGTATTGTCTTTCACTGCCCAAGCCGCTTTCATGTCAGATGCGCCGAGTTTTGATGAACTCGAGCAAGTTCAGTATTACAATGCCACGTTATTAAACGTCGTCGACGCTGATACCATGGATGTCAGGCTCGATATGGGACTTGGAATGTTAATGGATGTGCGGTTACGTATCAAGGACTACGATGCCCCAGAAACCTGGCGTCCGAAGACTGAAGCCGAAGCGGCACATGGAGAAGCCGCTACCGATTTTGCTATTCAATTACTTCCTGACCGTTTTACCATCCGGTCGTATGGGTGGGCGGTGTATAATCGCGTCGAAGCCGATGTCTTATTACCGGATGGCCGTAATTATTCCGTGATCATGATTGATCAAGGTTTTGTGAAGCACGACAGTTACGAGTAAAAAAAAAAGCCTCCCCAACCGGGGAGGCGACTATGTCGTGGTTTATTTTGTTTCGTCTTCACTGTCATCGTCAGACTCTTCCTCCTCTTCTGTTTCTTCGGATTCCTCTTCTAGTTCGCCTTCCTCTTCAGACTCTTCACCGAAGTCGTCGGTTTCCTCACCGAAGTCATCATCCGCATCAGACGCCTCTTCACCGAAGTCATCCCCTCCTTCATCACCGTCTCCAAACTCATCGGTGGTGGCATCGTCGCCGAATCCGGAAGCGGCTTCCTCTTCCTCTACCTTCTCACCGTACTTCTCCGCCCATTTCTCTTTGGACTTCTCAATGCCCTCCATGTACTTCTGAATGGCATTCCCTACGGACTTGAACTGTGCCTGCTGAATATCCAGTAGGCTGAAGCCGGGTTTACGTCCATCCATCTCCGTGAGCTGACCCAGTTGCGGCATGACGTTATTCTGCTCAAGCCACAGACGCTGGTAATAAGCCCGCACAACGCTGATGACGTGGTTCACCGTATCCGGTTCTCGTTCCAGCATCTCGGCAGGGAACAGATCAGGTGTGATGTAGGCTTCCAGACTACGATCCAGCAGATTACTGTATTGCTCGAAGGCCTGGAGTTGTTGATCGGTACGGGTGGTATCCGGTGCCGGTAGGGTAGCGGTTACCGCCGCCACAAAGGCTTCGATCACTTCGTCATCCGACAGTTTCTTATGTTCAGTGATCAGCTTTTGTTTATTGCCTTTCAGCTCTTCTCTGAGTTTGTCTAAGAGCGTTGAACTGTGCAGGACGTAGGTCTGGATGAACTGCGTGAGAAACGCTGTGAAACGCTTCTGGTAGCGCAATACGCGACGGGTCATGATCAGGTTGTTGTTCACCACACTGGTCGCAAAGTCCGGCGACTGGGTGGGGTCTACCAACTCCGGGTTCATGCCCCATGACGAGATTTGCATCCGACGCAGACGGTCTTGAAGTTCCGGGTTACCGCCGTTGACATTTGTGTTGTAGTCATCAAAATCTACTTTGGTAGTGGGGTAATTATCCGACTCCACATTGATCGAGAAATCAAACCCAGCACGGTTAAGGAAATCCAACGTCTGTGCGGGATCGGGTGACGCTAACGGGAAGCCTCGCTTCGACCCTTCCAGGATCGCATTCTGGATGTCACTGATCGTCTTTTGGGGATCGGGGTCGTCTGGGTCAACGTTGATGTTGGCTTTCTTACGACCCACTGCATTACGCACTCCCGACATGGTCTCAGCGAACAGCAGGACGCTACGCATGCTGGAGAGAATCTTGGACTTCGTCAGTAGGGTTTGACCAATGCCGAACTTGTTGAAGTCAAACGCCATGTAGGTCATCAACTCGGCGGGGATATACAGAAGCTGAGTCCGCTGGCCTTTCAACGAACGATGAAGCATGATCCGGTAGAGTTCTTCGGTAGACCCCAAAGAGAACTCTTCTTGGTAAATCCCATTACGCAGGCGATTGATCAGATCGTTCTCAACGATGGTGCTATACGCTTGCTGGACGCCATCCACATCCAGGTCTTCGCTGGCGCCTATGCCCCCCATGGCCTCCCGCGTTTGACGAACCAGCTCCGAGGTATTGTCCTGCTGATTACCCCGGAAGCTCGTGCGCAGTTCCCCGTAATAATCCTTCTGGTCATCACGCACTACAGGACGACCATTCTGATCGATCATTACAAAGTAACCCACATGTTCCTCAGGCTGTCCGGGTGGGAATACCGGGATCACCGACTCCACAGGTAGTTTCATCACCAGCGGGTGTCCTACTGAGGGTCGATCCATGTACTCCTGAGGGATCACCGTATGGAGCTGCTGTGCCTGACCTCTCGGGCGATCATAAAGTGCATCGATCTGTTCGGGAGTCATGCCCTTGCTGGCCGACTCCATGGAGGCCGTATGACGTCCCAGTAGACTACCGATGGCATTGGCGCGACCACGCTTTTGGATTTCAGGGGTTTTCAAAAGATCGAAGTTGTCACTGACTGCCACATGCGGTAGCGTCACGGATTTCTCGCCACGCCGGGTAGCGACACTGCCTTGGATGGATTCTACCCCACGATCGCGACCACGGAACGACTCCATGGAAACGCGTGCTTCACGAGGATGACCCAAGAAACCCAAGGGTAGGCTTTTCTGGATACGTGTCACTGCCTGCTTATAGTGTTCGACGGAAAGACGACTCTGACCGTTGATGATACGATCCAAGTTATTTTCCGGCAGGACTGCTTGAATGTACGCGCCTTTGGTAAACAGAATCTCCTCGAGCATCCGATCGAGCTGCTCGTCAATCTTATAGTCCTGTTTGAAATGGGTTTCGATCACTTCGAGCATCGACCGCGCCACTTCGCTGTCAAACAGTCCTTCTTCGACTTTAAACCCGAGTTCCACATGGGTCATGTCCTTGGGAGACAGAATACTTCCCACCAGGATCTGTTCGGCTAATTCGACATCCGGAAGCAGCTGAAATACGTTATCGGCATCCGCTGTATCTTGTGCTGTCGATTTCGAGAGTTTGGTAAACAGATCCCTCGACACATTCAGATGTGGATTCTCCGCTGTCTTCCCCCTTGGCTGGTCAGGATCACGGGTGAGTTTCCCCATGATGGCCTTGACCTGGTCAGGTGCATTGCGATTGTACGCAAGCTTGGGATAGATCGGTTGATTGCGTTGGCGTCCGATAGCCATGATCACTCCTTAAATGAATTTACCCGTAATGGATGACAAATGAGCAATAACACTTACTTTCGTTTATACCGCGACGAGATCATTGATTTCGCCCGCACTTTGGTCGTGAAATGTACCGGGAGTGCCGAAACCCTCAATCGGGAACTGTCAGCCATTGGGGTCGAGGTGAAAGAATCCCAGCCAGAGACTTGGAAATATTACCTGAACCTGGCGGGTGAGTATCACAGTACCGATATCCCCATGACCGTGCGCTCCATTGACACGCTAGAAGAGATTGCGTTCACCAAAGACAACTTGCGAATCCATCGCGCCACGTTTCGGGAATACCAGTTTGGTACCCGGTATTACATGGAGTTGACGCGACGTTATCCCAATCAGGTGGCTTTGATCAACGGCATCCTGTCCCCGGTGGATATAGCGAAAGCTATTGATGCAGATGATGGGGAACTTTTGTATTATGATCCCACCTTTTTGGAGCCCAATGAGACAAATGTTATTCCCCGTCTCCAACAGTGGTTGTATGCCTATTTTGCGCGGTGGTACAATATCCAATACGCCCTGACGGACGATCTGTACATCCCCTCTTTTCTTGGGGTCATGTACGTCAACCTCCCCTATGTGGTTCAGTTAATCCGTCTGCGTAATGCCAAAACCCCCCAGGCACACAGCTTCCATGTACGGGAATACCTAGCTTCCAATGGTCGGTTGGATCAGTACCTGCCATTCTTGAACAAGCTCCAACAGCTTTACCTGTACCGTAATCTGCGCTACATCAACCGGAATGTCGGGAAACAAGAGATCTTCGACAACTTGGTCGAGAACATCCTCACCAAACGGGGACTCCCCTTAGCGGCGTATAAATTCCAACATAACACGGAAGAGATGCCGGATAGCATCTACCCTGAAGTCGAGTTGGCTAAATATCCGCTGAACTTCGGTTATAACCAAAGTGGACGGGATACGACTTCTGTCCATACCATTCTCAATCGAGAGCGGGATATTGCGCGTGAGAACGCCATTGTGCAATATGATGCTGAGTTAGAGATCACCGAAGCGGTCGAAAGTTCTCAGTTCAGTAGTCTCCCCACCAAAGTGTTGGAATCCGAGGTGGTGGACCGTTCTAACTCATCGGTTCGTTCCCTTGGGAGTATCCTGCTCTATGAATGGTTGTATTTGGCCACACACAATCGGTACAACGCCTTTGTGAACGTTCCCAACCCGGGAACCGGCCAATACATGTCGATGTCAGTACGTGATGCCTTCATCGTGGGCCTGTGGGCCTTCAACAAGGCACGCGGTATCGAATTTGATACCATCCCTAGGGTCATCGCTTACGACGTCCTGAGAGACCCTCTACCGAGCCACAGCGAGCTTGTGTCCATCGTCGATCGAAAGTATGTCCCGGAAGGTATGATCCAAGCGATTCGGGATCGAATCACACCGCTGGGCTCGTACATTACCACGGAGAAGTTTTTTAACGACTGTGCCAATCTCCACCGTGAGTACCTGAAACTGTGGGAGCTGTACTCTTTCCAAGAACAGTACATGAATCGTGGGATGGCTGAACAACTGGTCCGTCGTCACTTCATGCACATTAAATGTAGTTTGGTCGATGAGGTGATTTCCTTTGAACAGTGGTTCAAGGAGAAAGGGTATGGTGTTGCTGATCTCTCCCCCTTGGACTTAGAGCAGCTATATGTGGATTGTGTGAAAACGGCTACCGGCGCCGACCTTGTTAATCGCATGACCCTCTCTGAACTCCAGAAAGCCCTATTGGGTCTAATGCGCCAGCTCTCCTCGTACAGCGTACAGTATTTACGCAACATCAATGAGGAGGATTTCTGGTACATTGGTATGCCGGTGATTCGCCTGGGGGACATCTGGGGAGAAGAAGCCAGTCGTTTCCGGACACCCGTGTCGCGCATCACGGCAAAGCGTGTGGGACTGAAAACACAAACCCATCTGGATACCGATCAAATAATCAATGAACCGCCCTTGAGTTGGGACGCACATATTGAACCCCATTATCATGTCGACCCCACAGTGGGGATGTGGTTGAAACAAACCGAACTTGGCCGTGTGAAGTTAAACGTGGCTAACGTGGGGGTGCGTGCCATGTCTTTTGTGGTGGATCACGACGATCCAGATACCAATGACCTGGGCCATTATCAGTACCCGGAAAGTTAAGCGAGGACCCTATGCAATGAACACGACCGAAACATTGTTACAATACCCACCATGGGAGGCGTTAATTCGAATGGTGAATCATCACTACCGGATGACGATTGATCCCCGAATGGCGGAGTTGGTGGAACAGGAGACACTAAGTGACAACCGATTGGAAGTCACACTGGCGTTGAAACCCAGCACCTCGCTGCGTAATCTCCTCCCACCAACAGAACAACTCACGGTGGTCTACCAACGGTTAAACCTGGGAACCTACTTTGGGGGAACATATTCTCTGACGGGGAGTGAATACCCCGACACTACCTTAAAGATTACCCGGCAATTAGGGAACGACTATGGAATCGTGTTTGATCGGGATGACGTGTTCCATGAAACCATTCCAGTGGGACTCAACACGTACACTTTGAAGGCCCATCCTCGTTCCCTGCGTTGGGTAGGGGAGCTGGAAATTACCTTACCGTAACAAAAAAAAAGAGCCCTCCCCAACACGGGGAGGGACTATGCCGTAGACCTTCGGCAAACACCAAGGGTGCGCCAGGCCAGCCACACCCCTGGTAATCAGGTAGTGATGTGGACTTACAGACGCTTGATTAGAATCGAATCCTCCATCAACCATCCACGGAACGCTTCCAGGTAATGGCCATCTACGGTGATCAGGCGCAGACGACGACCTTTCAGGTTACCGGTTTTGGCATGGCGCTTGAAGGTCTGACGAAGGACGTTGGCAATGGTGGGGTGCGTTACACCACTCACCACCACTGGCTCATCACTCAGTGTCAGTGAGGCCAGGTCCTTGTACTCCCAAGGCAGCTGGAAGTTCATCGCTTCATCGAGCAGGTACAACGTCTTCTCTTCCCCATCCACTTCCTCCTTAAAGTTCAACCAACGGGTCAGGATGTTCTGGGTTTGGGCGTGAAGGATGGTAGAGAGATTATCCCCATGATTCTCCCGCAGATAGTCGAACAGATCATCGATGTCTTCAACGAAGCTGTCGATGTCGATATCCAACGAGAGGTTATCCTTCAGGGTGGCGTTCACCGCATCCGTCATACGGCGGTTAAAGAACAGGAAGTAACGCTGGGAAATCGCGCCGTCATTCACCGCTTCCACCAATGCCGTGGCCAGACGTTTCAGAGAATCGCTGGTGGCCATGGCCTGAAGGCGATCTTTCCCTTCCTGCGGGACGTTGATGGGGAATACCTGGGCACTGGTGTATTCATGTGCCGGCACTTTCGCGTTCTCCTCAAGCCCCAGCTGCTCCATCACCTGGAGACGTGCTTCCTCCTCGTTTTCCAGTTCGCTGGTAGCGGTGAAGTAACCGTCAAGCTGGACTGGGTTTAGCGCATCTTTAGACGCCAGTCCTTCGTCCAGGGCCTTACGGACTTCTTCTACCGGCTTCACCTGGGCTTCCACGTCCATGTCCAGCACCTTATGATGACTGGCCACCACTTTCCCCTCAGGCTTAATCTTCTCACCACGCAGCTTAGCGTCGATCTCATGTTGCAGGTAGTTCATGGTCTTCATTGTGCTTTTCTCCACAATGAGCTCATCGACGATCCCATCCGGCCATTTTACATAGAACAGGATAAACCGCTGGGGGTCGTACGCCACCGCATAGGGTTTCTCGTCCCTACGAGTGCGTTTCCAGTCCGTTAGATGGGCAGGGCGTACCTCGATACCCCCCGGGATGTGAATCACGTCCCAGGGGCGTTCTGAGGCGTTCTCGTCGACATAGTCGCTCAGGTTGATGTCTTCCACACAATTGGGGACCGATTGAGAGGTTCCCTGTGTCTGTTCGTCGTATGCTGACAACAACGACGCACTGGGCTGTGGTGTCCCATTCCCGTTATTGAAGCTCGGTGGTGTGATCCCACCCACGGGGGACGCCGGTGTTTGGCTCGCCATCCAGGTCTGTTGGCTCGGACCTCCTTGGGGAGTAGGCTGAGCTTGATTCGGCCGGTTGTCCAAATCAATGTAGCGACCGGCGCTGGGCGAATTGGTCGATGTGACCGGGTTAGGTTGACCTTGAGGACCACTTCCGTAACCTGCCGGCCCCTGGAGTGGAGCCTGCTGGGGCATCGGCTGTCCTTGGGGTTGGCCGTAACCCACCGACTGATTCGGGAAATGGGGGTTCAGATGAGTGGGCGGTAGCTGTTGAACCCCACCTCCCTGCTGAATGGGCTGTTGATAAGTACCACCATACTGCGCCTGTTGTCCCTGCTGACCCCATTGCATTTGTGTGGGACGACGTCCATTAGCGTGGAACTGTTGGATATCGCGAATGATGCTCTCCAGCTCTTGACCGAACTGGGGAATTTCATTGCGTTGTTGGTGGGTAAGCAGACCCTGGAGCGTCGGATACTGGGCAGTGTACATAGCCATCGCGCCAGCATAGATCAGCTGAACGGCTTTCTGAACAGCCTGCTCCGGTTGGTAGCTCCGTGCGACGATCAGAAACTCAGTGAAGTCCATGGCCCGTTGGAGCCAGGCGACATACTCCTGGTTCTGAAAGTAGTTCTGACTCCACATGTTGTAGGTGAACATGTGAAGCGGGGTGCGGTTCACCCGTTGTTGGGCGGCGAAACGGAACTCCGCCGCAATCCGATCCATGATCCGACCGTCCAGGTTAGGCGGTTGGTTTACCGGGGGCGTGACGTCGTTCTGATTGGGGAGGTTGGGGTTGAACGTGTTCTGGTCATAACGGTCGGCGGGGACCGGCAGATTGGTCGGCTGCTGGGGCTGACCGTACTGAGTGTTGGCCTGGTAGGACATAGGACGTTCCTTCTCGTTGGCTCGTTGACGATTAAGATTAACGCATCATGCGCTTTTGGACGGAGTCGATCAATACTTTCCGGTCTGGGTTACGTTGAATCAATCCCTCCACCGTGGTGTGTACATTGGGATTCAGACGACTGCGCCCATCCGGATTGTTCTTCGGTTGGTTGTTGAACTGACCGACTTCGGCAATCGAAGAGTGGAGGAGACGTGAGGCGTCTTCAATCAGCCCCTTCCCATACCCTTTCGATTTCTTGGCTTTATCCTGCGGTATCGCCATACAGGTAATCCGGAACATTTTATTGTCTCCCGGATAACTCACAGTGTTGATCTCACCGTGGGTACTGGTCAGGCGCGACACACAGGTGTTGAGTTTGAAATGGTGTTTGAGATTATCGTTGATGTTCTGGGCATCCCACACCTTTTCACGGTTGGACTGGAAGCTGTAACCAAACTTGGAGATGACGTTATTGAACTCCTCCATGACGTAGCGCAGGATTGTCATGCGTTTATTGTACATGGAGGATTCATCACTGCTGGTTTGGTAGAAATGTCCGGAAAGGTCAGTCATGATCACGTGAAACAACTCCCAGACACTGTCCACGTAAATATCCCGACCCCGTAGGTCATCCCGGGTGATCTCATCAAGATAGTTCTCAATGGAGATCATGTGTTTCTCGACGTCTTCTTGAAGGGTACCCGACCCTTGGAAGTCACCAAAGATCACATTCCCGAGCAGCAGCTGCCAGTGAATCGTATTGTCCACCCATTCCGGTTCACGGAAACGATCCGGAAAGGTATCCACCACGTAGAAGAATCCCCCGACCAACATCCGCACAAAGTCGGTGTCGTCGCTCTTCGGCACGACCACCACCAACTCACCTGTGGGATGACGATCCTTTAAGTTAGTGGACTCAAAGATCGTGTAGTGGTCACGAGGATAGTCCTTGAGGGGAAAGTCTTTCTTCCACCCCACCATGACGTTGGCATTCGCCCATTGACGGAAGGTTTCCGTCACTCCATATCGCGCAAAGAAGTAATGGGCAAGGCATGACTCGATTTCCCGTCGGTTATCGAGATCCCGCTTGTTGAGCTTGTTTTTCTCATGATGAATCGTACTCCAAATCACATACACGATTTCACGACGCCCATCGGCATAAAATGCATGGTCTACCCGATTGAACGTCAGTTTCGTACGCTGAAAAGGAATAAAGATACTGCCCTTGAGGACAGAGAAACCCACGTCAGCTAATACCGGGGAGATATTGTACAGCGCCCCGTTAAGGTGAAGAATACTCCCGTCCCGAACAAAGGGAAGGAGAATATAGCGTGGAAACAGCATTTCTCCTTTAAAAGAAAACTGGTACTTCACCATGAAGGTGTCGTGTTTGGCGATGTTGGCTACCCGCTTGGAATTGTACTCACGCGTTACCTCCTCGAACTGCTGCACCGGACTGCAGACCTGACTGCCCTCATAGACCAGACCCTCCGGAAACAGCTCCTGAGTGATGTGTATCAGACGGTCAATGTACGACACGACAGAAAGCGTGCCCGTCTCGGGAGAACGGGCCATGAGGTGCTCGACTGCCAGACCGTTCGCCACGGACGGGTTAAACTTCGGCGTGACCGCCTTAACCCGCTCCAATAACACGTTATCCATGTTGCGTCCTAATTCGAGTTTTTCTTGATCACTGCATAGAGTGATAGCCCCGTGGTCACAAGACCCAACATGATCTTGGCCATGTCCAGCAATGCCTTGGTTTGCTCGGAGTGATCCTTACGATCCCGAGACCGCATGTCATATTCAAACTTTTGACGTTCACTAAACGTCTGGCGTTCGTACTCCATGCGTTCTTTCTCGAACTTCATGCGTTCTCGTTCGCGATCGAGTTGATCTCGCTCTCGAGCCAGTTGGGCCTCGTGCTCCGTCTTCTCTCGTTCCCTGCGATCTTCCTCGGCGCGTTTTTCACGTTCCATCTCATGGCGCTCACGATCGACCTGTTGCTTCTCTCTCGCCAGTGCCACCTTGTCGCGCGCTATCTGCTGCTCCGTTTCTTTGAGTTCCGCTTTGAAACGTTCCTCTGGACTACCAAAGGCCTCCGCTTCAGCACGACTGCGGTATAAACCAAAGGTCTTTTCAGCGACCTCATACGTGTGGTGTTCGGTAGACGGTTCTCCCGAACGGTGGTGAAACACAGTAAGATAAAACCCATCCTGTAGTGACGGGTCTTCAACTGGTGTCACCTCATATACCCCAAAGCCCGTGTTGATCCAACGAGGACCATTAACACCGGCATTATCCACCAACACCATGCGTTGCTGAAACCCTTCTGCGGGATCAACCGCATTGCTCATTCGCTCCCGTTGACCCGGAGGCGAATAGGGATGGGTAGCATCGCTTGCATGTTTGGCAAAACCCACGACCAGATCGACGTCATTCAGATACGCCACACCGCCAGCGGCTTCTAGCCGTTCACGGTCAATGCCTAAGGTGTAGGTAAATTTACGCTGATGGTGCCATTGGGGCTCACGTTCAAGCGACTGCAGCGCTTCATATATCTGCTTTCTCTCGGTGTGGTTCTCCGGGAGATCCAACTCATTTAATAACTCACGCGCGTCAATCTTTACACCGGGATCGAACTCGTATTCAATCGTAATGTAAAAATACTCACCTGCCGTGGTCGATGCACTGGGTGGTTCATGTACAACCATGCCCAAAGCGTTACGCCAAAATAAGGGGACCCGCATGGTATTGCGGATCTCCATACGGAAGGCACTGCAGGTATGACGGCCTTGCTGTTTCGTTGGACCCGGCACCACCTCCGAGGTAAGCGACGCAAAGAGGTGTTGTAGTTGTCGCATGTGTTAATCCTTGGGTGGGTTAACCTCGATACGGACATCCAGGAGTGTCAAGTCCAACGCTTTAGGAACTACGGAAGGGGGCGGAACGTCCTTCCGTACCGCTTGCGACCGTGGCGACGTTTTCCCAACAAGGTCTCGTGCTTGGGCCGTTTCGCGATGGACGACTTGACGATAGGTGTCGATGGGCGGACAGAGGTGGTGGATTTCCCCTGCCCGCCCGGTAAATTTTTGGAGGGGATCTCCCTTTTGGTAAGATCTTTCATTCGGTGGGTCCTCAGTGGGACGAAGGTCGTGGATGGTATTGCGCAGCTGAGTGGCTGACTCCATCGACATGGCACATTGGATACGAAAGGTATAGTGGTCCACATCGGGAGTGGGCTCATCAGTTTCATCGTCGAGACGGGGGATGGGCTCTTCGTCGGCGGAAATTTCCTCCTCCGGTTGGGGAGTCTCTTGGGGCTTCTCTGCCACCAAGGTGCGGGCACCATTGCGGAATTGCATCAGCCATTGGGTAGCGACCCACATAGGGAGGTCATCGAGGCACTCAAACACCTCATCCAGCAGGTCATCTTCACGCAGTGTGATGCTGTGCTGCGTCGGTGTCGGGCGGTACGACTTAAGTGTCGGGAGGTAATAGGCCTCCAGCCCCAATTTACGGTAAGACATCGTCAATCTCCATGTCAGTACATTCGGTACGGTCACGAAGATAATGTAGATGTCAAAATGAATGGACTTACCTAAGTGACGGCATAGTCCCTACCCGTTATGTGGGTAGTGTTTTTGTTATGGTGGCAACATAACCCCTCCCCGTAGGGAGGGTATTATGCGGATAATGTCCGGCTGTAGGGCGTGAGTTACCTCACCCCATCGATCTCCGGTTTCCCGGTCAATCCTTCTTCCGGACAATCTCCCAATGCAGTACCTGCCTCTAAGGGAGAACGCTCTCCTAAACGGTGCATTATCGCGCTACCCAGTTACCCAGGTGCATTAGGTCAGGCTCCCAACTCACCGTTCTAGTGCCTTGTATGCGGTTCTCCAGTCAACCGCATGTTCATCAACAACTGTGCTGGAACACAGGATCTGTGGCCCACACGACGTGGTACCACTATCACTCCGCGTTACTTAAGTAACATCCGGAGTTGATTAGGCCCGCCGCGAGATGGGATGCTTTCGTACTGACATCGGGTGATTCACCCAACAGCAGCCTACTCACCGCCCTATGTCGCCCAATAACTTCCCACGTTAAAGGAAGACGCCCCGCGACTTGTCCAGTCTCAGCTTCCTAGGTCGGTATGTATCGGACCAGCATACCTGACCTCTCCCTTTCGCTATCGGAATGGCGGGAGTGTATCTTTTACCCCACACCGTTGTTGAGGGTGCTTTTTTTTTTCAGCACCTGGCATGCGGCTTACCGATAACTAGTCGGTTTATGCGTAATCCTCAAGACAACCGACAATCTTGAGGATGGGAAAGTGAAGGTTTCGGTCGCATTGTGTGGGGCTGTCCCCGAAGCGTGTTCCACACCTACGCCATCCGCTCGTTCTTAGTTGGACGGACTATCCCTAGTGATCCACCTTCAAGCTTCCTGGGTTCTTTGAAATCGGGAGGGTGCCCCGAGCCGAACTCGAATCGGCACGACCATACGGTCGGGAGATTTTCTTACCCACTATAGCTTTCACTACCGCACCTGAATGCGTTTGGGGTCTGGACTATCCCTCAAGCATATCCATTACTGGACGTAGCCCACTCCCGTCTAGTCTCTGCACGTTCCTCTGTCGAGGCTTCGCTCAGGATTGCCATCAGCCGAACTGGAAGGTTTCCCTGAATTTGAGAGTGTGTGCAACCACAGGTTTCCCCATGGAGGCTCAGTTACCAAAGTCTCCTGTGTCTACCATTCCACCACCGGGGCAGTTTCCCTCATTACATAGAGGCTCCGAGTATTTTTAGTTTCACTTACTGGGACGGCGTGTTTTCCAGCGTTCCAAGATACCCTCAGCCACACCCCCACCAAAGTACAGAGAGAGGACCAACAGGGCGGGCCACTCTAACAGTTCTCGATTGAGGGTGGTGATCCGATCTGCGATACTAACCAAAATGGTGGTGTCGTGACCTGCCAGTGACGCAATGCCTGCCCAGGCGAACAAGCCAACGCTCAGTATCCAAACTCCCACGTAGGTAAGGATCACTACGAGTGCTAAGAAGCGCTGAATGAGCTTAAAGGGCTCATAGGTGCGCATCACCCCAATGAGTCCCTGGGTCCTATCGTCGTCGGTTAAATAGTCGGCTTCTTTCCCTGTGAGTCGTTCATACAGAGGATCAACAACCGAAGGGTGGGCAAAGAGTTGTTTCATTAAACGTAACATGATACGAATCCTTAAATGGGTGTCATATCATGTTTGATAAAACGATCGTTCAGTAGCCGTCGTTTGGTTTTGTTTTAACAATGGTGGGCTCCCGACCACCTACCGGACCACAAACGCATAAAGATTTTCCGATGTTGAAACATTCTCCCTTGGTATTAACACACCAGATGTTTTGTTTAGGACATTCCAGTAAGAATCCATCGGTGCCCTGAAGGTGTCTTTCGACGTCCACAATATAGGCACCGCTCGGTGGAGCATCAATGTTCAGGAATGTACTTTCATTATCATCGTATTTTAAATAACGTCCATTGGGGAGTGACAAATACCGAACGCCGCATAACCTGACTGGAAAGATAAACATAACCACACCTCGTATAAGTGATTGTTTCTCATAAGAACATAACCAATAGTAAAATATGGCATAGAGGCCGCCCCGGAAGGCGGCCTCCATTATCACTGTTTCACACTAACCTAAGGGTTAGGGAGAAGTAGTGGTGGTGTCGGTGATTTCTACTTGCTCAGTCTGGAAGCCCGGGAGGCTGTTGTACTGAGAAGAACCCATCACCTTGTCCAGACCCACAACGTCGATCTCGATAGCGAACGGGATGTTGTTGACGTGCAGGTTGAACGGCACGGCAGCAATCTCACGAGAGATCTGACCGTTACGGCTGATCGGCAGGTCCGCGATGATGGTCGGCACGTAGTAGAACTGACCGAAGTTGAGGATGTCGTTCTCAACCGGGTTCTCACGGGTCGGCACGATCACGATCTTACCGTCGAAGCGCTCGTTGTTGGTGCTGACGATGTCGTACTTCAGGTAGGAACCCAGAGTACGGTCGTCGCCGACACGCATCAGGTAGTGAGCGATCTCCTTATCGGTGGCGATGATGAACTTGGGACGCTCATCAGCATTACCGGTGACGGTCTGGAAGGCCGCCTCGATGTTGGAGTCACGGTAGGCCGGGAACAGCAGGCTCTTGATGGTGTTGAGGATGGTCTCGCAGACGTCTTCCCAACGATCCTTGGAGCGCACGGTGTCGATGGCCTGCTCGAGATCCAGGGTGCCAGACCGGTAGGTCGGACGGATCATGGCGGACAGGGCACCTTCCACAGCACCGAATTTCGGACGGTCGTAACCAGAACGCACCACTTCGCGCAGCTGAGCCAGGTAGTTCAGCAGACGGGTCACCGCGTTGTTGCTGTTGCGGATGTTGGTGGCCACGGTCAGGGTCTTGACCACGTCGCCCGGGCCGGACTCGTCCATGGTGGACATCGGCAGGGTGATCGGGCTGTGCATCGGGATCGGGTAGCGGAACTGCAGAGTACGAGTCTGCACCAGCTGGCCACGCTCACGACGGTTGGAGTTGGTGAAGCGTGCATCCAGGTCGTAACCGAGAACGGTCATGTCACCGAAGGCATCGGCCACGGTCTTGGCATCGCCAGCGGACTTGTCCAGCTTCTGACCGGCGTCGTCGAAGATGTCTTCGATCACGACCGGGGTAGCGTTGATCCAGGCATCACCCTTGGACAGGGAGACGGAACCGGAAACGCCCACGGACAGCCGCATGGTCCAGCTGCGGTTGACGATCTCGTCGATAGCCGCGTTGGTGGAACCATCGATGGCCTTGGTGGAGGCGGACACGACCAGGTCTTCGGTGGTGAAGTTCAGCTGCGCCAGACGGGTGTCGTTGGTCAGGCTGGGCTGGAACACCGCGGTGGGCATACGCTCAACGGTGAAGCGAACCACTTTCGGAGTGGTGCCACCCAGACGCACGTACAGGTGCTTCAGGCGCATGGCCGGATCGATGGTGTCGGATACGTCCAGCAGGTTGCCAGCGATCAGTTGCTGACGGTTGGACACACCGATAAGGTCGAACTTCTCACCGATCTTCAGCGGAGCGGTCTTGACGGTACCGCCTTTCTCGAGCTCGATGTCCTGCGGTGCGATAACGGCGGGATCAACGAACACACGAGCGTTCTTGTCGGCGTCGTCAACCACGGGCACCAGCTTGGTGCTGGCATCTTCCAGGACGGACGGGTCACGGAAGGCTTCGACCATGTTCACTTCACGGGTGTCGAACAGCGCACCGGTGACTTCGTGGAACACGTCTTTCAGGACAGCAGCGTAGGTCAGGTTCTGGGTCACACCGCCTTCGGTGGGGTTGACCACCACGGTGGGATACAGGGCTTCGCCAAAGGCGTCCTGACGAGCAGCGGCCAGGTTGTAGGCCACAGAGATCACACGGAAGTCACGCTGGGACTTCTCGTTGTAGTTCTCCAGACCGGTGTTCTCGGAGAGAACGGGCATCTGACCGTGCGGGCCGTCGATCATCGGGGAGATGGCGATGACGTTCGGGTTGTTGGACTGCGGGACGCTACGCATGCCCTGCAGGGAGCGCTTGTAGCGAACTTCGTCGTTACCGGCGATGGCAGCCAGGGTCGCGGACAGGACCTGGTTCTCACCCACACGCTGGGCGTCGGCGCCACGCTTGGCATTGAAAGACTCGAAGCCTTCACGCTCGAGCATCTCGTGCATGGAAGCGTACAGCTCCTGACAGGAGGCCGCTTCTTCGGTGCCGATATCACCGAACGCTTCGGTGGAGATACGACCGACCAGTTCCTTACCGCCAGCCAGGGGGCTGCCCACGGTATCGGAGTGAGACTCCAGGGAGGCGACGAACTCGCCGATCTGGAAGTCTTTGCTCATCGCGTCGTGACGAGCAGCAAACAGCTTCTTGAGGTTACTCATGGTGTTGATTTCCTTACGCGTAGGAAGTTACAGGGAGACACACTTCGACATATCATCACGACACTCTCACGCAGCTTGTGCGGGAAGAGCTTTCAGATAATAGGTGAAGAGGTTAGTGCTACACACTCGTTCGAACGAATGAAGGTGTAAGGTTTGCGCCATTAACGCGTCAAAGAACGCGTGATTGGACGAGAGTAATTCGCGATGTGGATCGCCTTCCCGTGAGTCCTGCCTCTGCAGCACTGCGACCCAAAGTGTCTCGTCTACAGGATATAGCGTATAGACAGGGGTAAACGACTCACGCTCGGCGCTTTCGCGGAGTGTTAATGTCTCAATACGCTCATTAAGTCGTTCATAGAGTGTACGACTCTCCGACGATTCCGCTAACTCCACCAGCGGCGATCGGGCGAATTGAATTTCAAGGGATTGATCAAACTCAAAAGGGAACTGCTTTTGAGCCATATGGATTTCGGCCATATCATGTACGGACAATGCCCCACTCATCGACTCAACATCTTTGAGGATCGAGTAGGGTATCCCCTCTCGAATGAGCATGGTCATGATGGCCTCAGGTACCACCAGTAAGCGGACCATAGGTAACTCCACGATTTATACAGCTAACATAGCATGGGGACAGAAAAGAGACGTTTCATACACATATGGGGAAAACTACCTGAGTTTCTTATGATGTGCCTGAGCGAGGTAACGAATTCTTTCTTTCCGTTTCGTGTAACCGGTAAGGACACGACTTACATGTTTTCACCTAAGCAATTATTAATTACGTGTACGAGCCTACTGTGTCTCGAACACCGCGATGGGGTCGCCACCTCCCCCTCTAATGAGTTGATCAATAATATTCTTGAGACCTTGCCGATCCCCGAAGCTAGCGTGGATCACGACCATAGTCGTCAAACCTTCCTTGAACTACGCAATCTGGTTATGTGGCTCAACAGTCGCGGAGACGATAACTTCCCCAGTGAGACTGAAGTGCTTCAGCAGGTTCAAGTCGCTTGTCGGGAAGAGAACTTCCTGTATGAAGCGGTGATGACGGCATTGATGGAAAAACACGAGTCTCCGAAAGAGACCGTAAAGATAATTCAGTCATACCGTAACAACTTGTCCCAGTTCTTAAACGATGAAAAGATTGTCTCCCTCTTAAAAGAGACCCACCACCGTATGGTCTTCCAGCGCGGTAAGGTGAATGATATCGTGGAAGAGGTTACCATGCTGGGAGAACGACTGGAACCGTTTATCAAAGCCCGTAGCCGGCAGAAGCATCCGGCGTTGATGGGTAGCATGGACTTTGCCGAACCCGAGGAACTCGAAAAGCTCTTTGAGGACGTGAAAGTGACAATGTCGACTGAAGGTGCTCTGCAGTTTGGTTGGAAGGGTCTTAACCGGGCACTGGGTAAGGTTGGTGCGATTAAACGCGGGGAGTTTGCTGTTGTTGGTGGTCTACAACATCACTTCAAATCCGGTTTTATGCTCTCACTCTTCACACATGCAGCGCTGTTTAATAAACCCTATCTCCGTGATAGCACCCGTAAACCGCTATTGCAGTTCATCACTTTCGAAAACGAGATCCCAGATAACCTTCTGTGGATTTATAAATACCTCAAGGAAAATGACACCGGAGAAGCGGTAGTTGACTCTGAAGTTGACGTCAATGAAGCATCGGCTTATGTTTCGGAGCGGTTAAGAGAAACCGGGTTTGAAATCCGTATGGATCGCTTTGATCCGACCGATTTCAGTGCGGCATCTCTGAAGGGGTTCCTGGATGGTCTTTATGCAGACGGGTACGAAATCATTGGTCTTTTCATCGATTACCTAAACATGGTATCGAAGGCCGGGATTGACGCTAAAGTGGCGGGTGATGATATCCGGCTATTGTTCCGCCAACTCCGAAATTACACTGCCACGCGAGGCATTACTTGCATCACACCACATCAGCTCAGTTCGGACGCATTACAGCTTACCCGTGAAAATGTTGAGGACTTTGTTAAGGTCGTCGCCAACAAAGGCTACTACGATGGATGTCGTCGTTTGGGCCAAGAACCCGACCTTGAGTTTTTCATTCATAAGGTCGTGATTAATGGCGAGTCGTTCTTAACGGTACAACGGGGCAAGCATCGTAACGCCGTAACTGATCCAAAAGACCAATATTTCGTTCTTCCCTTTAAACCCGTTGGGACGATTCCATGGGACATTGATAAAGACTATGAGGTGACCCTCGCCATGCCCGGTGGTGGCGCCCTGGGTACTGACGATGAAGTTGCCTGGTGGGCTTAACCACCACCGCGGTCCCCTTTGCTAGTTTTTGTTTAGATAACAAATAAAAAAAAAACGGCATAGAACGCCCTCCCCAAACGGGGAGGGCGTATGCCGTAGCGTGATGACGTAACACGGTAACCGATGCACTACGACATACTATTGGTTACCTCCCCCTAAATAATGATAAACAACCATCGGTGTTTTAATGAGGTTTGGGTTATTGGTCACCCATCCAGATACCCGTTCAGCTAATCGCGAACGTTCTTCTACCGTTAGGTTCCGTTCGTGACTGACACGATTTACTACATCAGTCACTGTTACCGTGTCGGATTTACCATACGCAACACTTCCCAACCAAAGGAATATCAAGAGGCTTGTTCCTATCAGGAGTTCTTTCCAATATTTCGCCGTATCGCGCTTGGTCGTATACATGTGAGTCTCCTTATGGTTCATATAACATAACCGGAAGGTCTATCGGGTCAAGGTAATGACAGATAAGTGGCTTAACTTGAGTCACCCAATCAAGGCCGCCCAACCCACACCCAATGGCTGGGATGGCGATCGAATCAATGTACATTACCCGATAATTATCGACGAGGTAACGGAGTCCCATCTCAATATCGTCTACCTTTGACGCATCGCGCCAATGTCGTTTCGTGTGAAAACATAAAACCTGGCGACCAGGGTATGCCGTAGCGATAAGTGGGCGGTGAGGATGTAATCCTCCTTCTTCAAAAGCGCGCCGATAAACCCGCCATACGTTAGGATAGCGTTCTTTTGTTGTCTTTGCTAATCCTTTCCCCATGACACCGACGCAGTTGGTAGGACATGTGATCGTTTGCATTCCAGTAGCAAAGATATCTCCGGCATATACTGATCCAATGATCATTGAGAAGAAACCTCAGTGAAGACAAAAAATAAAGGGACGTCAATGCGACGTCCCTTTGATGACCGTTAACTGTTGTTGACGTCAACGATCATCTTAGCAGTGGCGACCCCGAGCAGGGTCATGCCCACACAGGTACCGACACCCACGGCACCCTTGAATACTTTACCAGCTACTTTGACAGCCTTCTTTTTCTTGCTGTCGTCTTGCTGAAAATCGGTGGTCTTGGTGAACATGGTGTAACTCCTTATGGTTCTTTCGTTTTAGTGATGACGATTACTTTTTGGTGTACAGGTTGACGGCAACATAAGTCAACCCACCCAGGACACCCAATGCGGTACCTGCCATTCCACCGATGGCGGTGGCGTCCAGCGTTTCATGTCCGAAACGTTTGGTGGTGTTGTAGGCACGCTTGAACTTGGACTTCATGTTGGTCTTGGCCATGGTAGTTCTCCGTTCTTTCGATTTTTTGGTTTACTACAATAGAGGGAGTAGTTACCCACTCCCGGGTCTTGCTTCTGCTCCCTGGCCTGTCCAGGGTAGGTTAGAGGGCGCTCATTTTAGCCCTCCAGGTCATTACTATTCGCCAGTAGCGGCGTCTTTGATGTCGCTGATCGCTTCAGCGGCATCAACACCTACACTGCGGCAGGCATAATAAATAGCACCTCCAGCAACGCCAACAGCAACGGCGCCAGCACCGATCATAACTTTCTTGCCATGCTTCTTCCAGAAGCCGGTTTTCTTGCTCGGGTCATTGGTGTTCTGCTGGCTGGTGTTTTCGTTGCTCATTATAAAAGCTCCATTCTTTCGTTTGTATAAGAAGCCGTTTATGTGGTTGGCTTCATGTCTGTGATATAGGTCTTAATTTGGTTTGATTCTAGGCATTCCGCTATTAACGCGTAATGTCGTCGATCATGTTCATTAGCCTCTGTTGCTGGATATTGATATCCTCCAACTGAGAACTCATTTTGTTGATTAACTCGACGTTGTGTTGAACTGCTGAAATAAGTGAGGAGAGTAATGCTTCATTATAACTACAACACTCGCACTTTTCTTCGCCACACGTGGCCCGATCCAGTTCATTGTCGGACTGTGGTGTAAGTTCATCACGCCCGTTTCCGGAGAGGATTGAACTCAATACAGGGTCCTTAACGGTTTTCTTTTTCATGAGATTCTCCTACATCTACGAATGTTTGGCTTTCTTACTCACCCGCTGACGCCACGGCATCCGGCGTCGAACGCGTTTCACCGTGGATTCCGGTTTCAGGCTGTCCTGAATGGCTTCCTTCTCTTCGCCCTGGTGTGAAAGAAAGTGGATATCCGTACCGGCAATCTTCCCAGCGTCCAATGCGTCAAAGAAGATCGAGTACCAGCTACGGTACTCGTTTACTACATGAGCAGGTTCTACGTAACCACTCCCAAATGCATGGATGGGACCTTCCCGCCACTCCACTTGGGGACGTTCTCGTCCCACGAGTAGTGTCAAGACGGCGTTGCTGAACGGAATGATCACCTGGCAGGGATCGCCCTGAATTTGGCTGGCAATCAGTTCGAGGTCGTGCTCGTCAATGATACCATCGCGGGTTTGGGCATCGACAACTTCCCGCCAGAAGTGCACGAACGTTTGGGCGTTTCCACAGTACGCCACTGTGCGGTGAGATTCGTATCCCACTTGGGTATAGTGGATAGGCATCACCATCCTCAGGACCTTAGGAAAATCCTTGTGAATGGTTTGGGTACCGCCTTTATGTTCCACGGCGTAGGAATCGGCAGTGGTGCGGAATTGATCAACAACGATAAGGGTCATGGTCGTTCTCCGTTATGGTTCTTTCGGTTATTTATAGCCAATGGCGTGAGTGGGGGTCATGACCACCCACCGGTACTTGCTTTTGAATGCTTCCGGGGCACTCTGGGGAGTTGCTTTCAACCTGAGGCGCAGAGGCGGGAGCGCCCACTGCAAATCACGTTCTCTGGCAATGATGGTAAGCATGTTGGACAACACCGGGTCGTCTACATACTCCATATCCCCCTCTGAGAGCGCCACATGGCCCATATAGCCTTCGTTCTCTAGTGCCTGGACGAAGGTACGGAGATGGTAGGACGGCCCCTCAGACGGCCCCTGCGGGCGTTTTCGAGGGGTAGGACGTTTTCCCCGTAACGCATCAAGGATCTTCATCCACAAGCCGATAGCACCGGCAAAGAGTAGGATGAGGAGAAGTAACGCAATGACACCACCCATGGATCACCTCCTATTCTTCTTTCATTTCTCGTTTTGTTGCCACAAGCATCACACGGTACGCCCACAGACGACGCCATTGGCGGCCACGAGGACGGTGCTTGTACAGCTTCTTGATAAACCGCATTGTTGTGCTCCTTTGGGTTTGCATGAGAGTGATATAGGTCTTAAGGAAAATGGGATCGCGACATAACCAGGGTCCGAAGCGGACCCTGTAACATTATGCCTTACTGTAAATCTTTGCGGCGACGACACGCCAGGAACAACCCGCCATGCACTGGCCAGCAATGCTCATCGTCGAGCTTGACGTCCAGGGTGTAGCGCAATGCAAAGTTATGTTGGGTATCCGTCCTAAGCATTTGATAGTAGGGCGTCACGCCAAGTGCTTTTAAATATCGTTCGATCAAGGTAAGGTAGTCCGTCGAGACCCGATACTGGCCTTTGAGGGTATAATAGAAGTCGCGACGACTTACTTGTTGAGCAATTTCCCCATCATTGACCTCTGCCTCCCCTGAGGCCAACAGCCAACGAAGGTCTAAGTTGATGTAGGTCGCCTCGTTGTTGGCTTCCCCAACAGACACCACATGCTGATGGACAGTACCAGAGCGTACAAAGTCCTGGCTGAAGTCCCCCACCCCCAATAGCGGGGTACGACTACCGAGGACATCACTCTGATCTGAAACCGTCTGGTGGATCTCGGTGAGGGCCAGCCAAGGGACATCACCCTCTATCCCCAACGTATCCAAGGTTAAAGTTGGTGGCAGCTGAATGACGGTCTTGACCAGGGAGTTGCCAGAGGGGTCTTGACGCTTCGGGCGCTTATAACAAAATGCCCAGACCACATTATTGTCGTAATCCAGACACAACTGACGCGGGTAGTCCCGATCGTACACAAACCCCTTGAACACGTCATCAATTAACTGGCGGAAAGTAGTGTGGGCGGAGTCTCCCCAAGCCATCTTAATACGCTTTAGCAGCTTCTGACGGGATACCGGTTGCGACATCACCGTAAGGGTTGGGTTCTCATTGGTATCATACGCTTGAACATCAGCAGTGAACACGGTCGGGTCAAGCATCGACGTCATGACAGTTCCTTAGCGTCGTGGAGTGTAGGGCTTGTAATAATACTTCGCGCTGTGTTAGCGGTAGGGGGGTAAAATATTCATCCAACACAATATCGACCAAAATGTCAGGTGAATATAGCATCGGTGTGGAGGCCAGTAGATAGTTGACCACCATTACATTGATGGACAGTTGGAAATTCTCCGTTTGAAACATTCCATCAAGGTCCGTCTCGCGTGTAGCGGCCACTTCTTGAACTAGGCGTTTTAGAATCCCGCGCTGAGAAAACGCTAGAGTACGTCGAACCCCAAAGTAATCAAAGAAGTATTGCAGTACCCGAGTGTGTCGCGGTGAGGTATTGGCACCATTGACCCCAAAGGTAGGGATAGCGTGACGAGAAACACCAGCACCACCAAGCTGAATGTCCGTAACCAGATCAGGTGTGTCTAAATAAGATCGGTCTTCGGTCATTAACCACGCTTCGGCTTCCCGGTACGTCCAAAGCTTAGGCAAAGAAACCACACGTCCATTCCGTAACTCTTGGAGAATCGGTAACATTTTGCTGTGATAATGTCCTCCAATATCGACCGGGTGGTGAATGGGACGTTTGATCAGTAATGCCTTAATTAGCCGAAGACTGCGATGGTGATGGAGCGATTCTTTGGCCGATGGCCCATCCGGAAACAATGCAGTATCTTTGGCTTTATGCCCGGCCCACTGGCATAGTGTATTTAAATAAACATGTGGATGAAACATAGTTCCTTCAGCTCAAGTTGTTAATGTGTAGACAGACTCCCGATAAACGCCCCATTGTGTCAATCACTGGGGTTAGATCATCTACCCATAAATCCTGCGCGGTATAGTACGGCAGTAGAACCCACTCAATGAGTCCTAAAAGCGATTTCCATTCCGATAGGAAAATTCCGATAGGAAAATCCAAACTTCCGTAAATTTCCATCACATCTGTCGCGACCTGTGGGAGTGTATCTGGTCCCCACCGGTTAGGATGACGTAACGCCAAATGAATAAAATGCGTTGTCATCTCATACAGAGTCTCGATACAATCCGGGTCACCTAAATCCACTTCCTCGTGGATTAGGCTAAACCACAACATGGACCATTCTCGGTCAATAGCAAAATACAGTGTCATGTTATTATCCTCCCACGTAGAAAAAGAAGGCTGCCTCATCGCAGCCTGTATCAAGAGGATAATGTAGATGTCAAAAAACTACCATTCACACTCCCTGTTCCCGACTTAAAAACACTTTAAGTCGGATACTTGCGGGGTATTGAGAAGCCACACTACCCCCCTCTTTAGGAATGCGCTGTTCGTGGACACCTAATAGTACACCGTAAAACACGGACAACTTATCGTTTACTGCCCCCATGAATTTAACCGGCATGCCTGGGGTTAACAGACTGGCATCCCCATGCATCCATTCTACCATCAGATACCGTCCGTTGCGATGTGCCATCTGGGTATATTGTGGAAATGGGTTGGCCGTGGCACGTTGTTTTGACCAGCGGGCGTTACTCATCCCACCGTCCATTTTCGGTCCTTCGAACTCAAACACATTATCCTGGCGTCGCAGCTGGGTTTTATTCTGCTGTGTCTCGCCAAAGGTCAACAACTTCCGAGCGTCGGTAAATCGTACCGCGTTACCGTCATTGAGTTGCTCATAACGTGCGGTATCTCGGGTGTCCATTTCTCCAGCAGTGACAATCACTATTTGCTTCTCGGTTTTACGATACGTTCTCTCCGCCCCGTAGTACCGATTAGGGGGAATGTTGAGAATAGTTAATGTACGTTTGGCCTGACTGAAGCGTTGTGTGTTGTATGGTGGAAACACATGCCAGATTTTATTTTGTAAGTAGCAAGAAATCCCGGCGCTGTACAGCCCGCCCTGGTCAGTCTGAAGGATATCAGGTACCTGGAAGAGGGGCGTGCCGTGGGGAAGGATAACATGTTGACGCTGAGTCTGGTTATACCCCTCGGCGATCTCCACCCCTTGGATCTGCTGTTGGTTATTTCCATCCACCAGCTGAGTGGTTTCTGTAAACAGTGATTTCAAGGCATCCATTGGACGAAGACTACGGTACAATCGACCAATGGTGATCATGCGTGATTGGTAGAGCCCCTCATCCACCAATTGGAGCTCCACCCGTTTGGGAGCGGTTAGGTTAAGGTCCTCTTCTGAGGACGACTGCGGCGAACGACCCACCAGACCCGGGTTATCCTGGTCCATTAATATTCCCCGGTAAGAACGGGTACGTCGTGGTAAGTCGCTGCGCTGGGCACCGGATGTCTCATGCAGTGGTGTCGATGTCACCTCGACACGCAGTTGATCCCGGTTGGGGACTAAACGGTAAGCGTACGTCCCAAGACCGGTGATGAACTCCAGCACCAGTACGTCACCATAACTGTCCTCATAATCCCGTTCCAGAGAATACAAGTCCAAACGGGTGGGGGAGATCCATTCATCCCCGGCTTTAATCCGACATTCGACACGGTAGTGACTGACACCCTGACCGCTCTGAGTGATTGCCTCCACTTCCCGCATGAGCAGTGTGCTGTCTACAGCCATGTCTGGCCTCCCACTAACCGCTCCTCAATTCGATCCACGATGGACACATAAGGCTTGAGCTCACCCTGATCATTGACGATACGGTTGCGTAAGTAACGCTCGGTACGAACCGGATTACGGCGACGGTTCATGTTCATCAACCGATCCCGAAGTCCGTTGTCTGTCACTTCGTTGGGTTCGTAATGTTTAGCGGTTTCGTGTAGCGCCATGGCAACCGCCTCCAGCATTCGGAAATCTTCTAATGGGGGGAAGTCGCCTGGGTGCGCGCCGTTACGAGAAAGACGCTCCCAGTCCCTCAGGTGTTCTTGGATGTCGTCATAGATCGTCACACTGTCCCGAATATCGACAATGTCAATCGGTGCCCCTTCCTCATGAAGGATCGCAAGACCGGCTGCCGTTTGACGCACCACCGTCGATTCCATCAACCGGTCATTATCAAGACCATGATCGCCCGATACGTGGTAGCCATGTTTTTCGAGATACGGCTTCCCGTACATGAACAGTTGAGGAACCCTAACGGCGTACTTGATATGGAAAAGTCGCCATGCGGCCGTATGTTTCTTCTCTGACATGGTACCTCCTTATTGTTGACGACCTAACTGAAGTAGAGCAAACAATATCGGATGATAGTAGAAGCGCTCGAGGTTATCCCAATCCCGACAACGTTCGACCACCGCATCTAACTGGTCGAGGTTCAATGCCTCATTACGAAGGGCTTGCCAGATCAGCTGTTCGAGCTTCGACTGGTAGTCCTTTTTGTCGCTATAAAAGGCACCGGACAGTGCGTAATATTCGTCCTTGACCACCGGATGAATGTCGGCTGGGATCTTCCATGGCTCTAAACCATAGCTCATTGGGGTGGTCTGAAAGAAGATCAAGTTTCTTTCGGATTGACTTCTGTGGGTGCCAGATAAAGGACGGCGTGGACGCCCTTCACGGAATGGGATGCCTTCTGGAACGGAAACGTCTTCACTGTCGTATTGGGAGTCAACATCTGTTGGGGCATCCATGGGATACACCAGACGAGGAATGCCGGTATACCCGATGGCTTGAAGCGTCGGTCGTCCTTTGAAGTAGTTCGTCGAAAGACACGTCGCCTTCTGCGATACCCCGTACAGACGTGAATCGTCAAGCCGTAAAAGCGCATCCCAAAAAGTGGGTTGTGACATTACGGGCTCGGCAGTGACATTGAGTTCACGGATACGCCGTACACGCATATCGTCCTGAGTACCCACCAACGCCAATACCGCCTTCGTGACGAAATGGTCATACGTTTTTCGTAGTTGGTCAGGTACCAGCAGTGTTGAGTGTTCCTGACTCAAGAAATCCGTCAGGTACCGAGAAATCAGCTCCTGTCGAAGTTCCAGGTACCGACTCGAACGGGTTTTCTCCTGCTCAGTAACAAACGGACCACATCCCCGGATTAAAGAATCCTGAGAGTAGTGATACGTCTCAATGGTCTTGCGTTCCAGGTCTTTAAGACGGGCCTGGTCAAGCTCTGCGACCATGATGTATTCGACAGTGTAGACGCTATCACGTAGAATCGTGGAGCGCACCGCCTCGGTCACTGTGAATACCCCTACCCGACCGTCACCGACATCGGCCACAAACATGTCGCCTTTGTTAGGGACCAGGAAGGGGTAGGTAATGCCCGACCCCCGCACCTCCATATGACGGAGCTGAGGGTCTTGGGTGAATGTCAGCGGGGAGGTGACCTTAAGGTCCATCCCCTTAATCCGTTTGTACTGCTGGTAGATGGGGTCGCGGTTGATGTCCTGGGGGGTTGGCTCACTATCACTTCCCAACACTTGGGAGAAGTAATCCACGGTCCAATTGGACCCTTCCACCCAAGTCAACAATGCCGATGAAGGGGTGTATTCGGTATCAACCGTAATCCCATCAAAGGCTTCGGGATCAATTCGAGGTTTTACGGCAGGGGGTGTATCCTGCGTTTCCTCAGGTTTGTCGTTAAAAAGTGCCATGAGTCATGTCCTATTTGCCAAACACTTTGCGTGTTAAAATCTCACTATACATAACGGTCATTGGACCTACCCGCCAACGGTCGATTGGTCCGTTGGGGTTATTTCCGGTTTCTTGAACGGCGTCTTGAATGTCCTTGTCGGTGATCACCCCCGTGGGGAAACTACCATGTCCGGGGTAATGAATCCCTGGCCAAATGACGGTGTCGTTGTTACCGCCGTCGGTGTCAGAGTAGCTAAACTCAGGCCATGGTGTTTCTAACCATCCATCGGGGACGCTCCCTGGCCACGTAATACCAACCCACTCCTCGCCCAACCACGGCCAAGGCCATGTCCCGCCGGGCCAGTCTTCCCATCCCTTGGGTGGGTCCATAACCCCATTGGGGGGACTGTAAGTCCACTGAGGTGGTCCGATGATGCTACCCTCACCGGGACACTCGTCAGACACGGGACGGGGCCGTAGGTTCCCCAGGGTTTTCATCATGGTCAGCGGTCGATCGGCTAGCTTAACTCCCACGGCACGCAATGCCCAGTAGGTCACTGTGGGATACCGACGTAGGCATTGAATTGCGTTCTGAGAGACCACCGTCCAGTTACGTTTCAGCGAGATTTGTAAATGGTAGTACTTGGTCGGGTCAAGGGCCTCTTTGGATTTGACCGTAACACCATCTAATGTTAACTTCTCAATGGTCCTTAGCGTGTTATTCTCATAGAGTCGGAACTCGAAGATACTGTCGCTACGATCGAAAATTTTATCTCCCTGAGTATAGAAGTATTCCAGGAAGAAGGGTGAGAACATCATATCACCCAGGTTGGACAAGTCGATCAAGGTATAAGGATCGTCCGGGGTGATCATTAACAGGCCAGTAAAGAACGTCAGCCGCTCACTGGGGACAAATTTCGGTACCCAGTCATCAAAATCGGGGTAATGGATGTAGGGTACCCCCTCAGCGTCCATCTGAGCCAGCATGGCGTCGAAAGACCCCTTACGGGTACTCACCTTCCGGTCAATGGTCTTAAACGTTTCATACGCCTTCTCTGGGCGAAATTGGGCATCTACCGGATTATTGTGAATCAGTATTGGATACTGACAGTACATTTGCACCGGACGGTTGTAATGGAGTGTATATGTGATGGACGACGTATATGACCCTGAATCATGACTGTCCTTTTCCGGGGTCGGTGGGGTCGCTGTGAAGTCAAACCACCCTAATACCTCATACTGGTGTTCCGGGATCACCTTGGTGGGGGACGTACCCGCCAGCGTCGTCGCCGTTTTCACCGGGGTCATACGACTGGCTTCAAACCACTCATCAAATGCCTTCCCTGTGGGGGTGGTCGATGACTCCATGGTGTCATGGAGATGGTGAAGTAGGGTCCATACTGGCTCGGGGATCGCGTAGTGATACTCTAGATCCTGGTAAAGCTCTGCCCGATACATGGAAATGCGGGAACGCATCTCATCCACCCAACGTTGGGCGATCGTGATGTTGGGCGCGGTGTATTCCAGGGTAATGGCCAGCGCGACATAGCGGTACACCGGACGAATGACAATATCGCGATGCTCATCGTGGAATAACGGCATGTGCTGTGGTTTGTTTACCGCGACGGCGAGGACGTTGTCCTCATTGATAGATTCGTTATAGCGTACCACCAGACGGGCTTCGGCCGGGTAGCGAACTTTCGGGTCCCAGCATTCACCGAACGAACCACCGTTCATCGGCACACTTTCTGTGTTGCCGGGCAGATAGACCTGGGTGTCGCCAGGCAGTCGCATTACCTTAGCCAGTTGTTCGGTGGCTGTGACCGCCACCCGTCGGGTCACGGATTCGTAGACGTCGGGTAACGTCACCAGGGCGTGGGGCATGGTCAACCTCCATTGTCAAAAGGGTCGGAATCATAAGATCACGACAGAGAGGCCGCCCCGGAAGGCGGCCTCGTCTATACATACGAAAGTCTCAGAGTGTGATCACTCGTCGTCTTTCTTTTCGTCGTCTTCGCCTTTCTTACTTCCGGTGGCACGGCTGGCCAGTTTGAGAGCCGCCTTTGCCTTGCCCTCAATCATGGAAGAGAGTTGCATGTACGCCCGGGGCGATTCTTTCGCGGCAGCATTTACTAACTGAACCATGGCGTTGAGCGCAACATTCTTTTCAGAAGTGTCAACCACTTTACCCTTCTGTTTATCGAGGTAGTTGCCGAAAAGCGCATTACCACGATTTTGAGTGGCCATGGTACCATGGTCATCTTTAACTGCCTGTTTCTTAAACGCCTCTGCTTGCTGCTTCAGGTTCTTCTTAGCGTCTTTAGACAACTTACGAAGAAGCTCCGCGTACACTTTGGCGGAACGTGCAATCGATTCGGCTTGGGCGCGGGTAACGGTGATCTCTTTCTTTTCCTTGGCCTTAACCGGGACGAACACTTTCTTTCCTTTAGCGACTGCGGATGTAATCTCCTTAATCTGCTTGGAGTTGATCGCATCGCGCTCGGGCACCACCACATTGACGCGGTAACCTAAAAGGGCCTTGCCCGAAGTCACATTTTCGGACAGTTCCACGCGGGGGAGTTTCGTACCAATGATGGCTTTTGCGGGACCATCGGGGGCGTCGGCATTGATTGCTTTTACTAACTCCTCCAGTGCTTTTTCGGCGTACTTACTGGTGGCCGGAAGGAATTTGCTGATCAGAAGGTCGATAGACCGTTGATCGGTAATCATGGCTTTTGCGATGTCGTCGGGAATAACGCCGTCAAAATTAAATGCTTTAGCCATTCCTCCGGAGAGAGAAATTTTGGTAGAATCCTCAAATGCCCGCTTGTTGAGCAATGCATCTGCTTTCTTGTTGATGGCATCTGCCGCACGTTCGTTCGTACCCAGCGACGTGATGGTTTTGGTGAGACCACTGGCGGCAGAAGAAATGGCGTTGCCCATCTTGGAGATGGTTTCCTTCACCCCTTCCAGCGAGACCTCGTAATAGGCCTGAAGATTATCGTGACCATAGTCTTCAAGCGAAGCGCCCAAGCACTGGTCACCAAAGATGTCGCGATACTGACTCAGCTGATGATTCACCGCCGCAGCGAATTGGGGAGAAAACTGCCCATTCTCCAGACCGAACTCCAGTACTTCCTGGTAGTGTTCGAGAGAAGCTATTCCGCTTTCGGCTTCGGCCACCATGAGATCAAATGACTCCATGGCCGATTCAATTTCGCGACGTTCACCTTCAGATTCGTCCAGGTGATCATCAGCTTCGTATTCTTCCTCCTCGGAAACCTCTTGAACTTCCGGGACTTCCACCTCAACTTCGACTTCCACGTTGACGTTCGGGGCATCGTCATCGCCATGGCTTTCCATGGACAGGTAATCACGAATCAGACTCATGGGAGAATTCTCCTGGTGTGTGTTACAACAAGACCTTATGGTCGGTTAAACCCGCTATAAGATCAGGATACGTTCATTCGACAAACCATCAACGCAGCACGAAGACTCCGTATGTGATTGGCAATCATACCATGGTACGGATTGTTCAACCAATCGTTAACGCTTCTTCCCGTCTGTACGACCTGTCGGATAAGTTCACGATGACCTTGAGTGTCAGTATCGGTCAGCTGATCTGTCTTTTGGATAAACCTATCCACTGCCATTTCCATTTCTTCAAGGCTACGCATCCGCCGTTTCCGCATGGCAGGCTGAGTATGGTGTTTCAACTGGTCAATCGATGTCCCTACCCACTGAAGCAGTTGATCGCTCTGGATGCGTCCGAACTTCGAGAAGGTGATCTCTGGTGGCATGGGACGTGGGTTGATATCCGAGTGCATCAAACGCAGTGTCTGAGACAGTACACGGGACATCCCCCGAGCGTCTCCACCGGGCTGGTAGATCAGTCTCAAATTGCCCATGAGGTGCAGCGAACTATACCGCCGAGATGAGCCTTTCACGGGCTGGAGATTAAGTGACGTGATGGCGTTCTCAGGAGCCATTCGTCGTAACTCCACCGCCAAGTCTTCAAGATCCGGGGCAAACAACCTTGCTGGATCAAGTTGGCTCACCCGTACAGCCACACGTCCTACGTTACCCAACATCTGGCGATCAACCAGATTCAGATAATCGCCCATAAAACGGTTCATCATCCGCAGGTTCGAGATCAATTGACCGATATCGCGTGGCGGTGCGTAGAACACCGAAAGTGACGTAATGCGTCCCTTGATCTTAAACTGACCGCTCTGTTGGCTTGACAACTTAGCTCGGGTATCAACTTTCAGGTTTTCACACTGCAGTGACAGTGCATTTAATGCAATGTCCGCTTGACGACCGTCATCCATGATCCAACGCCGTACCGCAGCAAGCCATTGCTTGATACGTTCCCACAGATCATGAAGCGTGTCTTTAAACCCTTCAAAGCCCGGTAACAGTAGTCCGTCTTCAATGTCCTCAAACAGCGGAGGGTGGTAACTCTCAACTCCGTCCATCAGACGTAGGACATGACGTGCTGTGTCGGTGGGCTGTTCAAGGAGCTTTGCTAATCGTTCCGGATCGACGGTGGGGTCATCGGCGACGGAATCGTATTCTTCCGTGATGGGTTTGGGTTCGTCACGGACGTCGTCGTAATAATCAGCGACGGGGGGCATAGGCAACTCCCAACAAAGGGAGGCCCCAAGGGCCTCCCGTGACACCGATAACGACTTACTCGTCGTCTTTCTTCGCCGGCAGGTTTTCGTCGCCCGCGGTGGCCTCGACCTTGTAAGTCGCAAGCTGGCGCTCTACAACACCAAGCTGGGCGTTCAGGGTACGCACACCGTACGCGATGATACCGTTGATGGTACCACCGAGCAGGCGCTGAATGGCAACCATACCACGCAGGATAGCATCGATGGTCTTCTTCTGCTCGTCGTTGAGCTCAGCCTTATCGGCCTTCTCCTTGAGCGCATCACCTGCCTTCATCAGGTCATCGACAACCTTCTTGATCTTGTCGCCGTTGGTGCTGGCTTTCTTGATCATGCCGGCAGCGTTTGCGATTTGACCAGCACGGTTGGCCAGTACGTCAGGAGTCGCCACAGTGATTTCATGGCTCTTCTCACCGGCCTTCGCACCCGGCACGGCCAGCATATCGGCGCGCAGGTTGGATGCCAGCTTCTTGAGGGCGGCGATCTCGTCGCCCTTCACCGCCGGCTGAGACAGATACAGTGCCATGTTACCCGGCAGGATTTCGGAATGCTTGACTTCGGTATCGCCAGGGAAGCGCTTATCGTCAGACGGAGAGGCGGTGCCCTTGAAGTCACTGAGCATGGTGTCGGACATCTTCAGTACGGTCGCCGCGGTCTGCTTGGAAACCGACTCGGGCTTGATCTGACCCACAGTGTTTGCCACCGATTGGGCGTACTTGATGGCGATCTCCGGGAACTTACCCAGGCCGTAGGTCATGAAGCCGGCAACCATGGATACATCGTCGCCCTTCCACACGCCATCGGCGTACAGCTTACCGGCACCGGAGATGCTGATCTTGTCTTCCTTCGGGGTCTTGCCTTTGGCCTGCTGAGCTTTCGCCCGCAGCGCGTTAGCTCGCTTCTCCAGACGGCCGGCGGCGTTGGTTGCCTTGGCATAGACGTCCTTGACGGCGTTGATCAGGGCCGTCAGGGCGCGCTTGATGGCTTCCCAGGACTTCTTCAGGGTCTCGGAGATGGACTCCAGGGAGACCTGAGTGGAGTGCTGACGAGAGGCGCTACCACCAAAGGCTTCTACGGACGGAGTCAGCGGCTCTTCCAGGCCGAACATCGCTTCATAGCGCTCCATGCCCAGGCGCATGAAGGCCGCGGCCTGATCGTTCAGACCCCCGTTCTCCAGAGCGTGGCTCAGCAGGTCGGCGTAGTCTTCCATGGCAGACTGGGCTTCAACCATGGCCTCACAGTCTTTCTGGATTTCGTCCTGGGTGAGCTTGGACTCTTCCATTTTGGCAAGTTCTTGATCGACGCTCGGCTCAGAGGCCACGTGGACGTCGAGCTTCTGCTCGCCATCAGTCATCTCGTAGTCTTCCAGGCTCACTTGGGACTGTTCCAGCCAGTTCTTCAGAAGGGTTGACATGTCATTCTCCATCGATAGGTAAAGGAAAAACGCTTAGCTGGCGTTTTGTTCCACTTTCAGGGGAAGATCCCCAAACAGTAGGTTCAAAGTACATACCATATCATCGAACCCATGGGGGTGACTGCACCAGAGCTGGAGCATGGCTTCGATCGACGTGGTCAGTTTCAGTTGTTCAAACACATCGGCGATTTCATGGCGTTCTGACACGTCGTTCAGACCTGCCACCGGATGGTTACTGAGAAGATCCGGCCACGCGTGAATGCTAATCCGCCGTTTCCCAGTACCAATGAATCGCAGGGTGTCAATCAGAAACTGGTAGTTATATTCTCTTACCAGCTCATTGGTGTCCTGCTGAATAAACCAATTGGGACGCCCCGCCAGCATTTGCTTAGCGACCGTGATCGCTTTCCGACGGAACGACCACGCGGAAGATTGGTTATTCGGTGAGGTGTACTGACGCCACAAGTCGGTGACGCGGGGGTCACCCCCACGGTTTCTGTGGGTCGGGTCATTTTGTTGCTGACCGCCACTGTAACCGCGAGGAAACACCTTCGTTTTATTGGGCATGCCCATGGGTGCCTCCTCAGTCGAGTTGATTCTCTTCTTCGATCTTGCTGATGTTGTAATCCAGCTGCTCGATCCGATTCTCCGTGTGGTGAATCAGGTTTTGCAGTTTCGGACTGGTATTACCCCCGTCCTGGATTTCACGCAGTTCCTGGAGACGAAGCTGAAGGGCTTGGTGCTCTTCTTTGGCCGCCTGGTAACGCTTCACCTTAAGTTCGGCAAGGGCTTTCCCGATGGAGAAGATCGGGTTAAACCGGGTGGCGGACAGCCCATGCAGTTTCATGGGGTCAAGTTTGGTCCCCAGCGCCTTCTGCGCAGTCTCGAAGGTTTCCTCATCCACTTCAGCTGAAGAGGTCTGCTGGAACGTCTTCAGAAGGTCTTTGGAGTCCTTACCGATCGCCGGGTAGAGCTCCACAAAGACTTTCAGGTTATCGTCCAACCACATCCGCTCGGCTTTGGCCCAGCGCAGCGGGGCCGCACTCCCCAGCGCGATGGCTTCTTCTGCCACCAGACGCAGCAGCAGCTTACGGAAGTATTTGGTGTAGAACAACGCTGACTCAATGTAGCGCAGCAGCGCCACACGGTTGTAGGTGATGTTCGCCGTGGAGAACTGGAAAGAGAACAGTCGCTTGACTTCCTTTTCCAGGATATCCAGATTACCGTCCAGGCGCTCCAATGAGATCGTCAGCAGATCAATGGGACTGCCTTGAAACATCACGCGCTTACGCAGTGCCTGAGTCAGCTCACGCGAATAGGCGGATTTGAAGGTGTGGTCCATGAACGCCTCTTGGGCGTCTTTGGCAACCGGCAGGGTATAGTCGCGAAGCTCTTCCCGCAGTTGCTTGAGCACACCCATGACTTCTTTGCGCTCGTACGTCGGGGAAAGGCGACGGACATAATCAATAACGTTCATTCAAAGACCTCGTCGATGATTAAATGGAGGGAGATGCCCCGAGGGAGTAGGCTTTGAGGATCTCGGTGATGTCCGGTCCTTTACCTTTCTCAGCGCCCTTGATTTCACGGAAGCTGGCTTCAGTGGGCTGATCCACCCCGCGGTGATAAATGGTCACCCGCTCCCACTGTTCGTCCACCACCACCAGCAGCATCAGGTACGTCGCATCAAAGATCTGTTTACGGATCTTTAAACTGTCGATCTTACCGTACATGGCACGCCCGATCTCCCGAGCCGTGTCCTTGGTGATGATCGCGATGTTGGAAGCATCCGCCATTGAGGGGGTGCCAGAGAACATCGCCTTTTGGCTGTTCTTGCGACGTCGATCCGTCATTGTCATGTAGACATTGGAGGTGTCGTTGATCAATGCCTTGCGGTGTTCATCAATCAGATCCACCGAAAACATCAGATCACGCACCAGACGAATCTGGCCCGCACGCCACAGGTGATACCGCTCTTTCCAAGAGGCATTACGGGAGGTGGCCGTAAAGATATGAGTCAGGACCTGTGACGGAACGGTGGTGGGCGTCAGTCGAATCAGTACCGGCAGCTTCGCGCTGTGGTCGCCGTCCTTGAGTTCGACATTGATCAGTTTGCCGACGGCCAGGTTTTCGACCTCATAAAACTTCTTGTACGTTTCATCGTCGACCCCCATGGTTTGACCGCCGTCATCGCCTTCTACCGAGACCAGCAGATCTTCGCGTTCCATCGGTTGATCAAACGCCTCTAATGACGGAAGACCATTTTCATATGACTCTGAAGAGAACACGGCTTCCTTAAAGCGTTTCCCAGCACCCCCCATGCTGCGATTGGGGTTGAGGGCATCTAAGGTCTTGAGGGTATCAATACGCCCCACGTTCAGAACCAGGGACACCGCCTGAAGGTAGTAGCCGGTGAAGGTCGTCAGAGTAAACTTCATGACATCGTCCATGTAGTCCTGACCTTCCAGTGGTTTGTCCACCACCACCAACGGCTCGACCCGTGCTGGGCGGGCAATGTCCGCCAAAGATTTCAGTGACTGACCGTTGGCAAGGGCTTGCGCTACCTTGCTAGTCATCACATCCCCAATACGAAGTGCCGCACCTGAAGCGGCGGCCGCGAGCATCGTCATAGCGATTTCCTTCCTTTACATGTAGTGGAGTGCACAATGGCACTGGATGATTATCTTAATCAGATTGCGCGAAACCTGGGGCGCTCACCACGCGACCAAGCCATTTCGGATGCCTTCTATGGGCTGAACATTGTCGGACGCAATGGACCGATTCCGGTCAATACCGAGAACCACGGGTTTACCTTTTTCACGCGACCGTTAATGAACATGTCATACGATAACTTAATCATCGATCGTGTGATGAGTAACTTGTTGGTTGAAGAACCCTACAGTGTCCAGCGAATGGTTCGGGCATCGCTTGATCCGAGTCTGTTGGCACAAGGGATTACTTCACCAGGTATCGACAATTTAAGTGCATTTATTCCCCTGCTTTCCAACAACTTGATCTCGTTATCAGGATGGCCTGATTTTACGTTGAACACCCACACGTCTCAACCAGGTCTATATCGTGAAGCCTACTCGTATGTTGACGACATACCTTACCATTACGAGACGTATGACCTACAGGCAAGCTTTCGCAATCTGCCGGGTGATCCTATATCATTCATGATGTTGATCTGGGGTTGGTACATGGGCCTTGTCTATGAAGGAAGGCTGATGCCCTACCCCGACATGGTGTTATACAACGAGATTGATTATAACACCCGCATTTATCGCCTGATCATGGATAAGTCCCGTCGGTATGTGACTCGCATTGGGGCCACTGGGGCGAGCTTTCCGATGACCGCACCGATTGGTAACATTTTCAATTTTGAAGGGGATGGTTCCGAGACACCTTTTCCCACGGCGAATGATCAGATCGCTGTCAACTTTCGTTGTATGGGTTTCACCTACTACGACCATATCCTGATCTATGAATTCAATCGGGTGGTCGAGCATTTCAACGTGGCAATGAAAGACGAAAACCGGGAACGCTACCTGGTCAAGTTAAAACCCTGGGAGCGGGAATATTTTAACTACAGCGCTTACCCTCATATCAACGAACTCACCCTTGAGTTAGAGTGGTGGGTATTTAGAGAACAATACGACGCCGAACGAGCCAATATTATCGTTCGCTAACACCAGGAGATGACTGTGAGTAATTTTAAAGACCGTCTAAGTGACGTGCGTTTTAATCCCATGCTGATGCAGAACCTGATGTTGGATGAACTCCAATCGCAGGTGAGTGGTGAAGGCGATTACGACATTCCTGACGCCAGCCATCCGTTTGTGTTCCTGATGGAAGGGGCGGTACTAAATGCCAACATGAACGTGGTGGAAGGGGAAGCCCTCCTTCGTCGATTATACCCCAGCATGGCCATTGACACCGAAGAGCTGTATCTCCACATGGCCGACCGGGACTACATTGGGCGGTTTGCCACGCCTGCATGGACCACATTCGACATCTACCTGTCATTTGATGAGGTCCTGTCCAAGGCCCTTCCCGTACCGGACAGCGATGTCCGTAAATTGGTGATTCCTCGCCTGACCCGTTTTCGAGTTGCCGACACCACCTTCACCATGCAGTATCCAATTGAGATCCGCATTATGTCGCACGGCGGTCTCCAGGTAATGTATGACGGAACTGACACCTCACCAGTACAGACCTTGGAATCCAACATGGTGGACTGGGATGTACTCCGCTTGAACCGGGACCGTCTGTTGGTGTTGCACGTCCCCGCAGGACAGTTCGCCGTTACCACCTTCACGGAGTCAGTTAACGCCGCCTCCGCTTTCGACGCCGACTTTGGGTTTTCCGATCAGTTCTATGTGGCGCGGGTGTACCTTTCCGACGGCGGTCAGAACTGGCGGGAAATTCGTACCACCCATACTGATCAGGTTTATGACCCCACCGACGTCACGGCGGTCCTTCAAGTTCATGACGGCATTCTGAACGTGAAGATCCCTCTGATCTATTTCACCCAAGGTCTGGTGAATGGCGAAGTGCGAGTTGACGTTTATTCTACCAAGGGTCCCATTGATCTCGATCTGGGGGGATACCAGGCCAGCCAGTTTGAGATGACGTTGAATGCCATCGATGATAACAGCAGTTTTGTCTCTCCGTTAAACACGTTCAATCAGATCCAATGCCTTAATGGCAACCGGGTGACCGGGGGCAGTCGAGCGGTGGATTTTACCACGCTGCGCCAGCAAGTGATTAATAACACCTTGGGTGTCAGTCGTGTACCCATAACCCATGCGCAACTGTCAACCGAACTGGAGAGTCGGGGCTACTCCGTTGTCACCAATATTGACAACATCACCAATCGTCAGTTCTTAGCCACCCGACGGTTGCCCGCTCCCGAGAGCAGCAGTGTCTCAGGGGGAATGGGCTGTACCATGGGTCAACTTCAACTGAAGATTGAAGACATTGCACTGTCCGATCACACCTACGACAATGGAGAGCGTCTGACGATCAAACCGTCGATGTTGTACCGTTATGTCGACGGGAAGATCGAAGTGGTGCGTGATAGCGTTATACGGGACGTGATGGCCATGTCTCCTGATGCCCTCACACGGCATGTCAATAACGAACGCTATTTGTTCACGCCCTTCCATTACGTCCTGGATGTGACCGACAACCAATTCGATGTCAGGCCCTACTATCTGGATGCCCCCACCATCATGCGTAAGGTATTCGTTGAGGAGAACGACACTGCCCAGATTCAGGTGGGAATCGACACATATGACATCGTCCGTATTGACGAGGGCTATCGGATCACCGTGAAGCTCAAGTCCGGCGATCGGTTTAAATCCATCAGTGACGATGACATCGTGGTGCAGATGGGCTATCAGCCTAATGGGGAAAACAGCTACGCCTCCATCAATGGGACGTTCATCGGCACTGAGGACAAAGAACGTCTGTACCAGTTCGATATCTACACCCGAATGGATCTGGATAAAGACCACGGTCTGCACACCACTAACCTCTCCATGTTTGATGAGGTTCAAACTGACTTCGCCACACCGTTGGAGCATGACTTTGACTTCACGTTCATTGCCCTGAACCAAGACCTTCGGAATTATCGAGAAGGGGATCTGGACTTGATCGTTCAAACCCATCTCCTGCCTGAAGGGTTCATGGCGATTTCCCGTGAACGACTGAGGGTCCATTTTGGTCAAGAGTTAACTCAGTTGTGGCGGAGAAACCGTAGTCTGATCTCCTCTTATGCATACAAGCGTCATGAGGAGAACATCCCCTACACCTACGATGCCCCGGTGTATGAGCGGGATGAAAACGGACAAATCATTCTGGGAACCGATGTGGACGGTAACATCACGTACAATATCCTGCACGCTAAAGGGGATGTGAAGGTCGATGAGGACGGTAATCCCGTCTATCGGTACCTGAAGGGCGACGTGGTTCTCAATGCCAACGGCGAACCTGAATTAATTGGTCCCCGGAAGATTGTTCGTGAGTTTGTCTTGATGCTACTCGATGGGGTGTATTACTTTGTCAATGACCGGGAATCGACCGACTACCGTCAAGCCGTACCCCAAACCATTGTGGGGTGGATCAACAATGACGTCGGTTTGATTGAGCAGCGGCTGCTTGAGCAGAGTGAGTTATACCTCTACCCCACCGTGACGCTAGGGGACACCACAGCCACGGTCAGGGAGGGCCTTAAATCAACCCTGTCACTGGATCAGCATTTCTACGTGAACTACTATCTGACGGATACCGCTTACGGCAATGTGGGGTTACGTGAAGCATTGACCGAAAGTACCCGTGAGATTGTCAATGAGATGTTGGGGCGCCGGACGGTAGCCGTATCGGACATTATTGCCCGCTTGAAGGCAAATGCTGGGGAAGACGTCATCAGTATCGAGGCTGGAGGACTCGGGGGCGATAACGACTTCAGTACCGTGAGTATCGAAGATGATGCCGTGAGGCTGGCCTTGCGTCGCCGGCTGATTGTGTTGGCTAACCAGTTCCTGGCCGCACAAGACGATATCGACATCAGCTTCTTACGTCATACGGTGAGGTAAAAAAATAGCATAGGGTAGGGCCATTCGGCCCTACCCTTATGTCGTCGCTGGGAACTATCGAATTCCCTCTTTCTTAAGTTTCGCCTCCACGTCGCGATAGATCCGCTCGAAGGTTTCCGCTTGACGCGTATCTACGGCATTGGTGGTGACATCCTTATAAAGCGCATTTAGTGCTTTCATCTCGAAGGTCACGAGCTTCTTTAACGTCACCACCTTCTGGCGGTTTGTGTTGTGGAAGAACGACGCTAACTTAACGAGATAATCGACATTCTTACTCAGATCCCCAAGAACTCCCGACACCTTGTCAACTTGACTATCATCAATATCGATATTACGGATATTGTTGAGTTGCTTGGTGAGTTCCTCATGCATGACCATAAGGTAATCGTAAGGAGACAGCGTAACTGATACACTGGGAATTGGCTTCGTCCCCAATACATCGACGGCGACGTGCTTCTGGAGATAATTTCCCTGGGGCATCTCTGCCGTGAAAATATCGATTTCTTCTTGGAGGATCTTGCCCGCAATGCTCGTTCCTTCTGCATTGACTTGGGTGCTACGTTGGGGACTGTTGCCGAGAAGAAAATCAATCTCATCGACTTGGCGCTCTACGGTCTGCGTAAAGGAAAACGCATCCTTCTCGAGCGTGCGTAAACGAGCAGCTTGGTCGGGCTCTCCCAGCAGTGCGAGCTGCAAAGGACTCCGTTTGAGTTGAGAATCCTTGATCAATTCATTTAATGCCCTCTCGATAGCCTTGTCATACTCCCGACCCCGTCCAGCCGCACTGGCGTCTTTGAGGCGCTTCTGGGCATCACGAAGTACCATGAACAGTTCTTGGTAGCGTTCAAGAAAGGGCGTGAACTTATCTTCCGACTTAAGGTGTTGTTTCACCCAACGGTACATCTTCTTGATGTATTCTACCAACTTACGAATCCACAGCTTAACGGTCTCAACGATAGTGCGTGAAATACTCTCTAGACCTACATCTAAATTGACGCTGCTGCGGTCGCTGGTATAACTACCAATCGGGTAATGTTCCAGGGCGGGGGTCGGGGCCAGTTCGATGCCAACATCTGCTAGCGTGCCTCGGATCTCCCGCAGGGCCTTCATATCGTGGGAGGACACCCCACGGCGCGCTACCGTATCCCTGAGATCGGTTAGCCACTCCATGGACATGCTAATCTGAGAGATGACTTGTTGTTGAGACAGGGGGTAATCGGCTTCCTCTTCCTCATCCATTTCCACCTCAGGGTGTTCGAGTTCCTGTCCTTGCTGTTCCTCAGGGAGATCCTCAAGCTTCTCATGTGCGTCTTCTTGTGAAACGACAGTGTCAAACGTCATTGTTGGTGCCTCCATGTAAAATACCGGCCTCAAAGAGCCGTTGACGTAACAGGTACTGTTCGCGTGACTTTACCCGCTTTAATGCATTCTTCCGGGCCTGTCGACGACCAATCTGAGGATCAAATTGCTGTGGGTTAGCACATGCTGCCTCCCCGGACAATTCCCATCCATTCCGAAGCACCAGACAACAAACAGTCAAGCGGGTTTGGGGAAACTGGTGGTAATCCTCGTGAACGATCATCGACTCCAAGTAATCATCGGTTAACCGCGGGACGGGGAGTTCCCGTCCCGGCGTTTGTGCGTCATCACTCACTGTCAGCCTCAAAGGCATCGCGCACTGAGAGTAGAGACTGACCGAAATTCGGACGACTCGCCACTGCGTTCAGTGCGGCCTGTTGATCATCGGTCAGACGAGTAGTAATGCTATCACTGGAAAGACAGGCTTTCAGAAGGGTGGTGTCAGCCACTGATTCCACTACCTCCTTGCGGGACTTAACCAACTTCTCCAAGAAGGCGAACGTCAATTTAGTATCAAGCACCAACATCTCATTGACGTCATTGATAACGACTTTCCAATCGGACATCTTCTCTTGGATATATTCTTCCGCGGTTAAACCGGTGGGGAGGTGGCCTTGGTAGGCCAGCGCCTGGGCCACATACATGGCACGCATTTCCCGCTGATGGGTTTCGGGAAAGTCCAGAGTCTTGATCTGTTTGGCTAAGGCAATACCGAGTTTCATGGGGTGTTCTCTCTGTGAACGGTGGATTAACGACGGAATCGGTCCGCCTGTAGGAAGAGGTCGTTATTAAGTAACGACTCCAGGAGCTCTTCATGTTTGAGCTGCTGACGACTACGTCGATAGCCGGGGATTAACAAATACATCATTGCCATCACCAAGGTGGTGCGATCTTTCATGGTTTTCAAAAGATTATCGACGACTTTAATATCATCGTCGATAATGGCACGACTTGTTGGATTTGACGACGCATGTTTGAGTTGAGCAATGAGGTCCTGGCGGATCTTAACAAGTCGCTGGTAGTCGTTGTCGTACACGCCGCCGTTGCTGCTATCGCCGAACTCCATTGCCACGTAGGCATACAGGAGGATTGGTGACGCAAGCGGTACAGTGAGTGATCCAGCTACAGCAAACCCACCAAACAATAACTTCACAATCTCTATCGCGGTGTGGTATGCCGTCCCCCGATAAAACCTACCGGACGGCGACTTCTTCAGCTTATAAAAACCCGTTGCCAGATGTCGGGAAAATCCCATGCGGGAGGCGAACATGTCCGCGAGCTGTTCGTCGCGTTTTTCGCTGCCCGCCTTTGACACCAGGTGAGTTCGCGGCGAACGACGGTGAGCAATCAGTAACGCGCGGCGATAGTTTGCTTCCGTGGGATCTTTTACCAGTCGCTCAACTTCTTCTTTTGGGAGTTCTTTTTTGAGATACGCTGCATCGAAAACGTCGATTTTATATTTGTTCGGCTTCTTCCCAAGAAGTACGTCGGCCCCATCGGTCAGATAGTAGTTAAGGTAGACATACTCCCCGAGCGTGGCCAGGCTGAAAAATGCGTGACCTACCTCATGAAGGATAAAGGCGGTGATTTCTTCGGGGGTGAGGCCCGTCTTGCCGGAAAAATCTGCTTCAGGTAGCACCAGATAGAACGATACCTTTTCGAACTGTCCAGTGACTTTGACCTTGTCGAGATCAATGGTCGACGACATCCACTTATCATAGAACTCGGTATTTTTTCCTGAGGTACTTCTATCCCCATGGAAATTTGAGATACCGCTATGTCCGACAGGCTCGTTTATCAGTACCCCCATCGTCAGGGTATCGGTAACCAACGGTTTAAAATTGAGGTTGGTTCTTTTTATAATGATCTCGGTGATGGCATTATAGTCCGATTGGCTTAACGTAACTCCTTTATCGCGTACCCTGATACAGAGTTCTTCTACCTTGGTCAATAATTCGACACCAAGGATTTTGCTTCCGCCGATGTTAATGAATTCCTGAGAAATCTGTAACACTTCAGACATGTGGTAGTCCTTATAGGTGGGGAAATCAATTCTAGATCATACAAATAAGACGGCTTCCCAGAATACAGGCATAAAGGGAGGCCTGAGGCCTCTTTTACTTACCTTACCTATCCTGTGCAGAGACCACTAAGGAGTTTGCCCTGTGAGTCAACCCGAATATACTAAAGAAGATGTGGTAGGCTTTGAACCTAAGCACATCACCTACGTAAAAGCCCAAGATGGGTCAAATCACGATCTGTTACTCGCCAAAGTCTACGTCCATCTCAAAGATGGGCGGCGTATACCCCAACTCCGCCCGCACGTGGATTACCAGCGTCCCTTCTGGGTGACTCAGAAGGGTCGTCAGACCCATCGCGACAAGAAGGACTACGAATACACCAAGAACTGTACCAAGTACACCACCACCCAGCTAGAGCTCCCGAGAGCGGCTGCGAGAGCGCTAAACGACTACTCGTCGGGGCCTAACCCACCCCTGAAGCGTTTGGCCCGTAGCCCCTACCTGTATGGTGCTGACGTGAGCTCCGCCTGCCTGCTCAAAGCGGAGTACAAAGAACGCTGGCCCGGACTGATTAGCTTCAACAGTGTGGCGGCGGGGGATATCGAGACTAACGTCCACTCCAAGGACGGTGAGATCATTTGTATGTCCGTCACCTGTAAGAAGAACGCCAGTCTGTTCTACCTCAGGGAGTGGGTCAGTGACATTGATGATCCCGTCGGCAAGACCCATGAGTTAGCCCACAAGTACATTGGTGAGACCTTACGGTCCCGTAACATTAACCTCGAAGTCGTGATTTGTGATACACCCGGACAGATCGTCGTCGAGTCCGCTAAACGGCTCCATGAATGGAAACCTGATTTCTACACCTTTTGGAACATGGACTTCGACGTCACCAACATGGTGAAGAACCTGGAGCGGGAGAACATTGATCCGAAAGACGTGTTCTCTGACCCAGGAATCCCTGAACTGTATCGGTACTTCGACTACCGTCGGGGCCCTGCGCAAAAAGTGACAGCATCCGGGAAGACCATGTCGATCAATATCGAGGATCGTTGGAACTGGGTCACCCATCCGGCCTCCTTTCAGTTTATTGACTCTCTCCCGGTCTATCGGATCTTGAGGATAGCCAATGGGAAGGATAGCTCGTATGCCCTGGATTATATCCTCAATAAAGAACTGGGACTCACCAAGCTAAAGTTCAAAGAGACCGAACACCTATCGGGACTGCGTTGGCACGAAGTCATGCAGGAACGCTATAAGATCGAATATGGGGTGTATAACATCTTCGATAGTATCTCACTGGAGTTACTGGACGAGAAAACCAATGACCTTGCATCTAACATTTCCATGTTCTCGGGAAACTCCGACTACAAGAACTTTAACTCGTCACCAAAACGACTTTGCGATAGCATGCACTTCTGGTATCTTGATCGACCAGAGCCCTGTGTGATTGGCACCTCCTCTGACGATCCGGTGGATGAACTCGACGAGTATGTGGTGGGCCACGAATCGTGGATAATCACACTACCCAGTTTTATGGCAGGTCCCAATGGACTAAGCTGTGTAAAAGAATTCCCCGGCTACCGGACCCTGTTGTACTCGCATATCGCTGATATGGATAAATGATATTTGTAATGTAATACTCATTTCATTACATTCGTGACAATATCGATGTCCCTTCAGACTGGAAGGTCTGAATGCAAACCCTTCTAATTGCTGGGAACCCCTAAAGCTACCTCACCACAGGTACCCCGAAAGGAGGTATCGATGGTTTAACAACGAGGTGGATGCGTCCTACGGGACAAAATGGGCAACCGTGGGGTCTAAGACCCCCTGTAGCAGCGAAGCCCCTACAGGGCCTCTTAGGAGGCCTACGGGGAACGTTCAACGGCTATCGAAAGGCACCTTATGGTGAACCGAGTAGAGTAGGGACCAAGTGGTCCCGAAATGGAGGGCGTCCCACGGGGACGAAGATATAGTCTCACCTGCATGGGAAACCTGCAGCAGCCTGCCCTGTCGTGAGACAGTCTGGGGCGAGTAAGAAGGTAGCGTTTCTTACTGAAGATAGTGCTTGTCAGCGCGTATCCAAATTGTTCTCAGTACCTGAACATTTCACGAGAAACCTGTCAGATGGAATTCTCGATGATGGAAGGCATCTCGGAGCACCATCGTCGGGAAGTCGGGGTCAATCTCACCGGAGGGAAAACCAATGCGGTGGAGATCTGCGAAAAGATTCTCTCGGCTCCATCGCTGGATGACATGTTAGCGGAATTCCAGAAAGAGAAGGGCTTGCCTGTCGATCCTCCTTCCCGTCATGTGGAGGTGTACACAACAGAACGTAAACGAGTTGAGGTCGAAGAAGAGTTACGGGACGATTCCGTGATGGAGGATTAGCTAACCTTTCAGTGGGAGCGCTTTGGTGGCTATGAGGTGAGCACGAAAGGGGATCGGCGTTTCTCAGCCTTCAATGCCTATTTGGACGATGGTTTTAGTATAGAAGACCATTACCAGCTTACGGTAAAGGGTCGGGGCGTATTAGGACGAGATACCTGGCGGGAAGGCAAGGGGAAACCACCTCTGGGAAAATTCACCGGGGATGAACTCTACCTGGCCTATCGGCGTCTGTGGGAGGCGTGGGCTCAAACCCACCCTACCCTCATGATGGAGCTACGCGAGCGTGCATTGGCTCACCAGGGCGTGCTCTCGGACCGCTTTGCGTCCTCACCGGTTAACCAAGCAAGGGCGTTGAGTGATCTACTGAACTTAGGGTTTTAATGTCATGGATATTACGGCATGTCCGTTATGCGGTTGTACAGCCAACGTTACGGATACACCCAATACCCTTACTGATGTTGGGGTATTGGGGATTGTAACCGAATGTGGACTACGGTTAGAGGACGAGTACTTTATTGGGAATTACACCAAGGGAGATCGGGACAAAGTACTTAAACGCCTTATTCACCAATGGGAGAAACGTGTCTCATGAACATTCGTTATCTATTCAAAGGGTACGTATTGTTGATGTTTGCGTTGTTCGCCTTAGCGGTACTGGACCTGATTCTTTCCTATACCCCCTTCATCACCCTGTATGGCTACGTCAATCATGCGGGTGCTGCCCTACTCGTGGTGTGGGCCGTGGTGACCCTCTTCGTTCTCGGTTGGGCGACATGGCGTTACATCTTCCACTATACTTGATCAACGCATAAAATGCCCTCCCCATTGGGGAGGGCCAATCTACCGTAAACGAGCAAAACAAAAGAAGGACACGCCGCTCTTTCGCCATCGCCAATACCGTACCAAGAAGGACAGCCTTGACTATAGTATTAGGGACACTCTGGGTGGGTTATTGAACGAGTTCGAGGACAGGGCGCCAGCATCCGCTTGATGATCTCCATTGCGGTATGTTTGACGACATACCGAGTAAACCGTGATAGCCCCTCATTATGCGGGAATAGGTGGTGTGTGTATGGGTCTCTTTCACAAAACTGTATCGGTTTAGTTTTATGTCTAGAAATTCGTTGGTGTATGTAGGCCAGTCACCGCCAGGAGAGTAATCGGAATGTACACGTTTCAACAATTCGTCCCATTCGGAACCTGGGCCATCGGTAAACACGTTAACGTTACGCTCAGCTCCGCTAGGGTCGTTGACTGAACCATTGAGGAGGCGAACCTTGAAGGTAAGGTTATTTTTAGTTAACAAGGTGTTCTGGTTAACACCGGTTGTCGGTGGGAATGCCCCTACTGTGTCAGTCCCGTATACTAAACCTAAATTGTAAAGCTCGTTTACGGTCACATTACTGCGGACATTTTTGCTGGCAACAAATAAAATTTTTCCGTTAAATCCAAACTTAAGCCAAGAGAAACCGGCATCGCTAAGCTCAACTCCCGAAGACATTCCTGTAATAGTCGATAACTCAGTCCTTGTAAAAAGCTCAGTGTCGGGGACCTCCCCATAAAAATCGACAACTCCATCAGTAGCGATTATCTGACTTCCACTCATTACCGATTGAGTCCCCACCACTTCAAACCCACCCAGGGTTTGGCCATCATGTAAGCGGACTGCCTTTTTCTCTAAGTCAATCGACAATTCCCCTTCCGGGAGCGTCAACCCATTATTCTCCGCGGTCGTCCCGCGTAAAAACCGTGTACGCATTATCTATCTCCTAATATGACTTTCGTTTTACTCAGGTAAACGGGGAAGCGTTACCGTCTTACCCGCTAAGTGGTGGTCACTATCCCCACAGAACTGAATGTTTCCCTGACGGATAAAGTAGTGACACTGGGTACTGCCATCTCGATTATAAACCCGAATCGACGGGTTAAACGTGGGTTGGTCAACATTACCGTCCCAGCACCATAACGCGGTCACCTTGGTATTGCTGTCGGGGTGACGAACATGAATCGGATGGCGTTCTCGACAGCCGGGACACCAGTGCCAGAGGATGCCCGGAATGGGCTGGTGAAGCACAGCTGATAAACGAGTTCCCATTCGTTGACCCCTATTAACAAAAAAAGCCCTTCCCGGAGGAAGGGCGTGTATGCCGTAATCCCTGAGCGGTAGCGAATCACTCAGATAACGGTCCATAAACGCTCTCTATACTATCAAGCGTAGTTCTTGAAATAGTCGGTCAGGCGATCACTCACCGCAGGAGAGTAACCGGAAAGCATGTGGCGGATGTCAATCTGCTTACGCTTAGCGCCGGCATTGCGGTCAGTGATGATCAGGAACAGCTCAATCAGGTTCACATGACGCTGCTGAGCCTTACGGTCCCCTTTGAGGAGGTGGGTAAAGCGGTAGGCATAGCTGGGTGAGAACACCCCCTCACGCTCCTTCACTACCCGGCGCTTGATCATGTCCAGGGCTTCGGGGAGAGCAGGGCCTTCCATGCGCATGACGTAGTTGAACAGGTTGTCCAGATCGCGTTGGGCTTTACCCCCTTCGGCTTCGGTGATCTGCTTACCGGGCGCCACGGCCGCCACGTAACGGTCCAACACGCCTTCAATAAAACTCAGGTTCATTTCGGTTAATGCTCCATTATAGGTCGAGGTCGTCTCAGCCCGCTCCAGGAGGCCTTCCTGTTCCGACACGGGGGTAGCCTCCTCTTCGGGTTGATCGTCGCCGAATTGGCGGTTATAGGCCGCGAGAATCGCGCCTACGGTATCCGCCTCTGCGTTCAGGGTGTGGCGCTTCTTGAGTTCAATCGCCAGCTTGATGTCGGTGGTCTTACCCACCGCTTTGAGCTCCCCTTCGGCCCAGGACATGAGCTCTTCAGTGCTCCAGTCCTGTGCTTGACGCTGGGGACGCGTCCGGTCATAGACCCACGCGCCATAAGAGGTCTGCTCCGGCGTGATACCCTTCTGGAAGTAATCCAGGACCTGCTGGTCACTCCAAGCCTCTTCCAGATCCTCCCGGCGGCGGTATTCATTGATTAGTTCACTGCGGCGTTTATTGGAGACACCAATCAGTGCGCCTTTCAGGTATGCGAGGAGTTCCTTGCTTTCCCAGTCGGCGGGTTTACGCTGTGCGCGAGTCGGATCAAAGCGGAACACGCCGTCTTCGGTGGTCTCTTCCTCTTCGTTCTCCATGGTCTTGATCCACTGTTCGACCTGCGGATCGGTCCACGCTTCCGGGAGGGAGAATGCGTCACGTGCTGCCTCGACCGGAGAGAGTTCTTCTAGAGTTTCACCTTGCGGATCTTGGGTTTCATTACTCATGGTAACACTCCTTTATGGATTAAGCCGCCTTCGCGGCATGAGCACTGTCTAAGGTGGCGTGAAACTGTTCCACGTTCCATTTCGCCGTACACCCACACCGACAGCGAATTTCTAAGCGCGTTCCGACTAAACAGAAGCTTGCCGTCATACGATCACGCCGATACCAATTGTGACACAAGGGACACATCCGATCCCAGGTACGGTTCATGTAACTGTTGAAGTGATATTTTGCCCACTGACGTCGGTTAAGATACCCCCTCACCCGACCGATAATCCCCTGCGCCATGATGTACATTTCCTTCTGGTTCGATGCCGTAATATTCTTTTAGAAAGTGGCAATATAGGTGGTAAAGTTTTGGTTTGTTTTCGACTTCGCGGTTATTGGCTTTCAGTACATCCAACGGTAATGGATTCTCAGGGAAGAACACGCCCGGACTATTTTGATCATTTGCTCGATTACGGAGTAATAACTCCGACACCCCGAGTGTCCGACTTGCATCCTTAACGGAACCGAAATAACGTGGGCCAATGCAGATTTGCTTGGCAAAGGGATTCCCCGCACCGCGACGGTTGGCTCTACGTTCGGGGTCACTCCACATCTCCCGCATCCTCTCACCCATCTGCTTACGGTATTCTGGAGATTCTTGGCGTTTCTTTAGTGACGCTTTACGCTTCGCAATAACCTCTTCAGAAAGCAAAATACTACTAATAGGCGACTTAGCATTCTTGGCGATATTCACGCAGTTCTCGTCACCGCCCATTTCATCAATCATTTTTTGTTCGAGCAAGAAGGCTTCTTCCCGGTCCCTAGTTGGAAACTCCTCAACAACAAACTCATCGCGGTCCCCATTCCATACCTCCTGGAGAAACCGGTTTTGGTGTTTCCCCGTTTCCATTTGGTTGAAATGTGACGTAATGCGCCAAGGAATATCCTTAGTGCTGCCCACGTAGAAACGGCCTGTGGGTTTATGGATCAGTTTGTACGCACCGGGTATCTCGCGTTTCACCCTATTAACCTTCATGTTATTGAGGATCAGTCCCGTGTCCCAGTATTCGTCAAACCACTTTTGGGCGTACTCGCGGGCTTCCTTTCCGTCTTGGGTTCGGATAAACTCAAACGTAAAGTCGTCCGAGCCGTTACTCTCATTAAACACTTGTTGAAATGCCTCGTTGCGATGGTTTCCCGCGCGAAGCATGATCATGTTGTGCTTGTGGAGTTTGACGACATCTACCGAGTGACCCACAAAGAATTTCCCTGAGGGGCGATGGATGATGCGGTACGCACCAGGGACTTTAGGGAAGTCGCTCCCATTGAGTAGTTTCGGGTTAGTGTAATGTTCGATCAGTAACTCATGGCGCTTTGCCCGCGCCTCCTGACGGTCTTCGCATTTGATGAAATCAAACTCAACGGCGTCGATACCTGTCTTAGACACCAGTTCCTGCAATGAGGGATTGTGGTGAGAGCCGATTTGCAGTACGTTGTATGTATGACGCGCCGTATATTGGAGTGAATCCGCCACGGCGTAAAAGAAGTTACCGGTGGGGGTATGGGTTACTTCCAGGATGCCGCAACCTTTCGGGAAATGATCGAAATTCATCTACGAGGTCTCCTTAACAGATGGGTACATATTAAGGAGACGCTCAGTATTTTTATACATCGCTCATGGATGCAAGCATTAAGAAATAAACCTCCTAAGGCATTAGGTTAACCTTTTGGTCCTATCCCATTTATTTGTATTAACAGCGCCAGCTGAGTGCATCTTTTTGAGCATACTGTTCAAGAAAATTCCTCCTACTGCAGCAGCCGCTGCTGGAATACCATCGGGTAACTCCGCTAGGGCCTCACCCACACAACGCCGACACACGTTGCGTCCTTCGGTCTTACAGGTGACCGGACTTCTCAGTAAGAGATCCTTACCAATATACGACTGGACGTTGTCTTTGGTGAGCAACACGGATTGTTTCCCATCAATCACCCAAAAGTCCACCATCCCTTTGGCGTTGTCTTCTTTAATCCGTACTGGGATGCCCAACGAGGTACCGCAGTCGTCTTCCTCAATGCGAATCGTCCCCACCATCCGGTAGATGGTCTTGGTGGATTCCCCACCTAACTGAGTTTGAGACCCGCGACTGTAAGACCCGTAACGAAGACCGTTGATCATCTCTGGGAGTTTCTCGGGGTCAATGCCCTCCTCCAATGACTTGGTAATCAGAGTTACCGCAGAGCCATCCGTAAAGGCGGACTCACTACCGAACAGATAAAAGAGCTTGTTACGAACCGCCCCGAAGCCTTTCTTGCCCTTGGCTTCGTAGAAGTCATACGCGGCATCACCTTCCAACCATTCACGATCAAGGGCTTCCATCTCCTTACCAATCTTGGCTGCCACAATCGGATCAGTGAGTTTGTCCTTATTCTCCTCTAACAGCTCCTGTCGGCGCTTACGGGCCTTGGGATTGGACTGGAGTGCCTTCGGTGTGACAGAGACCACCGACATGGACGCGTAGGCAACCAGGGAGAGGGCATACTCAGAAAACTGCAGGTACTGCCTGACGTAGAGTTTTCCGTCTGGGGCGTGAGAGACTCCATCGTCGTCTTCCGGGTTATCAATGAGACGCCCGAGGATTTCCTCCTCAATCTTCTTGATGGAAAAGTGTCCGGTTTGGAAAGGGAAAAGGTCGCCAAACGGAAGCACCAGAAGTAGGTAATTGACGAAGACATTCCCATACGTGGTCGTGAGCGGCCCATCCCCCTGGTAGTTGGGAAGGTCTCCTGACTGAAGCACAAAGGCTTCACGGAAGTCACACAGCGGCTGATCCGCCTTGCGTTTGGTATTGATAACAAACTCGTCTCCCGTATCGGCATCACGGGCCACGCGTTGTCCCTTCTCATTCCAGTACCAACGCCCTAAAATCCTTTCGTCATTCGGGGGTTCGGTGACGGCGAATATGCTGTTCACCCACGCCCGCTTCTTACCCGCGCCTTGTTTTAGCGCCCATAAGAAATAGTCCCGCTTGTCCATGGTTATACCTCTCCCCAGGTCGCTTCAATCGCTTTCTCGATACGGACCTGTTCTTGGTAATCATCGGTAAATTCCTGAATCGCATCTTTTAAGGCGCCGCCGAGCGCTTCCGGCTCCACGCCACTGAAGAACACCAGACCCAGGAGTTCCAGGGCGGCCTTCTCCGTCGGCATGCCATCGAGGGCCTCAACTGACGTCTCCAACAGAGTGTCGAGAGGTTGTCCTGAAGGGACACCGGATTTCGCCAGTTCCACCACGAGGTGGGGATGCTCACGTTGGGTGAGGTTGAGCAGGGCATTCACCCGCTTGATCGCTCCGGTTTTCGCTTCACGGTGGGGCAGATGCTCGGTGTCTTGTTCCACTGCCTGGCGGGCAATTTCACGTAGTCGTACCACCACCGCGTCGTCGACGTGGACAATAGCCTCGAACGCTTCCGCCCCGGTGATGTCACTGAACATCGGGGTCATTTCCGCCACCAGCTCCTCTGGCGTCCAATCCGCGAGAGTCATGTCGTACAGGGCTTGGGGGATAACGTAGTGTTCCACGTTAGCGACGGCCTGGAGAATCCCCGTCATGACAGGAAGGGTGGTGTTCTCTTCCAGGGTAATGCCATACTGTGTTAATGAGTCGCCCAGTGCATAAATCAATACGTCCTGGATACGGCCGACGAACAGATAGTTATCGGAGATGCCATCTTGCATACCGATGATATTCTGTAACTCGTCTTCAAATGACGACAGGCCAATCGATGAAAGCAGCTGTTGGGCTTCCAAGAAAACCCGAATACGCTCCTCCGGAATGATGTCGTGTAGTGCAATCCGCAGTTCATCCATCATGGGTATATTCTCCTACCGTAGAAGGGGGTCATAACATACCTTTACGTCGACGCGTGAAGTCCCATCGTACATAAGTACGGATTTACGCTATTATTATAGTCAACGCCGTTTCTCCAAACTGAGTCGTTGGTTCTCCCATTGTGTCTCTCTGTAAAAAGGAAGTGTCTCATGACCAATCAATCCCAAACCCCCGATGTCGATATTACTGATGAAGACATTCGCGCCACGGAGGAAGTCGTTGCCTCCACGGTATTGAAGTCCGATAAAGGATGGGAAGTCCTGCGTCAGATGTATCACGAAAGCGCCAAGAAGCTGCTTTCCACTCAGGGCTTTACTTATCCGGTTCTTGCCAACATGGACACCTTGAAAGAGAAACTCTCCGATCCAGAAGGGTTTCAAAAGTCCATGCAGACCCTGATTGGGGATTTGCAGGATTACAAGCAGCAGATCGATGCCATCTACGCCAAGCACAAGGACAAGTCCGGTAAACCCACTGAGGCCGAGTGGCCGATCCTGTTTGCACTCAGTCAAGACTACACCAACCTGATGCACCACTTCGACACCGTGATTTCCCCGCTGGTGTTCTCATTGGTCGATGTAATCCGTGCTGAGCACGGTGATCTTCTTGAAATGCCGACACAGCAGTAAGGACTCCCCATGGACGATTCACAAAAGCCCGATGATAAACCGGTTGAGGACACCACCTCCACCGGGCAATATGGTACTGAGACCCCGACCGAATCCTCAGCGAATTTCGTTGAAGACTTTGCCTCCACCAAGGACCTGGACAAACCGATCATGCTGGGCGATGCCCTGGCGATGTTCCGGGAAGTGTTCAGTACGGTAAGTGGTACCCTGGACAAGGCCGATAACCTGCTGAAAAAGATTGACAAGCAAGAGGAGGCAATCTTTAAGAAGGCCAATGACCAAGGCCGGACGCTGGGTGACGATGAAGGCAATGCCTGGTACCGTACGGTCATGAATGCCCTGACCCACGCTAACATCAATCAGGCGGGAGAAGAGGCTTCCACTCGTGAGGGGAGTGAATGGCGTCAGGTCCTGGAGTATGAAGGACAGTCGCTGCGTCCCGGTCAACCCAAGCAACGCCTGGGCGATGGGCATCACACTGTCGAAGAAAAGCTCACGTATATGTCCCGTCGTGCGGGCGTGGGTACCGTGTTTGACGTACCCCTCTACCACAGCGGGATTTGGGTGCGCATGAAGACCCCGCCGCTGTCGGCCCTGACAAGTCTTCAGTACCAACTGAGTCAGCTAAAGGTGACGCTGGGGTCTGATTCCAAAGGCATGGCTTTTTCCAACACCGGTCAAGTGTTAACCTCGGTGGCGGTGGACTTTGCGCTACAGTACGTGATTGACACCAACATCCACACCAGCACACCCAGTGACCTAAAAGAACGTATACGGGTGTTGGATATCCCGACGTTGCTGTGGGGTCTGGCAGTCACGCTCTACCCCAACGGGTTCCCGTATGTTCACCCCTGTGTGGCCGACCCAGAAAATTGTCAACATGTGGTGAAAGAGACCCTCAACCTGAACCGTCTGTTCTGGACGGACAGTGTCTCTCTGACCAAGACCCAGAAGAAACTCATGGCACGCCGTTTCCAGCACAAGCTCACCGAAGAGGAGTATACCCTCTATCATGCTGAGAAAGTGCGGGGCAATAACCGAGTGGTGTGGTTCGAGGATCTTGGGGTAACCCTGAAAGTCCCCACCGTCCAGGAGTATGAAGACGCGGGGCGAGACTGGATCAACGGCATCATTGAGATGACGCAAGGGGCGTTCAATGAACCACCACATGGAGCCAATCGGGATCGCTATATCCTGAGTCTGGGGGAAGCTACCACAGCCCGTCAATACTCACACTGGGTGGCCGACATTCGGGAACGCGACGATGACGGGGAAGATGTCATTGCCGACAGTGACGACGTGATTAACGAAGCACTCAACCATGTGTTCTCCACCGAGGAGTACGCGGAGAGCTTCCTGGGTAAGATCACCGAGTTTGTGGATGACGCCATGTTAAGCATGGTCGCCATTCCCTCGTTTGATTGTCCGAGTTGTAAGAAAACGATAAGTGAAGGGAAACATGAACGCTTCCCGCATCTGGTACCGCTGGATGTCCTTACCACTTTTTTTACGCTGGTCAACCGGAAGCTCAATTAAGTCCCAGTCAGAACGAGGATGCCCGTTTTAGTCGTTTGAGTCTCACACTGGACGACCCTAACGGGCACGTGGGCTTTTCTCGCTTCGGGTTGGATCAACTCGGTCAAGAAGGACAGTTCGACGCCCTCTTACGTGAGCTCCCTGCGGTACGACCTACCGCAGCGGAGATGATCGGGCTGTCCTGTTACCAAACGGAATATGGGATTTTCAACCACAGTCGTGTGCGTGGTCCTACCGAACAACGTCCCCTGGCGTCGGTGGCCTTGCACGATAAAGAAGACGTGATGGAAGGCGGTCCTTTATTCAGTCACATTCGTCGGTTCTACCAGTATCGACTCCATAAATTGTTTGGTCTATCGCTGAATGAGTTCCTGGAGTTGCCCTTGTATATGGTGGAGCTGTTGTATGACATTGCGATTGCGGATGCCACACAGCAGGACCACACTCACCGTGACGTACAGCGCCAACTGAATATGGATTTCGATGACGAATGACGTCATAACTGCCTTCCCTACGGGGAAGGCTTTTTTTTTACCTTAATCGGAACCGCCCTAAATTATCGAGGGTAAGGAAATCGTAATCATTGAGCAAGGCCCTAATAAAATACTGCGGGTTAGCATGTTGAGCGAAGGCCAACCAACTATTAAGACGTTGTTCAATAACACGGTAAGACAGTCCTTGTTCCAGTAGTGCGGGTGTTTTATGCAAAAGCTTTCGTATTCGTGACTTCTGTCGTCCCAGTAAATAAAGCCGTTCTTGAGTAATGAAAAACCCTAAGGTCGAAACACCATGTTTAACCGGCAACGATTGGGTTTTGCGGGGATGTAACGTAAGACGTAAATTATCTTTAAGGAACCCATCAATCAACTCGTTTATTATATCGGCATTAGTTTTATCCGTCGTTGTCACTACAATATCATCGGCGTAACGGACGTAGTGTTTTATACGCAGTTGGCGCTTACAGAACTGGTCAAGTTCATTAAGAAAGATATTAGCAAATAGTTGGCTGGTTAAATTACCTAACGGTAGCCCTGGGTTGATCGGACTAGAATCAATGATCTCATATAACAATGTCAGAGTTAACGGGCATGTGACTACTTTGGTCAAGATGTGCTTGAGTATGTCATGGGGTATCGAGTAAAAGAACTTCGAGATGTCACTTTTTGCGAGGTGGCCTTGGATATTGTATTCTATCTGAATTGCCCTTAATTGCCGTTGGATGGTGAGCACTGCTCTGATATTACCCCGACCTTCGATACAGGCGTAAGAATCACGTATAAACAAGGGATAATACCGTCGTGACAACACATTATTGAGCATATGTTGAACGATTTTATCGCGATATGACGGTGAGAAGATAACCCGTTGTTTTGGTTCATGTACTAGAAACGACGCATAAGGTCCCGGGCGGTAGGTCCCATTATGAAGTTCACTGACCAACTTGTCCAGTTCATGAAACTGCTGTCGTTTAAACTTAACGGCGGCGGGTTTGTGTTTAGGCGCACCACGTTGTGTCGCGTTGAACGCTTCTGAGATGTTAGCCTCGTGCATGATATCGTTAAACATCGGTTACCCCATTACGGCATAATTGGGCGACTACCCCCACAGCGTGATGGGAGGGGTAGTCATAGTGTGTTCTCGTTATCTAGGTAACGAACGATTTCGCCCCCTTGACGAACTATAACATGCGGAAGGCGGCCTTAGCGACCAAACCATCAGATAAACAGCCGTCAGGGCAAGGCCGCCAACCATTATTCGAATTCGTATTCGACGAAGTATTCGTGTTGAAGTTCGTCAAGGACGAATTCCCTCGGTTGACGTGCATTATAGACCAAACCGTTTACATACTATTGGGTTAATTGGCTTACCACACCACTCAGGATAATTTCTGTGTCGCGACACACATTCTCCAGAAAACCCTCTGTTATATATCCTTCCTTATATGCCAGTTGGTGAACCGTCATTAACGACACCAAGGTGGCTTGAGTTTTCTTTAACGCGTCTTTTCGTGCTGCACCGTGGGTGAATTCAGCAAGGTGTAATTGAAATAACCCCTCAAAGGCTTTCTGTTTGATAATCTGACACATCCCTGTATGTTCGTGACGCGGGTAGTTACGAAATGTAGGCAACATCGTCCCTAGCAGGGTTTCCATACGTGATGAAAGTTCGGTTATTTTCGACATTTTTCTATATAAATTTAGGGGCGGGGTCCCTCGTCGACAGGCTCCTCGAAGGACCCCGCTGTGGTCGTGACGAATACATGGTTCGTCTCTGCGTATTATTACCCTACCCAGTCATTCTTACACGACCAGTTCCAGGCAAGGCCGCCAACCATAAGTCGAAATCGTATTCGACGAAGTATTCGTGTGGAAGCCCGCCAAGGACGAAAGCCCTCGGTAGACGCGGTACCCCGAATTCGATGCTGCCGTCTCTTGGGTCCAGCTGGCGCGTCCGTTACCGGTCCCCACGACGATGTCGGTATCGGTGTAAGAGGCCCAGTTTGTGCCGGTGGGGTCATCGACATGTACCCGGTAAATTAAGTCATTCCACTCCCCACCGGCACTGGAGGCTGGGTCCGCGTCACCACCGGTCAACAGACGGACACGGAAGGTGTCATTAAAGTCCGAGGTAAACTGGGCGTCGGTCTCACCCCCATACACCGCATTCACCGCCGCGATATGATCCCAACTTACGCTGTGACGATACGGTTTCTTCGCGACGAACAGCGTCTTACCGTGATGATTGAATTTCAACCAGGGTTCACTACTGAATTGTGACGTACCCGCTGTAAGGCCCAGAGAGGTCGCCAGAGCGTCGCCATCCACCAGGTCGGTCACTAGGGTCTCCCCATAGAACCCAAGCCTGTGATCGCCCGCTGAGAGCGTCTGAGGGCCAGGACCGGTCAGGATCGGTAGCGCCTTACCGTGAATCAGGTTACTGAAGGCGCTGTCATTCCCCCGGTAGGTCTCGAAGAGGTAGTAATACTCATCGCCCCGCGCCACAAAGGTATCCTCGTACACCTTGGTACCCGCCACGAGTTCATCGTGGGTGGCACCCGGCAGGGTATCTTTATCGAAGGGGGTAGCGCTACGCCACACCCGGATGCCGTCCTCATTGAGGTTACGGTTAGTAAACTTAAACGTAATGCTCATGTCTCTCTCCTTTACGGGGCGTCACTGTAAGACCAGTCGTACACGTACGACGGTTTCACATAGTCGGTTTCATAATAGATGTCTTCCGGCGGGAAGAGGATCTTGGTCACTGTGGTCAACTCCAATACCGGCCGCCACCCCATCGTGGCCGTAACGGTAGTCGCCGCGACACTATCATAGTCGGCGATCGAGGTTTGACCGCGCCCCACCCGGTTGGCCAGCGTCCCAGAGATGGCTTCCTGGACCCAGCTGGTGGCGCCATTGCCTGATCCGACTCCCAACTCGGTGGTCGTTAATGAAGCAAACGTCCCGTTGGTGACTGCCACCATCAACTGGTCCCATTCGCCGCCCGCTCCCGTAGCGGGATCGGTATTACCACCAGTTAACAGTCGGGTTTTAAATCCATCAGTACCGATTAACGTTGGGGAGAACTGGTTAGCGTTTGCTCCCGCTGGGTGAATCCCCACATCGTCCACCCCATAAACCAGACCGGACTGGTAGAGGGTTTCCCAACTCACGCTATGGCGAATCGGTTGTTTTGCCACGTAGAGGATTTTCCCCTGATAGGCAAACTTCAACCATGCAGTGGTGGAATTCATCCCCACCCCTTCTGACACCCCCATCTCATCGGTTAACTGATCACCAGTAATAAACTCCGCGGCACTGATCTCACCAAAGTATCCGAGCTGGTAATCACCAGCCACTAACGTCTTGGGACCCGGGCCTAAGTTAAAGGCCATGTTACTGGGGCATTCAAAGCCCCCTTGCGTCACCCCATCATGGAGACGCAAACTCATGTCATCGAGATTGATCGAAATCTCACCTGCGGGTAACGTAAGGCTATTATTCTCCTCTGTCGTCCCGCGTAAGAAACGCACTTTCATAGTGGACTCCTTTAGCTAAAGGCTCACCAATGTGGCCATAGGATAAGTAAAAAAAAAAAAAAGAGGCCCTAAAAAAAAAAAAAGCCTCCCCGAAGGGAGGCAACAACGATCATGCGAACGTCATCGCATTCTTGCTGAAGAACAAATCAAACCGAATGGCTTCAATCTTCTCCTGTAAATGCTGGGTTTGTTTCACGCGTTTTGTGGTGAAACGGTTGCCCCATTTCTTTTCCAGCAGACGCTTATAGCTACGATAGGGGGCAGTGCGGCGTTCAAATTCACGAGTCAGGTCACTCATGGGGTATACTCCTGTAAGTTCTTTCGTTTTCTGTGGAGAGTTCTCATAGGAGTGATATAGGTCTTAAATTGCATGGAATCGGGAGAAAACGCCGCCCCGAAGGACGGCGGGTTTATGTCGTCGGGATCACTCAACAGACGTTCCAACTTCCCCGGTGCCGGCCGTTAGGGGGTTGATGCGAATGGGGTGTTCGTCCAGATAGGCAGCAATCCCGTGCTGGCGCATGGCATCCATGATGGGGGCGGTGTACTGGGGCACCTGAAGCAGATTCACCAGCGCGTCCACCAACAGGGTCAGGAAACTCTCATAAGTCTCCTGATCCACCTGCTCCTCTTCAGGAATGGTCACCGTTACCGTCTGGTTAATCAACAGGATCATCAACTGTCCTTTGGAGATCACCAGGCGATCCATTGGTGCTGCCACCACACTTTCCGGTTTGGCGTCCGGGTTCTTGGCGTTCACCTTATTAAACACACCAATGAACTTCTCGATCTGGCCGGGAGGCACGTGCAGTCCCATAGGATTGGCTCCTTACAGTTTCATCATTTTGTGGGTTTTCACCCGGTTATCAAAATACTTCTGCTTATTCTGGTGGTAAGAAATGTGCTTCTTTATATCCGTACACACCATGTAGGTGAAGCGTGGAGATACGTCAGGGAAGTCTTTCATCTTCCTCAAACGACCCAGTACCTGAATGTTATCTTTCTTGGAGTCCGTGGCCTGAAGCATCAACACTTCCCTCAGGTTGGGAATATCCACCCCGGTTCCCGACGACTTGATCGTGGATACGGTAATGTCGTTGGTGAGGAGCTTCTTGTAATCGCTTCCCGCGACGTGCATGCCGATGGTCAAGTCAGGGAACTGTACCTTAAGGTATTTGGTAAGGTGTTGGATGAACTCCACTGTCGCACAGAGAATCAGGAGCTTTTGTCCTTCCACCCGATCATGTACGTAAATCCCATTGACCGTCCGACGCACTAAGCCGAAGTACCGCTCCAACCGACGCTTTTGTTTTAGCATGCGGGTTTCATAACGGGCGTGGTTATACGTTCCTTTAAAGGGGGCCAGGTAGTCCGTCTTCTGGATTTTGGGATCATTGTACAACAGCGCGATCACGTTAATGTACACACTTAGATCAGGTAAGGGAACGCCCATCGAATGCGGGACCATCTGATCGATCATGCGGGTGACAAAGTCGCTGCCTGTGTAGGGGGTGGCTGACAAGTAGATCTGTTTGCGCACATTGGTGTATATATCAATACGAAACACCAGACCGGGATCTTCTTGGTATTCGTCATTGATTTGCACGCCAATTTGTAAGAACTCATGGAAACGAGGCGGGGGGACCAAATACCCCATCTCGCCAATCTTATCGCCCCACTTTTCAAAGTTCTCGATATACGCGCGGTAGGTGGTGGACGATATCAACACAACATCATAAGGAAAATCCCCATCGGCGACTTTCTGCATGATGGCTTTGAGTTCGTCTGACCCTGACACTGTAACGTGGCGATTTTCAATGTCTTCGTATGTTTCACGAAGTGCCTTGACCCAGATCCCGAAATACTTCGGGGGAATCATGATCAAGATGCGCTCGCCCATGTCGGCACAGGCCCAGAGTGCTGACAGCGTCTTACCAAGTCCGGTTTGAAGATCAACTCGTTTCGAGTATTGCTCGTCTTTTAGGGAACGAATTATAGGACCTTGGTAGTCCCTCATCACAAAATGAGGATACAACGTAAGTTCAGCTGGGGCTGCATCAGGATAAGGAATCTCCACCAGTTCGATTTTATCACGATCCACCCCACGGTCCACGATGAACCCAATAAACTCGTCTACGTGATGACGATGGATATACACTTCAGTTTGGTCTTCAAAACACCCAAAGTAGCGTTTCTTGATGACCGTACGAAACCCACCGCCCATATGGGGCGGGACTTTCTCTAGCTCCTTTAATTTCAGACTTTCCAAAAAATGAGCAATCTTAGGAAACAGCTCACGGCGGTATCCGCTAATGCGGGCGCCGTGAGAATAGCGTTCGATGCGGATAGCCGGGGTCATTAGTTAACTGGGGTGGGGGTTAGCCCACCCCATGCCTCCTTTTCTTTATGCTTCCGTGGTGCGACCTCCTAGCAGCAGTGTGTCGTAGGGGTGGTCACAACGATGGGGATAGATGAACGTGGCAGGATTGAGCAACGGTTGATCCTGTTTCTCAAAGGCCATTGCAGCTGCCATGGAACGGTTAAACATCAGGACATTGTACTTCTCGAACACGCCGTCTATCCCAGGTATCGGCAGACGATAGTCGCGATGGATCGCGGAACGTACCATCATAGTGTATACCAGGATTTCCGAATGAACGAGATTAATGGAGAGCTTTTCGTTGATCATGTTAAAGAACACCACCAGCGCTTCCGCGGGATCACGGTAGCTCTTCAAGTACCTCTTCGTGGCCTGCTGCTTGTTGCGTTCCTTTTTACCCAACTTCTTGCGACTTTCGGATTCTGCACCCGAATGCAAGAACGTCTGAATACGTTTCATCACCTCATTCATGTTGACGTGTTTAAACGGTAGGGTCAGGAAGGGTTTCTCGACATCGAATCCACTGATGTCAATCACCACATTGCCCAGTGCGTCATGTGACCACCGCACGTTACGGATGTGTTCCAACAGGTCCCGAGAGAAACTCGATTTACGGTTATACAACGACACATCGAGCACTTCAGACTCGACGCCCTGTTTACCGCGATCCACCTCGATCTTGAGGTGGGTAAGCTCACTGGCATTCGCGGGTGGGTATTCGTCGAGACTCGGTAGCATCAAGACGTCGGCCAGGGATTTCACCTCTTCACGCATTACGGTGATCCACTTCTTGACGTTATGATACTCCTTGTTCAAGTACAGCGTTTCGGGTTCCTTACCGTAACGGATGTACTTCTTCTCTTTGGCCTGGAGGACAAACTTCTCCACACTGGAGGTCGTCTCGGAGTGTTTGGTGGACAAGACACTCGACGTGATCTTGTCGCCCATGCTGACCGCACTGATCTGTCCAATGTTAGATCCTTTTGGGACACTGAACGACAGCCGTCCGTAACACACCGAGCATATTCCCGATGGATCGGGATGCATGCAGCTTAGCACGCTGCGAATCTGAATCGTCTTACCGATCAGATGCTTCTCATCTCCACGGATATAATCGAGTGATCCATCTTCTTTCCGATAATACTTCCCCCTGAGTTCTTTCAAGTGATCGGACATCACCGGGAAGGGAATGAGATGTGGTGTTCCACAATCCCCCTGATGCAGGTTCTGAACGAACTGCGCCACCAGCTGCGTTTTCCGATTGAAATACTCGGTACTGCGCAGCAGCTCCTTATTGTAGAGCAGTGACTTGGAGCCTGACCGGGATTCGATCATTGCCCCATACAGGTCGTTGATCCCTTCGATATAGCCCTTGGTGATGGGGTACGGGAAGATATCCGAGTTGATGTCGGTCAGATACCCCCGCGGCCCTACGCACTGAAGCACCTGCCCCATCTTGAGCGTGCCCGACCTAACGGCTTCGACCAGGGGATTTCCCTTGAGCTCATTTACGTCTTTTAGCGTCGCTTCGATCTCGGGATAGCACTCCTTCTCAATGGAATGTTGAGTCGGTTTGACGTTATCGTTTGCGGCTTTAATCCGTGGGTGCTCCATCACCTCCATCAAATCAAACATGGACAGCGTGGCGACATACGGAGAAAGGCGTACCGTGAAATCGTTATAGAACCGATTGACGGTCTCAAACGCCACATGCGCCAGCCACTCCGGGTCGGTCGTCTCATTTTCTGCCTGGTGGATCGCCCAGATCAGCTTGTTGATCTGTTTGATCATCGACTTACTGGTGAACCGACTGTCCTGCAGATGGTAGTCTTTCAGCAGCGGGACATCACGGCGTCCTTTGATAGGATACCAAAGGTAGACCGACGTGATAGTCGCCCGGGTGTGGGTGGTGATCTCTCCATCATCGAAGACCACGATATGGCGCTCCTCCGGGAGCGCCCACAGATCGTCGATAGGGAGATCGAGCAAGTCATGCGCGTTATACCGATTCATGCGTGTCCTCACTCCTTATGGTCGTCGACATGGACGAATTTAATACCGCGGCAGGCCATCAGGTGGTTGACGAAGCTCACCGGACGAGAATGTCCCAACGGTACCTTCTGTCGATCCACTGCCCGATCGATATTGGTCGGGAATGTGGACTTGAGAATGGTCTCCGTCGCCATCCGGTGGGAATCGGGGTTATTCGACTGATCCAACAGCTCCATGGTAGCTTGTGGCCCCACGGTGGTGGTGAACAGCCGGGTTTCCGATTCCCCCAGTCCCCTGACCGGCGCTTGACGACCGGGGGATGTTTGCTTGTCGTAGTTGCTCAGCTTCGCTGGTACCCCAAAGTGTTGGGTCTTCACTGAAGCCGCCCCGCTCCAATCCTCCCCGGTTTTCTCCAGCATGATCATGTAGAGACTCCCGATCAGTACCGGACCACTGGTGGTAACCATCCGGCCGGCATTGTCCCGGTAAGTCACCGGACCATAGTGAGGGCAGTATTCACTGTCCCTTACAGTCATGACCATCTCGAGATTGTTAACCGGATTATCCGGTGGGAAGTACAGGTAGATGCCGTCTTTCAGGACTGAGCTGACATGACGGAAACGGGCATTAGGGTCTTCGTTGTCCACCATTAGCATGTCATACTGCAGTGGTGTCACGATGTGATAATACCCAAGGAGCTTCTCCCAACACCAGTCGATAATCGGCTGGCCATTGAGCTGGGCGATCTGATACTGCGTTGGTTTCAATTTGACATCAAGTCCGCACTCACGCCGTAGTCGATGAGTTAAATCGCGACTTGCCGCATTGAGGAACTGCTCATACATCCTCCCAATGTTCATGCGTTTAACGGTCGAACCGCCATAGATGACCACATCGGCCCGATTGCCGTTTTCGTCCACAGGCATATCTTCCGTTCGTCGGGTAACACAGTCAACTCCTTTCGATTTCTTCAGTCGGGTTCGCAACACCCAACTCGTCCCTAACTACCTCACGGTAGGGTAGACTGCTGCATGTCTCCATGCAGACGAGACTATATCTTCGTCCCTGAGGGACGCTCCCCATTTCCCCGCTACTTAGCAGGTACAGGCTGGTAAAACCTTAGTCGTTGAACCTTGACCCTAGCCCACCTCACGGTGGTCCGTAGGCCCTTGGCTGCTGATTGTCTCTATTCACCTATTTATCAAACCGTCGATACGTGGTTTCCCCGTACCTGTGGTAAGGTGACCTGGCGAGATATCCCAGCAATTAGAGGAGATTCACCTTAAGATTTCTCTTAAAGCGGGCATTTAAACTAGAGGGAAGACAGTCCATTATGGGTGGTGAGCGAATGGACTTTTCTCTAGTTTCAAATACCACCAAAAAGATCGCTTATCTTGTAACCTTCACCTGCAGGCATCTTGTACTCGTAGGTGAGCTCTACCCGCCATTCGTCCAGGGTCTCCAGACGGTACATGCGGGTCAGTTTGCGACGGTCCATTGGCGTGGGCAGAAAGACCTGAGCATCTACCAGAAGTCGATTAAACTCCGGTGTGATCTTCAGGTTACCTTTCCGGCGCCGTTTGAGGCGGTGGTACTCATCCATCAACGTCTGGTAGAACGACGCCTGAGCCTCGTAATACTTACGGGCCTGGATATCCATACCGACAGGCGTGTGGGAGGGATTGAGACGATCGTCATGATAGACCGTTACATCAACCACCTTTGCACCGGGCTTACCATAAAGACGACGATCAAACCCATGATCGATCTCACGCAACGCTCGCGGTGTCATCTCCGCGATACCCAGGTTGTCGTCAATGTCCCGTAAGGCGAACACCACTCCATCGTCCCGAATCCGATCGCCAATATCCGGAAACGGCTTGTAATGGTTTTCGTCTCCGTACAGGTTCAGTGGGAAAGTCTTACGACCCCAGTTCCCTACCACAGTGTTATACGTAGTGGGTGTGGCCCGCTTGAGGAAGGACTCCGATACCACAAAGCCGTCCTCGATGGTACCCGGCATGGACAGGAACGTCGCCTCCGCCTCAAGACCATAGCCGTACTGACCATTCTCCTTTACTGCAGGGGAAGCTGCCAATACTTCTCCTTCCGCAAACTGGGTTCCAGGTGCGAGGCGCTCCCACACCTCACTGCGGCGCTTGTAGGAAAATCCGAAGTCTTGGTGAAGTGACATGTACTCAGGTACGACGATCACCCCCACGGTTTTGAACGGATCGTAATAATCCTCGTAAAGAATGGCGGTGACAGGATTGTGGCGAATCCCCTCAAGACCTGCACTGGGAGGATACTTCCGAATGACTTTCAATACCGTCGCATCACAGGGAAACTTGATGTCGAAGGTATACTTGGAGTATTCCAAGTCCATTCCAGTGAAAATACGGCGAGGTTCATTACCATCCAAGATGGGCGCTTGGCCAATCTGAGTTGACATCATCGCCTTACGAGGCGATGAGTTATTTCCGAAAAAGGGATCAAGGCCATTAACCCCTAAGAGATCAACACCCAGTTCACCCCGTTGACGTTCGCTCATGTTACGGTCCTCTCTCTCTATCTCGTTGGTCGTACAAGGGAATGATATAGATGTCTATGACTTTTTCTTCTCAGGAGTGACGCTATGGCCTTCTCGGTAACGGATCAGGGGGTTAACCCGGGGGATGTCGTTTATTACGACCCCAAGTTCCGTACGATCATTGAAACGCATTTATCCATCCTTAGGCGTCCAGGCATGTCGGGAGAGCAGATCATCGAGCCCTCCCTCATCCATCAGTTTGAGGGGGACTTCTATGGACTCCTGGCCCATTTAGGTGTTCGTCCCTCACTGTGGTGGATTTACTTGAGAGTCAATGGCATGGAGAGTCCTAACCAGTTTGGTGGGCAGCTCCATGACCCGTATCGTGAACACTACCGGTTCACACTGAAGTTACCACCTGATGAGTTTATCACAAACCTCCGTACGTTGTTCCTTACCACACAGACCTAACACCATAAAAAAAGAGTCCCCCATATTGGGGGACTCATATGCCACAGGTCAGAGGACACCGCCCCCTTGACTACTCCAGGGAGGGAGTGACTGACCGGCTGGCGCTGGCTGCTGTGGATATTGTCCTTGCGGCACTGCCCCGCCCCGGTTCCCAAACATGGCATTGGATTGCATGTATGGGTTAACGGGTTGCTGCGGTTGTGGTTGAGCCATGCCGAAGGTCGGTGTGGGTTGAGGTTGCCCGTACCCATAACCCATCTGTTGAGGCTGTCCATAACCCGCTTGGGGGGTATGGCCATACCCTTGCTGGGGTTGCCCACCGTAGAGTTGACTCTTGAAGTCACTGAACGACACGGTATCCTTACCAACCGGACCCGACGCAGATTGCGACATCTGCGGCTGACCATAACCACCAGTCTGCGGTGGGAGGTTGGTGGGCTGAGATGGCTGAGGGGTGGCTTGGGCCTGCTGTGACTGAGTCATCTGAGGGTTCGGCGGCGGCTCAGGCGCCTCGTCTTCCCCTTTGGCCAGCTTACCCTCATTACCCGGCAGGGACGGGATCTTGTTGTAGAACTCGCCCAGCTTCGGCAGGGTTTTCTCGTAGGTCAGATCGATCGGCTGAAGATCCAGGGTCAGCGGCTTAGCAAACCGGTGGATCTGCTTGTTGATCTGCTTACCGATCTTCGCGTACGCTTTGAGGAACGCATCGAAGAACGGCGAGACCCGCGAGTTCGACCCGGCGGAGTAGGTCTCCGGGCTATCCCCCATGGGCACCACGTAGTGCATCAGTGCATTGAACGTCTTGATGTCCTTCTTACGTACCGATACGCCGAGGATATCGTCCTCATCCGTCTCCAGGTGGTCCATGATGGGGAAGCGCACCACACACACACGGTTGAACTTCTCGCCCTCGATCTTGCCGCCGTTCTTCAGGTAGATCGAGATGAGCTGATTCTTGCGAATGGCCCGTTTCACGATTTCCTGAAACTTGGTCACGGCCTTCTTATCGGCCTGCGGTACCTTCTTGAGGTATTCGCTACACTCCGGGGGAAGGTCTTTGTGGAGGGAGGGTTCCGCCGCCACGATCAACAGCTGTTCACACAGCTCCATCACATGGTGTGCCACCATGGCCTTGGCGGTCTGTTGCAGCTTACCCAGTACCGGGGACACACCCTTACGGGCAATGTTCTCAGCAATCGGGTGGAACGGCTGCAATTCACTACCAAAGCCCCGCTTGAGCAGGGCATCGGTAGGTAGGACCAGACGCTTGTTATCGATGGCAACCGGCCGTGGGGTGGCGTCAGGATCGGGAGCCACAAAACTCACCAGACCCTCATCGTCTACCGTGAAATTGAGGGAGGTAAGAACCTGCTTATAAAAGTCCTGAATCTTCATAAGTCACTCCTTGGTTGGGGGTTACTTCCGGCATTGGATTGGGTTGTTGAGGATTGTATCCCCCCATCATGTCATGGGCCATGTTGACCGACGGGCTATCGACGGTCTGCTGAGCCAGATAGATGAGGTCGTTGGAGATGGCCTGAGGACGTTGTTGGTCCTGAGTGATCACCGGCGCGAACAGGCTGTCGCTGAAGGTGGGGGCCACATAACGCACTGGCGACTCCCCTTCCAGAGAGATGTCGATAATGCTATCGCCTGCCAGGTCGGATGACATGGAAATCTGGAAGCTGATCTGATTGTTGTAGGTGAGTGTGTTCAACGCATCCACAATCAGTCGGCGTTGGAACTCTTCCAGATAAGGTATCATTGGAAGGTTATCCACGACACTACGGGTACCATGGTCATGAATCTCAATCGCATAATCCCGAAGACCCACGCCGTTTGTACAGGCGAATGAGATGGAACGGATGTAGTTATCCATCATGATCGCCGGCACGATCTGAGCCAGGGTGCTGGCGGCGACGTCGGTGCGACCTGCCCCTTGCCAGTGGTTGGAGTCCTCCGCCATGCTGATCTTACGGATGGAACGCCCATCGTCGAGAGAATACTGTGTGGTTTGCTGAGCTTCTGGGAACAGGGTTTCCAGCTCCCGCAATGTCACAAACCCTTTCTCCATGAACCCGGCGTGTTCCTTCAGCAGGGAGAAGAAACCGTTGGTGTGGATGTCGTCGTTACCGGCAACGCTGTTGGCTTCACTGAACACGTACTCTAGATCACCTTCATTACCAGTCGAATGAGCCTCCTTGACTGCATGTGAATACGCCCCCAGCGTACGGCTAAGGTAGCGGGCCGGACTCACGTCATGGCGGCGCGAATACTTATAAGCCCCAGCTCCCGCCATAGCCCGGGTATCGAACGCCATGTTCAGATCGCTGTACATGCCCGATGCGTTGAGATTATTCACCACGTGGTTGGTTTCTCCCCAGTGGTAGATATCATCAGGACGGATCAGGTAGGAGGTGGGCTGATGGAACAGGCCATTGGACTGCCCCACGGGACCCGACATGTCCATGGGAGAGACGATCTGGTTAGAGGCCACCACTCGGGCTACCGGGACAGGGCCGTTTGGAGTCTGGCGGATGTCGGTGACCACGATCGTCTCGGAGTTGAAGTAGATCCGCATCTCAGGATCGAGATGGTTGAAACTCGCGTCACTGTGGTCGGTATACCCGAAGAAGATACGTTGTGTCTCCCCCTGGACCTGGAAAGGCTGCTTCTCGATCACTTTCATCATGAAACGAAAGCGACGAGACGTCCAACCGTGAGCGATGTTGACTCGCCCCTCAGTGGCGGCTTGAGGGTGAAGGATCTCACCTGCCACATCCCCCAGGGTGTTGACGCCCAGGTTCTTACCTTCTTGGGTCGCTCTTGCCAAATAGTTGATGTGGTCCTGTTGAATCGTGGTTTCAAATGGACGAAGGTGTTGCTCCTGATACGTTCCAGTCTGTGTCAGAATGAAATTCGCCACATGGACCTGCTTGTTGTGTCCGAACATGCGTTCGTCCTCCTACTCTCGTCGATGTTACTGGTTGAGTTCGGCGATCTTGATGACCGCTTCAGTAATGTTATTTTTGATCGTGGGGGGAATCACCAGAAGACCTCGTCCTTCCGGTTGACCCGCCAGACGTTTCAACTCCAGCGGTCCCACGTAATTCCAGTTGCCGGTCATAATCTCGCGGGTGACCGTATTGATCCCAAGGCTGGCTACATTACCATTACGCATGCTGGTATCTTTCCCCCGCTGAGGCTTCACGTGTGGGTAGAGTTCCATCAGCCGGTCAATGTACTTACGTGAGATACGGGTACTCGGGCGGGGTCGGTAGGAAAGCCCGGGGGCATTCTGGTCCGCCATGGAGATGGGCTCCACCGTCATCAGGCACGCCACTTCCAAACACCCCCAGTGCCACAGGAGTGCCTGAGCTGTCACCAACAGCCGGTTGACGCTAACCTTCTTCACGTGACTAAAGGCACGCGGTGGGAATCCCTTGGCCATCACCCACTGCGCCAGATGGACCTGGTGAGAACTAATCGCCACACGTCCCATCCGGTCAAGAGATCCGACCGTGCGTTCCAGCAACCGCAGGTCGATGGTGGGATCAACCTTTTGGGCCATCCCCGCCATGTTCTCCGTTTGGATATCATAGAGAACGGCATCTCCATCGGCGATGCGTTGTTTGACTTTATACTCTTCCAGAAGGCTGGTTTTATCGTCTTCGTCTCTCCCTCCTCCTTCGGGACGTTTCTCATTCACTCGATCGGCAGTTCGTCGCTCGGTAGGCTTGAGCTTCGAACGGATGTATTTATAGACGTAAGCAATAACGGACTGTGGATTGGTATGGTCACACAGGGGAACGATAGTCAGGCGTCGTACTAGGACATTGGCCATCAACCATACCGGACGCTCCGCTGACCCGAGTCCCAACCAGAGACTTCTGAGTGTGATTGCCTCATTGTTCACTGGGACCTGGATATAACCTTCCAACTTATCGATCGCTGGGGAATCATGCGGCCAATTCATTATCTCGGTATGGGCGATCAGACCCATTGCATCCATTTCTTTATACAGGTCGTTTCCACTCCCATACCCCCCTTGATCGATGAATTCACCCCAGATAGGAATCAACGGACGTAATGCCAATGCTACTACCGCCAAGTTGATGTAGTCTGCCACCAAGTAGGTCTGAGCACTGTTTTTATACCGCCCATTGACATCAGGGGTTTCTTGTACATCGGAGGGAATATACAGGTTGCCCCGCAGTAGCCATGCATTAAAACTATCCATCGGCATGTTCCGATACAACTCAGTGATCAGCCGACGTACCCCTTTGATCTCCTGCACGAAATCGGTAATACGTTCAAACTCTTCTTTTAACTCCTTATACGCTTCCCAGATAGCGTCTTGAGCCTGTTCGGGAAGACTGGCCCAATACCCATTAATTTCATCAAAGGCACCATGAGGGTTGTTCAATCGAACTTTCCCATATGTACCTGTCGACCACACCAGCGATTCATTTTTGTGGACAGTTCTGACTTCGCTGAATCCATCGCCTTGAAATTGCGCCACTTCAAGATGCATTGGGGTTCTCTCTCCGTTGATTGCTGATGCATTGGCAAGTGGATAATATAGATGTGGAATCCACTCGACTGTGCAGACCACAACACAAAACCCGGGGCATTTGCCCCGGGTCATATGTCATCAACTCACCAATCACCAAACCCTTCAACGTCGCCAAAGTCACCAGCACCGCCGCCGCTGTTACCACCCCCGCGGTTCTGCTGATAGTTACCACCACCACCGCCACGGTTCTGTTGGTAGCCACCGCCACCTTGTCCACCGCCCTGTTGTTGGGACGGTGCTTTTGCAACGTTCTTCGCGTCAGGGTTGAATTCGCTGCAGAGCAGGTGATACACAATCGGTGCATACGCTTTCACGAAGCCCTTGGCGTACGCATTGGAAAGTTCTTCAGCGGTCAGTTCACTGCCATCACCCCGTTTGATGTTGTGGAACTTTGAAGGACCAAAGAAGAACTGAATCTTCGGACGGTTATACCCCAGCACTGCCATGAAAACCTTACCACTCTGGCGATCCCGACCTACCTTGACCGTCGCGATGGTCACCGGTTTATCTAGCTTCTTACCGGCAATGAAATCATCGATAAACTCGATGTCGTAAGTCTCATTACCCCCTTCGGCCAGTTCATCGATCTTGTTCATGATCACTGAGAACGTACCCAGATCACAGTTGAAGTCGATGCGGCCATTGTTCTTGTCGTCAGGAACATTAGTCTTGACCACAAAACGCGGGACGTTACCGATCACTTTTACCCGGAGATTAGGACGCTTAGTTGCGCCAGCAACAGGATCACCAAACATCCAGGTAGACATCACATCGAGAGGGGTGGGGGTAATCGGGGCACGATTAGGCTGTTCGGCCATGGGAGACTCCGGAGTCAGTTTGAAGTTTGGACGCTATAGTCCCTAAGGGCCCAGAGATGGGCATTACGCTGCGCAGGCGTTCATTACATTAACGCAGTGAGTAGTTTTCTACCCACGGCTCATGAGTTCATGAAAGGTCTTTCTAAGTAACTCACCGCCGTAACGATCAAGATCATGACGAATCTTCTCTACGGTGGTCACTGCGGTCCAACGACGCGTTTCCCCGATCTGTTTGACTTCGTCCCGAAGCTTCTTGGGGAAAGCATCAAACACGGTACCTTCACCGAAAAGCTGTAGGGTGAAGGCATTGAAGGGTAAATGGTCTTCTTCTTTCACCCCTTTGAGCTTAGTATACCACTGTGTATAGGATTTCAGTTTCCCGGTGTGGGATTCCAACAGGAACAAGCTCTGGAACTGGAAACGCCAAAGGAGTTCATGGGGATGATGGGTGAGAATCGCCACCACCCCGGGCTGTGTGCTGGGTTCTCGCTTGATTTCAGTGAGGTCCACTTGATGTTCTTTCAAAGCCTGATACAGATGTGTGAGTGTCAGTGCTTCTAACTGATGGCGTGACTTCTGCTTATCGGTGTGGGGCTCTTTGTAATTGGCGTGAGGGAACCGCCATTTCAATTCATCCAGACTGGACAAATAGATGGTCGATGTGATACGTCCTTGGGTTTCCTGTAAGAGGATCGTGGGGATAACCTGGCACTCTACCACTAAGGTGTCAATAGCCTGACTCAAATCGAGGGCGTCGATCTGTTGTGTCGTCATGGAGGCGTAAAAATTACGCACCAACGTCCTCAAATTAAACCAAACATGCCGTATCCGTTTAAAGCCCGGCGGCATGCGGGCTTGATTCGGGTGACGCTGAAGGAGTCCTTCAATCGCTAGCGATGTGCCGATCGAGATCGGGAAAGCTCCCGTCTCGCGCTCCAGATACTCCATGGTATCTCCTAGGTCAACTCAGCAAGCAGCTCCTGACACCGTCGTTTGGTTATCTCATCAGGCGCATGCTTATCCAGTTCGGTGGCCACGAGTTGGTCGATCGTGGTCTTGTCAATGGGGACAAAGGTATCAATGTCCATCTTAAGAACACTATCCAGAGTCGTTTTCGCCGATGTCTCTGATTTCTCGATTTTCGGCGGTGTCCACTCTATTTCAGGATACTGTTGCTTGATAGCCTCTATATCGCCCACAACAGGGCTGTGCTGCTCGACATGAAGACGGGCGGCACTTCCCTTGGGTAAATCCTTTAACGCCTTCCTGATGGCCACGTTGGCCTGTTTCACGTCCATCCCACGGCAATCGATAGTCACATACCGCTTCGCGCCCTGGTTTTCCAGAAACGTGATGGAATAGTCCTCGGGAGAACGCACACTAACGTCGTAGCACCCTTTTGGATACTCTTCGTTGTGACAGATCCGATCGAACGACCCGGCAGCAAGAATCCGCTCCTTCTGTGTCGGGTGGTGCACGTGACCAATCAGGATAAAGTAACGCACCATGTCCAGGTATTCCTGGCTATCATGAGTCGGCTCCTTTACTACATCAGGTAGCTGGTACTCGAAAGCCCCATGCATGATAGCAAAATCCACCTTCTCCAACTGATGCTGTTTCAATAACGCCTTAACTTCATGAAGTGTTTCGGTGGTGTCAGGCCGCCATTTATCCGGCACATACAGAATGGTGATGCCGAACTTCTCATTGTGCTCAATGGATAGGGTTGTGGCGTAATGGATATCCACCGGGATATTGGCGTTGTCTGCCTGCTCGATGAAGAAGCGTGACTGAAGGCGGTCATGGGAGGGAGTACCCTCGACAATCCTCACCGCAACATTCAGACGGGCGCAGCGGAAGAGCAGTCGGGTAATCCAACGGTTAATCCGGTGGACGTTATCATCGGCATTATGAAGCAGTTTATCGAACACATCCCCGGTGATCTTGAGCATGTCGACGTCTTTCAGTCGTGACTCACTTACCGCGTACGTATCCAGGTTCCGAATCATCATCTCGGTGGGGGTCGAGCTATGCCCGAGATGAATATCCCCAATGCTGATGAAACGGAAAACACCGGGGCGTTTTGTGTTCTTAATCATCATATTCCTCAGAGAACGATGAGTTTGATGACGACGCAGGAGATGTTGGTGTTGCGGGCATTGTCGGGCTACCGTTCGGGAGCGCCACCATCTGTCGATTATACCGGGCCAGAATCTCTTGGATGGGGTAGATCACTACCTGCAGGTAGTTGGGACTCCGGGTCATGTTCATCATGAAATCCCGAATCTTCTCGATCAGATTGCGACCACCCAACTCAATGTCGCGGGTCAGGCTATTCATAAACTGCTCTGCGGTCATGCCCGACCCATAAGGGATGGTGGTCACCGGGCTCTGCACCAGGGCAGGTACCGTGAATAGAATACGAAGACGATCGTTGTTATCCACCACATTGAGTGGCTTTGTCAGCTCACCCACATACAGACTGTAGCGGTAAAGGGCATCTTGCCCAAACGGGTTTTCCAGAATGTCCAAGACTTCCATCTGGAATTGATACTCGGAGATCACAGGCATTACCCGACGCTCTTCTTCGAGAATCACGTCCAGGGCATTGCCCAGAATAAGTTGATCGTAGGTCTTGGTCTCGGATGTCATGGTTACACCTTACACGTAATAAAGCCACCAACCCTTCCGGCTGGTGGCGATGACAAAATTGCGGTTACCGATCAACGTACACATTGACCTTGTACATACCGCCGACATTACCTTTTGTGTCCAGATAGTTGGACAGGGCGGTAGTATCTACCCCGGAGAGCCCTACCGGCACCATCCCATCATCGGTCTGTTTATAGAGCACCGGCTCCTCGCTTTTGGTGGTGAGGAAAAGCGTTGCCTCATTTTCCGCTTCTTCTTCCGGTACAGAACGAATCGTGGTGGGGTAGACGATGCGTTCTTTAATCCCACGGCCCTGCTGGACCATAGTCACTCCCAACATCTCTAGGAACTCCGCCATCATTTGCTGATTGCGTTGACGCTCCACATTAAGACGTTCGGTCAAGGACGCTACCTGGGTCTCCAACTCTTGTAACCGCATCTCTTGCCGTTCTTCACTGGAGGGCTCGGCGGGCGGTAGCTCTGAAATCTTCTCGTGAGGCATATGGGTATCATCCGTTATTGATTTTGGCAATCTTAACTAACTTGCCGTTAATAAACTCAACGCGTCTCCCCAAGGAGACACTGCGGGTACCTTCTCGTACGATACAGGAAAAGAGTATTGTTAGATGACCGGGATTCTCTTCCGGATTCGTTTCTCTAACCGTAACTTCCACTTCAGTCTGGTCGCCGAAGTAGCGGCGCATCAGACCTTCCAATACAACTCGGATTTCGTTTTCTAAAGTGATCTCGTCTTTGCTGTATTGCTTCACCAACCACTGGAGGGATGAAATCTGTCCGTAGTAAAGAACCGATTGGGAATACTCGCTGGTAATGAAGTAAGACAGGGCGTAATCGCCTTTCTCTTCGATCGTATCGACCCACCCGAGGGTCGATAGCGTGGGAACCTTGGTGGCCATAATGATCTCACAGTGAATAGGTTTGCATACTATCTCACTGGGAAGTCAAAAAATAAAGGGAGGGTCACCCCTCCCCGCCCCAGAGGGCTTATTCTAACCTCTGTTTCCTAGCGCCACGCCCATCAAACGGTGGGCGAGCCCAAGGAGTTCAGAGTCTAGTTCTCGATGTTCCGTTCCGCCTTCAGTTTCATTGAGGTACTCGTTGAGCATCTCCACCAATCTTTCCCGGCTGGGGTCAGCCTCTTCTTCCATGGCTTCCATGACATGGCTGCCCAGTGTGGGCTGACGCTCCACTAGGAGTCCCGCCCCCGCCATCAGGCTCCTCACCTGGCCGTCACGGTCCCGATAGACAACCGCCAAGGAGTCATGAGAGAGTACCTGACACCCAATGTTCTCGAGGATCTCTTTGATCTTTTGGGCGTTCGTGAGAGGCAGCATGGAGACATTCCATGGCCGAATTGCGTCGGATGCCAACACATAGAACTGCGTATTGGGTAAGTATCCGGCAATGTACTGTTGGTTGATTGCTTCTACGTCGTTCTGTGGGATACGCTTGAATTGTGCCATGTCGTTCTCCTTTACTCATCCGGGTCTTTCAGTCCCGTCATCACTGCGGCTTGGTGGGACGGGTAGCCTTCGGCAATAAGGTCACGATAGGCGCGGTAGTCGGGCCCATAACCTAATTGGAAATGGTCTTCACACAGGTCATGGCCTTCCAGCTGTTGTTGTCGGCAACCCGGAATACCGCACCGTTGATTTAGCGTCACAGGTACTCCTCCGTATAGGCAACAATGGGAAGGAGGGCACCGGACATACAAGGGATTGCAAGATTGCCCCAAATCTCCATTAAGCCACTATCCAACTCCTCGACTGGGGCGTTGATCTCTCTTGCGTAATCCGTGATAAGTACGTGTTTGAAGGTATTCTCTTGCGTTAGTCGGTATATGTGAACGACGTCGTTTCTGTCGACGTTGATCCAGATCACGGGTAGTGCATTAATACCGCTCAATTGGTTAACGTCGTATCGGCGAATTTGAAGAAGCCTGTCTTTCTTTTTCCCTACCAACATGGCTCGAGCGGGGTAGGTAATTTCTCTTTCTTCGTTGGTGATCATCTCAATGCTCCTAACGACAGAAGGGGGAGCATTTCGCTCCCCCCAAACTTTAGTTACTCAACACTCAATGTAGTACTTACCACCACCGTCTGCGGTTCTTCCTTCCACGGATCGCGACGAAATGCCGTTGCCATTTTATCTGTGAAGGAAGGGTCCAGTTCCACCGTGGGAAACTCGTTGGTGTTGGCGTTGTTGCAATACACCAATTCCTCGAGTTCTTCAGCAAACAGTGCTGCGTCACCGGCGTTCCAGTGGTCAATATCAGGGATCGACAGATGGCAAGAGAACACCTCTCTGGGTTTAGTGACTTTTCTCAGGTTTTTATTGACGTCGTAAGTGCGCGCCATGGCCCGAAAACGGATTACTGACTCCCCTTCCCAACCTGCACGTATACGATCAAAACGAAACTCCATCACGTAGTCGTTGGGGTTGAGGGCATCCAGTGCCACCACCGCTTGGTTGTATTTCTTGGCGACCGTCGCTTTGGGTTTCACCAAGAAAACACACATCCCCAACACCACTTGGGGAATGCATCCTTGCGGGAAGCTCTTCTCCACCATCCGTCGATGGACGTACTCCGCATTACTTTCGATGGGGTTTTCGTAGTGAACAACCCCATGGTCCCAATCACCGTCGAGGAGATGGGTTACGGTCTTCTCATCGACCAGGTTGTCGATGGTGGTGGCACTCAGCACTTTGGTCAGAGCACCGAAGATAGGATCGTTGATACGCATGATAAATACCTCTGGTTGGGCATTGGTTTGTGGGTTGGTGGATTAACATGTGCCGCCCATCTCACCGTTGGGCTGTCTGATGGACGACACACACGACAGGGCGACTCACGCCGCCCAAGGGGTTATAGGGGGTTACCGTACGGACTGGTGGGGTCTTCGTCCCCTTCTTCCAGGTAATGCTTGACCAGATCCCAGGTATCAAGGATATCAAGTTTCTCATGGAAGTTGAGTTCACGCTCCCCTTCCTCAAGGTCGTCGATATAAATCCTAGCTACCCAGTCTTCGTCGTCGTTGGTGGTTTCCACGATGCCATTCATCACACGACGATAATCGTAGTGGTCACGCCCCACCGCGTCTCCGTGATGGTTAATGTACTGGTCATCGTAGCCTTCCACTTCCTGATTCAAATACCGTTGACGCAGTGTGGGCTCGGCCATGATCCACCGCTGCATCACCGGACCTGCGGTTTGGAGGCTCTCCAGAGACCGCAGGGGCTGTATCAGGTTACCGCTCCAGACGTTGTCATGCTTTGTTCTCAGGTTCCTCAACATCTGTAATGCTTGGGATTCTGAGATCGTCTGATAGAGGTTACGCGCTTGGTCAAGGAAGGTCTGTCCGGTTTGCGACAGGGTCTGTCGTACGGTATTAGAGTGGTGTTGGAACCACTCCTTAGTGGAGGAGTCTAGCATTCCCCCACCGAGGGCATCGATAAGATCCCCACCCCCTTCGACATATACTGCCATAGTGTCCTTCCTTTAGTTAGGTAAGTAATCCTCATGAAGCCAGTTCACTACCGTATCTACCACGGGTCCCTGGAGTTCCAGGTTCCCTGAGATGGTGTGAGGGTCATCGGGCGACAACACCCACAGGTGGGGTGCTAACCGACTGGTGGCTTCCTTGAGATGGTTATCCAAGATCAAGATGAGATTGAGCTGATCCGTTCGCATTGTACACATGAATGTGCTTTTACATCGAGTCGCTACACCCGACCGTCATTGTTGTCCAGACAACAACGTTCCGACAGTTTCCTACCGGACGAGACTATATCTTCACTCCCATGGGGAGGTCTCCCATTTCGGGCCGTCAATCGCTTACGTGCCCTACTCCGCTCCCGCGGATAGTCGTTGAACGTTCACCCTATCCAGTCTCACGACAGTACGTAGGTGCTTCGCTGCTGATTGCCCAATCTTGATTGTTCTCAAGCTTTCACGCTTACCGTTTCCAGTCACGTTGTAGCCAATCAAGCTCTAAGGGGTTTCCAGCAATTAGAGAGATTTAACGACAGCTTTTCTCAAACCGTCAAACGTTGTGTTCAGTTGTCCTCGCTACAGGACAACCCGCCTAATTCGCTGTCTCTCGACAGGTACGGGCTGCTGCATGTCTTCCATGCAGACCAGACCATATCTTCTTCCCCGTGGGAAGCCTCCCGTTTCCCCGCCGCTTAGCAGGTACTCCGCGCTACCGGATGGTCGTTGAACGTTCCTCCTAGTCCGTCTCCCGACGGTCCGTAGAGGCTTCGCTGCTGATTGCCCAATCCCCACACTTGTCGAACCGTCGACAACTGCTTTCGCGTTGCCTGTGGTAGTGAGGCTCTCAGGGGTTCCCAGCAATTAGAGAGGTTATCATCCAACCATTACTGATTGGTGAGACTAGGTATTCCTATCAGCGTTTGGAGCCCTTAAACATAAGACGCTCAATGAGGTCGTGTTGACGTGTACGTCCGTCTTCACCTTGGTGATGAAGAACTGCTGCATGGAGCCACGCTGCAGAGTTGGCGAATCTTCAGGTAGGTCGTTAATCTACCCCGCCACCTGTCTACCTCACGGTACTCAGGCGCGGCTCTAGGTTTTCCCTAGAAGACGAGACTATATCTTCACCTTCAGCATGACCTGGTCAGGTGCTCCCCATTTCGAGACCACTTGGTCCCTACTCTACTCGGTTCACTGAAAAGTGCCTTTCGATAGTCGTTGAACGTTCCCCGTAGGCGCTCTGTGAGCGCCCGTAGGGGCTTCGCTGCTAAAGGGGTGGTTCCCACCCACGGTCGCCCATTTTGTCCCGCAGGACGCATCCGTGTCGTTATTAGACCATCATGTCTTTTAGCCGGCCCTTTCGGGCAACATTGTGGTGACACAGCTTTAGGGGGTCCCAGCAGTTAGAGGAGTTTTGTCGAGCAGTGTTTCCACTGCAAGGAAACCTTAGTGTTAGAGAAATGTAATACTATACCCGTTGAGTCCCGTAGCCTTAAATTTATTCCTTAGGGAGTCTGGGTCTTTTCCGATAGACCTCGCGAATACAGGGAATGATGGATAGTATTCGGTGGTGTTCGAGATCAAATCGGTTACTTTTACAATTTTCCCAATGTTGGGAAGTCTACCTTCAATGCTGAATTTTATCTTTAGTGGGTGGTGATCGATAAATTCACGCTCATCTTCGATGCGTTTAATGGAATACCCATCGACCAAGTTAAGTGTTCCTTCGTTAATCTGGGAACGTAACCTATTAACTGCTACGCCGGTATCCTTGGATGCCTCAGTGATATAACGATACTCTTTCACTGTACCGTCTCGGTAATCCTTCACCAGATACCCGCCGGTTAGGCTTTCTGCTGTTCTACTATCTATCAATTTACTGTATTGATTAACTGACGACTGGACTTCTTCTTCGGTTACGGACAATAATGTTTCTTTATAATTCGGGTCTCCTTTTTCCCAGATAAAACACCCTCGAATTAACTTACGTTTCGGGTTGGTGATGTAATCATGGATTGAACCCGCGCTTATGCCCAAAATGTAAGCTAGGTGAGAAATTGTTTCGGAAACCACGAATTGTCCGTTGACAAAATCTACCGAACAAACCACTTTGTTGGTATTAAATTTAGCCGCCTTGTAATGAACCAAGTCGAAAGTATAACGTCCTTTATACTTCTTTGTCTTATAGCGGGTAAGGAAGACCATCCCAGTAGCCCCAGTAATACCGAAATGCTCTAGGCATCTCTTAAGGGTGGGAAAGGTCATTTCTGTTCCCTCTCTATGATCGAACACCCGAACAATACCTCGATGTTGATTGAGTCCGGTTTCATAGGCATGTTTAACGTTATCGGACCGACTCATCCATTCAAGGTTGTCTTCGTTGTTATTGTGTTTGTTGCCATCGATGTGGTTTGTGTCAACTTTAGGGTATTCGTCCGGTATACCATGGAAAGCCAGACAGACTAACCGATGAACCCCAACCCAACGACGTACTTTGTCTTCATCCTTAGTCGTAAATATTTACGACTAAGTAGGTACCTTTAGAGGTTTCATCCTCCTGTTGACTTATTATTAATCCCTTTTTATTTCGAATCTCTCCTGTAGGCGAAGCCTGATAGTTCGGGAAGAACGGTATATTTACCCATTCGATCACATGTACACCTCCGTCAATATTTTGACTGATTAGGACACCACTCCTTCCAGTCAACAATCGATACTAACTTACATTTCTCTATCAGCTATTCAATTTCGGCTGAATGTGCAGCAGATGCCGGGACCATCGGCCTCCTCAATCAATTCCTGGAAGATTTGATCCAACTCAGGATTATAACGAAGGACGTTGGAATACACGAAGTTCAGTGCTTCATTGGCGGTATAGCCTCGTTTCAGTAGTTTATTGATGATGTGATACTTCAGAAGCTGGGTGGCCATACCCCAAGGAATGTGGAGCTCCTGCCAGTGGTGAGGCTCTGACAGCGACGTGATCACACTCCGTGCCGAGAAGTGCAACCGTGAACCAAACACATGACGACGGAACATTCCGGGCTTTTGTGACAGCCTCGACTTCATGTAGCTACCATAGAAGGCGGCCAGCTCCCGAATGGCCTTGGCGGTGCGGTTCTCGATCACCTGCTGGCGCATCGGCACGGCCTTCGAGCGGATGCTCGAGATCGTGGCCACGGCATCCATTGCCATCCCCAGTGGTTTGTCGATGTAGACACCAGAGGTCGTGGACTCCACCACAAAACAGATTCGTGATGGGATCGGCAGATACTTCGGGAAGAACAGATGTTTGTTCTGTTCAATGAACTGCCTGAGCTCCCCCTTGTTGGCTTTGTTCGCGTCCACAATCGACGCACTGAACAGAAATTCAATGATCTGGTCGAAGTGACGAACAAAGTTGTTCAGGCCCCGTGGTAGGTCGGCCTGTTCCAGTTTGTCCAGTTTCTTTAGCAGATCCTTGGATTTGATCTTGTCACGTTGGACATGATACCCGGTATTGGTCAGGTACTCCAGGAAACTGAAATCCTTAGACTTTAAAGGAGATTCCAGAATCATCCACGCTTCGGGGTTGATCAGTCTCTCGACACCTTCAGGGGCTCGAATCCAGAGCATGGACTGAATGGGTCGGGAAGTTGTGCTCTGCACCTGTGTGTTGCAGATATGACACTTCGTACCAATCCGGAAGACCCCGGTAAGATGACCGCAATCACACGCCGCGGCTTCTTCGATGGTGTCAGTGTCTTGATAGTGAGTGAAGAGGTGATGATCCAGCGCCTCCTTTTCTTCCGGGATGGCGGTATTGTAATCGTTGACAATGATGGGTTCGATGTCGAGTAACTCGAACTCCTGGTCATAGTCCACCAACTGAGCAAAGACACTCATGGGTCACTCCTTATTGGCAGGGACGATAGATACCGGCTTATTCTCATCACTGACAATGACTTTGGGAAGCGTACCTAAATCTTTTACGGTGGGCGGTTGCTCCATCCGACGAGGGAAGTCACCGTCAGGACACTGCACCTGAATGTCGGTGATCCCAAACTCCTCCAGAGCCTTGGTGATTAATGCCGCCACGGTGGTTTTACCACAACGGCTTTGTGTACCACGGATACTGATGTGGATGATAGGCTGTTCGCTCACAGGTGTTCTCTCCGGACGAATCAAAAAAATAACAGAGCACCCCGAAGGGTGCTCTGCTTATCACAATGGTGGGGATCAGTAGAGACGACCGCCACCAGTGACACCGCCGTAAGACGGACCACCGGAGTAGGTCTGACCACCACCGTAGCCCATGGAGGCAGCACCAGACACCGCGTACTGGCCCACCATGGTGTTGCCTGCGAAGCGCTGACCGCCGATCACGGTGGTCATGGACTCGAAGTCCACATGCAGGCCTGCCTCGTGAGTGGCCTTGTCGAGCGCCTGAATGAACTCAGCGGTCAGGATCAGACGCACGGCACGACCGGTGATGCGCAGTCCCTTGGACAGGAACTGACGCTCCAGCTGCTCACGCTGTTGCATGCGCAGTTCGAACGGGCGGGACGGATCGCAATAAGTGGCGTACCACTCGTTGAAGGTCTGCATGTCACCTTGGGTCAGGTTGAGCATGGCCAGCACATCCAGGTCGCGGATATCCCGCTTCTCGCCGTCTTCGCCGATGTAATAGCCGAGGTGCACTTCCATGTTGGAGGGCACCACGATCGGACGATCCTGCGGGAAGTGAGTGGAGAACCGACCGCCGGTCAGGTTGTCGGCAGCCTGGATCAGACGGCTGACGGCCTTGTTGCGGTTGGGGCCGTCACCGGCTGCATCGAGGAAGTAGTTCTCGATGGAGGCGTGGTCACCCACCGGGTTCACATCCAGCATGAACACCGGGTTGGGCTGGACGAGCATGCTCATCATGTCAGCAAACTCTTGATCGGTGAAGGAGTCCGACTTGGTCTCGAACTTCTTCATGCTCTGGGTCTTGTAACCCAGGGCACCGATGTCCTTCATGTCGATCCCGGCCTTACCGACCTGCGGACGGAAGGTCTGGGCCCAGGCGGTACCGGCGGTCACGCGGAATGCGTTGGAGATCGCCAGCAGGTACAGCTCGAAGGTCTGCGCCTGAATCCAGTCCGCCTGATCGACGGAGGTGATCACGAAGGAGGGAGTGAACAGCGGCTGAGGCTGCTGGGGCTGACCCCAACCCATGTGCGGCTGTTGCTGCTGAGCACCAGTGTACTCCAGGTTCACGAAACCAGAGACGCTGTTGAAGTGCGTCTCGACTTCGTAGAAGTCCTCTTGTGCCTGGTTGTTGTTCACCTGACGGTTGAGCGACACCTGGATGTCGTTACGCACCGGCATGCCAGTGATGTCGTAGGACGGCTCACCAGTGAAGTCCACCCGTGCGGTGAGGCGCTCATCGTTGCGCTTGATTGCAGACACATTGAGCGGCTGTTCGCCCATCAGCATAGCCACCACGTCATCCACACGGTTGACGGAGGTCACCAGCAGACGAGCGACGAGATCCACTTCGGTGAAGTCGAACTCACGCGGGATCACCAGCGGGCCAGCGTCCACGACTTGCATCTCAGTGATGCCCTTATTGCGCTGCATGAACTCAGTGAGGCGCGCCAGGTAGATGTCGTTGAACACGTCCTGGGGGCGGGTCGGAGTCTCGATGCGATGAGAACCGTACTGCACCACGCGCGGCGGCAGGCGGACGCCCTCGGTATCGAGGATCAGGGTACGGACGATGGAGTACATCTTGCCCTGGACCTTGACGGACTTCGCCACGAGGATCGCGGAGAGGCCCACACGGTGCTGATCACGGTCGAAACGGATCAGCTCGAAGTCGTCGGACAGCTGCTGGCTGTTGATGGCTTCCTTGGATGCGTCGGTGAGTGCACGCAGGGCTTCGGCACTACGACCTTCGCTGCGGTCATAAGAACCGCTACGACGGAAGAGTTGGTTCATCGCACCGAAGCCGGCGGGACCTTGTTGCGGCTGCTGGGGCTGAGCGGTTTGCTGGTAGCCGGTGTTCTGCTGTGCCTGCTCCTGGTAGCCGGTGTTCTGCTGCTGAGACTGCTCCTGACCGGCTTGCTGGGACTTACCCTTATCATGAATGGCCATTACGTTTTCCTTCTCTCTTGGGTTGGGTTCTTACTAACACAACGATAGCGCTATCGTTTTGCTTGCCTTGCGGTTGGCAGGGTAGTGATATAGGTCCGAATTCATTTGGGATCACACCACTACCCGATATAGGGGCATAGGGTGTTGTCCTAACCTTTCAGTCGGACATAGGGTCTCTACATATCATACACCCCTGAGTATTTTTATTCTTCTGTTTCCTGGATATTGGCCTCGACATCCAGGTCACCCCCACTGCTGTGCAGACCGATTTCCAGATGAACCACCTTTTCGCCGGCAGATTCAATAGCCTGAACACGCTCCGTCATCTCACGAAGCAGTTCGGTCATGTGATTGGGATCTTGCGTAAAATGATCCCGCTTGGGGAGACTTTCCCCATTGGTGTATTCGATCAGTCCCATCAGGGTATAGGTGACCTCCGTACGTTTCCAGCGCAGATCGTCCTTATGGTGTTCGGCAATCACCTCGTTACGGACATCCGCGCTCTCCCGGCGGTAGCGCTCCATGATCTCCGTTTCCACATTATGAAGGGCGTCAATCGCCATCCGGACTTGTTGAAGTTCGTTCATTGCGTTCTCTCCGTTGGTGTTACGCTACAGTGTTGGTGTTACTGCAAGGCAATGATATAGATGTCAGTTATCCTTCATTCTTCTTATTCCAGTAGGACGGTGTCATGTACGATCTTTTCAGTTCACCTCCTCGTCGGTTCACGGGGGCCTTACACTTCCCTGAGCTACCTTACCTGCGCCGTTCATTCGACCGTTTGCTTGGGGACGTGAAAAGCTATTATCATCGCTACCCCAAGTACGTGGGGAGTGACAACCTGTTTGGGAATCTGTTAAAGCATATACCACGTCGTTGGGACCTGGACGACCGACGTTATGTCCGCTTTGTGGAGGATGCCTCACGGGGCATCATGCGGGCCTTTTGGTTGACCGACGCCACCTTTCGGGGACGGGTCCATGAAAGCGGTATTACGTTAGGACCGAAAACCAACGAGGTCATGTTGGCTACCGAGGAGTCCTTTGATATCCAACGTGCGTCCCGAGAGTGGCGGGATTGGTCACCTATGACCTACCTGTATCACACTCGCACTGATTTAGGGTTGCCTATTCTTAACAACCAGAGTCCCGGCAAGGGTTGGGGTGTAGGTTGCATTAACATCCCGATGCTTGCTCTACAGTACCGCTACTGGTTAAAAGCTCAAGCGGAACGGAACAGTGAACAGCCAGAGAGCGTTTACCGCTTTGTGGGGGGTTTTGTCCTACCCAATGCTGTAGATAGCTATCTGGATATTGCGGTGTTTAACCGGTTAGCGCGCCTGTCTCGGGGAATCAACACCAAGCGTTTCCCAACACCTCATCCCTTCTACCTCACGGATTTCTCCCAACGGGTCGATAGACTCTGCGAGAAGATCCTTGAATCCCAAGAGAGGCGAAGTGAGGACATTGAGCAGGTTGCTTACACCACTCCCATGATCGTGAAACCCACACTGTTTGACGTCATGCAACTCCCTAAAGGACCGGTGTCTCGTCAAAACGAGTGGGTGCTTTATCTGGCACGACTGCCATACCTTCGATATATCCTGGAGACCAGTGTCCGACATGGACGGGGAGACCGGAGCTTTCTCAATGAACTCCATGAAGGACTGGTAGAGGCAAGCCAAGACCGTATCTTCAGTGGGGTCGGTTCTCCGATGGTAGTGCAGCAATACCGGGAAAGTCTTCGGTATTTACTTTCCCTCCTTCAAAAGACCGGTCACGGTTGGTAACGGGCATAACAAGCTCTCCCCTAAACGGGGAGAGCGATATGTCGATGTCAGGCTTCGGGTTGGGTAAACACCACTGTTAGACCTTCGCGGTCAAGTTCCGATAAAAGGTGCTTCGGTACGGCCACATGACGACCGTCCTTCAGGGTATAAATGCTATCGCCAGGGCATACCACTTGACCATCCCCTCCAGTATCGAGCCAACCGTGGTGATCAAAGGTTGTCTTACATACAGGACAATGAGATACACCACTCAAAGAGGGATGTCGGAAGCGGCGAACCACCTTTCCTTCTGTCAAAAACGGACGACCATCACCATCCGTCATCTCTTGACACTGATCGTCGGGATGATCGCCGTTCTTAAACCACTGAACTACCTGCATCGTGAGCTCCTTGTTGTTAACCGTCAATCCACTCTTGCCATAGGACAGTGGCGATGTTGTGAAGGCGGGCATGGTGACCAATGATGTCCCAAAGGGTAGCGTGCATGATAGGTATCCTCGTTGTCGTAATAGGCGGCGTGCCTATACTATTTCGCTACCCTATATTGACAGAGTGTATCAATAATAGTCGGAGATGAGGCGGGCAATCTTCTTATCTTGCATAAAGATCCCCAATGATTCCAACATGAGGTAGAACACCCCCATGGTATTGAAGATGATCTTTCTCGCGTCGATACCCGCCACGATCTCTTTCGGTATACCCGATGTTTCCACAACTGTTGCTGGGATCAATAGGGTCGAGAGATCCTTACGTCGACGTTCAATCATCCATGCCTTGAGTCGCTCAGCGAGTGCTGGGTTCTCCATACGCTCACACCATGCATCAAGGTCTGTTTTATTGCCGACAGCCAACGACACTTTCACCACAGCGTAGGGAGGCTCTTTGGTTTCACCCAGGGAAGGTGCAAACACATCCCGCCATAGTTCGTAGTGCATGTAGTTAGACACGTCTGGGTTTTTGTATGATTCCTTAGACTTTACCTGCCCTGAGGTCATGTATTCTGACTGGCCGTTCTGAATACTTGCCATGATGTCACGTTCGATATCGCCGATACGTTTAAGGATATCACGGATGTCGAGTTTCTCTTCGGCTTTGATGGCGGCAATGATCTCTTCCATCATCTCCTTGGCGGTGTCATTAATGCGCTTAGGGACCTTTGAATCCCTAAGCCCTACCCCTTTCACCTCTAGCTTGGCTTTCGGGAACATCAAGCCTTCCTGGGCGTCCTGGGAGGCATAATAATGCTTCGACCGAGTGGTCATCGAGAGAACGGCAAAATAGAACTCGTTCTTCATTGCCAACAGGCGTAGGCGTTTATCAGACACCCCCATGTTAGCCGACTGAATGGCCAGGATATGCAGGATCAACTCACTGACCAAGAAGACCAAACCGAATACTACTCGTTTGGCTTCAGGGGCATAGCTCACATGGCCAAAACACTGTTCTACCCAATATTGCATGGTGAACATGGTCGAGTCGGTGTCTGACACAATCGCTGCACGACGGTAGGCGCTCGGAAAAGCATGGATCGAGCTGGGGACGGTGTTGGTTAGCCAAAAGGCGTGGATCAAGGTTTGGTATTTGGTCAGTACGTCAATTGTGCGCTTTCCACTGACCTTAATCCGTTCCCAGATTTCCGGGTTATCTTTGAGTAGTTCTTCTTTGGTACGTCCTGCCACCTCATCAAAACACAAGAAGTTTGAGAGCATTTGGACGTCTTCGTCCAGCTCGTTATACGCCTCATCGCTGAACTGTTCTTGGTTCTCGTCGCCCTGTTGAGCTAGCTCTTTTAAGAACCCAACCACAAATTCCGGATTGAGCTTATGGAGGTGGTAGAGGTCTGATACATACAGAAAGGCGGCACGCTCATCGGGAGTGAGGTTCTCAGCAACGGTACGAAACTTCTGAATGTGTTGTGGTGACTCCCAATAGAGATCGCTGGAATATCGGATACATTCGATAACATCTTCCGGCGTGGGATACTTGAGATTAAATTGTTCCATCGCCTGACGGACTTTGGTGAGGTCTGTCTCACTGACAATAGCCAGTAGATTGGCTTTGGTGACTTCCGGATCATAATAGTGACGATTACCCGCCAGGAACTTCTCGTTAGCCGAGTTGGCGTAAGACGTGGCCGTACGAACGGTGGAAGTCAAGGAACTGTGGGTGGACTTATAATAGAGGATCGTGGCGGTCGAAACCGTCGCCCCTGAATAGGAGTTATTGTTGATTTTGAGGTTATTCTGCTCACCTTTCTTGACCAACGCCAGCTCTTCGTTACCCTGACGTTCTGCCTCAAACATCTCCTTCTTTACGCCCTTACGCTTCTTGACACCTTCTTCGATGTACTGGGCGTGGGTGGCTTGTTTCACGTGATCGGGCAGATACGCCGCCATCGACGGCGACAACGTGAAGTTATTTTTCTTAACGCGATTCAAGAACGTCATGAAAGTGATGCCATCTTTCTGACGATCGCCATTCTTATCTTTGGCGAGTACCAGGGCACGCGGGTCTTTGAAGCCGCCTTCTTGTTTCGGGTGGGTTTTACGTTTCACGAAGTCCAGACAGTCGTCTAGAGGTTGTCCTGTTTGAAGGTGGAGGTACTTCGCCGCCTGGTTGTGGTAACCTTTAATGATATCCAGGTCGCGTTGGTATTCGTTGTCAGGCAAGATAAAGGGGTTCTGCATGAGGGTCGTCTCCGGAAGGGGTTCTCTCTATGGGATAAGGCGGGCGGGTACTTTCCCTCAACGAGAACTGATGACGTTGCCAGTCAAATACGACATAAGGGAACTCCCTTAGGAGTTGGTATATGAACCCATGGTGTTTGGCGATTGACATGACATTCAACCACGCGTTTAGTTTCTCTATTACTTTTCTCCATTCCCGGTATGATAATTGACCGACGGGTATGTTCCTGATGTAGTGTCTGACTTTTCTTTTGAATTTCCCTAACAAGCGAATATGGTCATGGTAAATAAGAAACCCAAGACCCACAATCCCAACATGTAGCGGCCTGACCTGCGATTTCTGTGGGTGTACGTCTAATGCAAGTGTGTTGTTTATCCATCTGGTAAGGTGGTTTAATAACCGATGGGCGTTTTCTTTCCCTTTAACCACAATGAAAATATCGTCCGCGTAACGTAAATAGTATCTGAGTTTAAGTGCGGTCTTACAGTATTGGTCTACGACGTTCATGTACAGATTAGCTAAGAGTTGGCTGGTTAAGTTACCCAAAGGTAATCCAATGTGTCCTGGACTTCGCCTAACAATCGTTTTTAGTAGGTCTTTGGTGCGTTGGCAAACAAATTCAGCGCCTATGATCGATTCTAGGATAGTTCGTGATATACGATAGAAAAACTTTACGATGTCTAGTTTTAGAATATAGGCTTCTCCACCATAAATATCTCTTACCTGGGACAACAGCGTCTGTATCCTCAATACTGCTCGCTGATTCCCTCTTTCGGTAATACATGCAAACGAATCATCAATGTATTTCTCTTTCAGATAAGGCGCTACCACATTGTTGATAGCGTGTTGGACAATTTTGTCTTCGTAAGAGGGCGCGTAAATCAATCGTTCTTTGGGTTCGGTCACATAGAATTTATTATACGGTTTTGGATGGTAAGTTCCATCCATTAACCTGCGACGCAGCTGTTCTAATCCAACCTGACTATTAAAATAGAAGTCTATCGCGGCGACTTTAAGCTTGGAAGTTCCTTTCTGTGTTTTAAGGTAGGCGTCCCATACGTTGGCCGGTGTGGTAATTTGATCAAACATTAAGTTCCCTGAAATACTCCCTGATGGCATAACACACAGTCCTGAGGGGTGGTCTTACGAACCCCTCAGGACAGGTACTTCTTTTCGTCTGGTAGTTTATCCAGACGCGATTGAGCCTCCTTTGACCGACAGTGAGAAAAGGAGTAAAGAAACCGTAGTCGCTTTATCGTTACTTATCTCGGCGGCCAGAGCAGGCCGCCACCCGTTGTTGGTATTCGTATTCGTCGCAGTATTGCGATTGAAGTTCGACACACCATTGTTACCACGATTGACGCAAGTTTAAGACTCAATCGCAATAGCAGAAATGCTATTTCCAATTTATCCCGATAACAACTCCCGGTGATTATGGGAAATAACATTCAATTTATATATGACATCATTATGGAACTCTTGATTGACGAATCGGTGTCGGTATGCAAAATTCCAAAGGCTTACCAATATGTAAACATCTGCAATATTGTCACGTAAATTAGCTTTGCGTTTTGATGTCGTTTCATAAGCATGTAGTAATCTCGCCATTATAGAATGACTTATGTCCTTGATTCTTGCCGCGCTGCTGGGCTGTTCATACCTAGGAAAATTCTTTAACGTTGGGTAAATGTAATCAAACCAAACTTCCATTTCGCGATATAGCTTAAGAAAAACTTCTTTACGGTACATATCTTTTCCTGTTTGGTAAAAAAGCCTGTGCCGGATGGAAAGAAGACCATCCGGCACAGTATAGTGCACATACGTAATTCCGTCGACTGCGTCAGCGACGTGGCGCTTCCGACGGTCGTCGACGTCCACTCAGTGGTCTGTTAGACCACGAGCTCCAAAGCAGGCCGCCACCCGCCGTAGGTAACCGCAGACGCCGCAGTACGGCGAGTGAAGTACGACACACCATTGTGACCACGAAAGACGCGGTAGGAATCGGTACTCTCTTGGGTCCAGCTATAGCTACCGTTACCAAAACTGTTATGGACTAACAGGTCGGCATCGCTGTAGCTGGCCCAGCTCCCGTACGGGTCTGCATTCGGGTCAGTATGCGGGGTGGGGTTGGAGGAGTCAGTGTGGACACCCGAATGAATGGGGTAGAACAGACGGTTCCATTCGGAACCATAGCCCTCGGGAATATCATACCCGTAGGGGTTACCCGCCACCGGGTCGGTGGCCGCCCCACGCAATAATCGGACCCGATAGTCGAATCCATCGATGGTCACCACCGCGTCTTGCAAGCGGGCGGTACCGGAGGGATTGCTGCCGTTGGTATCGTCCCCGTACACGGCGCCCGCCTGGTAGATGTGTTCCCAGGAGGTACTGTGACGGAACGTCAGCTTGGGCACCAGTATCACCTGACCATTCGAGGCGAACTTGAGCCAGTCGCTGGTGCTGTTTTGACTGGTGCCAGCACTGAGTCCAATCGCGGACGCTAAGGCGTCACCGGTAATGAAATCCGTGCTGGCGACTTCACCGTAGAACCCCCACGTCGCGTCCCCACCGATCAAGGTGGTGGAGCCATGTCCCACCGGCTCGTAGGCTTGAGACCCAATGATTTCATACCCACCGGGTGTGACGCCGTCATGTAACCGGACGGCTTTGGTTTCCTCATCAATACTGATTTCCCCTTCGGGTAAGATCAGTCCATTGTTCTGATCTCGCGTCCCTCTTAAAAACCGTGTCCTCATTTCATCTACCCCTTTCATCATTAATCGAAATGGTTCCATCACTATGACGGCGTCCATATCATAACGGAACGAAAAAAAAAAAGCCCTCCCGACAGGGGAGGGCGAGAGATATCGACGAGATGCAAGGACGCAACGAGCGAGGACACGACCTTTACATATCTATTATGTGTTACGTAATTTTCTACGCACGGACTTGGACATCATCCGGACGGAAGCCATTCGCCGACAGAGCATTGAGCATCCGATCCACTTCCAGTTGAGTGCGGTTCTCAAAGACCATGGTCACCTGACCTCCTTGAGAAATCTGAATGGTCTCCTGGCGAATCCACTGTACCGCCAGGATGTCGTACGCGCCATTCGGGTGCTGGATACGAATATAATCGAAGGTGAACGGATCATTCGGTGTCCCTGCCGGTAGGCTCGGGTAGACCGCTTGATGCATGGCCTCAATGTCAAGACCGAAGTTCAGCGCCATCTGAGCACTGATGCGGCCTTCCAGACGTACGTCACGGAAGTTATGACCGATCACGGAAGTCGGGTAGACTTCAAAGCTAAAGCGCTGATTGATATCCACGTCACGAATAGTGGGCATGATGATTTACCTCTTAGGGGATTAGGTTGAAATCACCACCATTATGGAACCGCGCTTGCTTAGAGGGATGATCGCCAAGAGGTCGTGCAAGGAGAGACCGTCGGGAAGGGCTTCTTCGATTTCCTCACTGACGGTTTCCACTAATTGTTGGGTCGTCTCATCCGGTGGGTCGTTTAACGTGATGTCCGTTAGGGCGTCTTCGCCAAACCAGTCCCACTCAAGCAACATGCGCGAATGCAGCAGGAGTTGATGCCGATGGGGTTCGGTATCGGGAACATCGTTTCCTTGCTGCTGTTCGAGATGGTGATAAAGCGTGCGGTAGTGTCCGCTAAATAAAGTGATTGTTACGAGGGACATGGCCTGGGAATCCTGGTGACGAATTAGTTTACATTTTCTAGACCATTACACTACCAGTAATACCCCACCCGATTTCGGATGTTGGTAAGGTACTCGTGGCATGGTCAGGTCACCATGGAGTCGATCTGTCGCCTCTGTGAGGGTGTTGAGGAATTGGATACCATCCCACAGCAAACGGTGTTTGCGTTCATGGCTCAGCCACTGCCAGCCGTCAATGTCTTCCATGACAGTGGCCACATAGCCTTCTAGATCATTCAGCGTCTGGGGTAGATAACCCATTGGACGACGGTTCACGAAATAGTCGTGGATCAAGGCATGGGCCAGCTCGACGGCATAGGCGGGCTGTTCAGGACACGTCAGGTAACCGAACTCCTCAGTATGGTGCATTACTGCGATATGTGACATGCGATGGACCTCCCTGTGTATTAAGTAAACGGTAATTGTTGTTGTCGTGCGTTCCAATTCTCCGGCACACGGCCTAATCGGAACAATAACACTGGTGGGGAATTGAACGTCTCCTCCCAATGGGCACCAATTTCTACCACCGGTGTATGCGGAAAGTGTTGTAGTATCATGCCGACATAAGGATGCAACCACTCCAAGAAGAAACCCATCTCGTCTCGGATTACGTCGGTGTCCATTTCACCGCACAGAAAACACCAAGTCAACTCATGGAACCACTCAGTGGTGTGGTCATGCGTCGGATAGCTACTTTGGGGATGGTGGCGGTAGGCATGCTCTAGGTATACAGCCACCCCGTGCCAAAAGGAAACCAAATCCACCGATTCCTCTATAGCACGGTTTAGTGTCTCCCCCAACAACCGTTCGATATGGCGGTGGTCCACGATCAATGGGACATCCCGCCATGGTTGGGTTGATTGCATGCCACCTCCTAATAAAAGCGTCCCGCCGACCGCATCTGAGTCAGGTGTTGCTGTTGTTGCCACACATGAACCTGTGGGTCCCCAAACACTTCATCCACCGGCGAGGTTTCAGCCACCAACAAGAGGAGTTGTTGGTCAACCCCACGGTTGATTTGACTGAAACTCACAAATACGTCTTCCACCTCTTCCCCATAGCTTTCCAGCTGATTAACCATCTGGTTTAGCATGGGACGAAGCAGAATGTGGGCATGGGCAAACTGTTCCTGCATGGTCGTGAGCGCCAACTGACGCTCTTCATGTGTCATGTCCCGTCCCCACAAATACTCAAACATGAGAAACTCCAGATCCACTGGGGTAATGCAGCGACTGTAAATATGGGCCAGGTACTGCGAAAACACTGTGTAGATATGGATTTTCAGTTCGCCGTCAAGTGCCCCACGCGGTACCAGTGTGGGGAAGCTGGCCAACATCCATTCCACCGTATTGATGTGGTTTTCGATTGGGCGCCGGGGAGTGGTGAGTGTGAAGCGCATACTACCCTCGTCGTAGGTCAGGAATAAGAAGATGACAGGTGGCTTTAGCAATCACAAAGGTCGGTGTTAGACGAACCACCTCCAAATATGACACGCCATGTTCCATGAAAAGGCTTTGCAGGGCGGGCTTTAGTTGCGAGATCGTTCGATCGAACACCCACCAAGCGGTTTCTACATAGTGAGCATACCATCCGTGATCTTCCACTTCACCCGTTACATGGTCAATCAAACGGTCATGGCGACCAGACTCCACCAGTTCCAGATAGTGATGTTGCAAATGGTCTTGGAAATGATCGGGATCGTGGGGACAACGGTGTTGTTCTAGGTAGAGGCCATAATTCAATACGGCTTCCACGGCTTCTCGTGTTGCACTAAAACCCAGGTGGATGTTGAGATGTTCCCCCAATGCCCGGTTATCGACCAGAATGATCGCGTTCATGATCTCACCTTCCCTCATAATGCACCACAACGTAAAGCACTGAAGGGTGTGGATGGTGGGTCCATTCCACATAATTGCTATTCGGGGGTATTTTTTGACTCAGCTGGAAAGCGACTTCCACCATCCCCTGTTCGTAATCACATTGTATTGCCATGTCATCTACCTCAAAAGGGTCTCGGTTTTCTCGGTAGTCGTCTTGGTAATAACCCAACGTATCCAGCAAGATGTCCTGGGTCGCGGGAGACAGCCCATACGCCCGTTCCCACGGGGGAATGCTGTCAGCTAGACCTACTAGGATTTCATTGGACACCACAATAGGAATGCCGAGCATAACCCCCCGGTCAAACAGACCGGGGTGTGTATGTAACAAAGACGATAGATCAAAGGCCCACAATTCGGTGGGTTCGCTCATATTCTTCCAATCGACGTCGATCACGTTCAGGTACCCAATCGCCCCGCTCAAGTGAAACCCGGAGGTCTTCGTAAAATCGGCTATCATCTTCCATATCTGGCTCTGAATAATAAACGCGTAGCGTAAAATTATCCGCAATTTCTGCCTGACACGGTGTATGGCGATCGACTTTGGTCTGCAGAAACACCACATCCAAGTCTTTGATCACCGGGACAATGACCTTTTCGAAGAAGGGCCAGAACCCCGACACTCCCAGTTCGTGCATGATAGCCACAACCGGAGGATGTGTTTGGGAGAACGACATCTCAGGATAGCGTTGGTTGATAGCGTCAATCAGAATGGGCCTCAACGGGATATTACATGCCACGTCACCCAATTGGGCAAACAACTGCTGATGAACGTAATTCGCCACCGTCGAGATATCCACCGTCACACACTCGTTTTCTTGCGTGTCGTGGCCGTGGATTCGATGATATTCTTCGATGCGGTAATCTTGGCCGCCCACCAACGCCATGATGCGGGGTGTGGTATACAATTCCCACTGACGCCATGGATTTTTCTGGAGGTATTGGCTTAACTGAAGTTGCATCTCCAGGTTTACCTCATCCACCAAGTCGTCGCCCAAGAAATGCTCGGCGAGAGCGTTGTCCATGTCATCAGGGATCGCACAATCCCGTAAACACTGAGCGATAGTAGGAAGAGCTGACTGGAACTCACGATACCGAAGGAACTGACTCATGTTCTCTTCTAGCAGTGCCTTCACCATCAGCTTGGCGCGTTGGTCATCCAATGCATCGATAGGAGGAACGATCACCTCGTGATCCTCATCGATCACCCGCCGCACCACATTTGGATACCCCCCAACTAACGCATGTGTCTCCTCAAGACGTTGGCGCGTGTGTGTCATACGTAGGGGCGCTGAGGCGTATTGCTTTGATGCTGCCTTCAGTGCTTCCACGTAGGTACGGATGTCCAGCACGATGAATTGATTTGACATGTCTTGCCCTTCAGCGGTAGTAGTGTTCCAGATATGTGATCCAGAATGTATTATGAATTCGGCACGTCACCACGTGGTCACCGGGTGACCCAAGAGGGAACTGACGCAAAATATCACGAATGATCTGAATTGCTAACTCTTGGCGTTGAAACTCGTTGACCATCTCCCCCAAGGACAGCGGAGAAAAACCCTCAACGTGGTGATGTTCAATTTCGTGCAATACATAGTTAACAAACTCCACCGCGTATCCGCGTAGGTCAGGCTCAAGTGCCCGGACCACTGGGGCTAAATCGTACGCCACTGTGGTGGATAACGTGTAAAACAGCTCGGGGGGAAATCCCTGCATGGTAACCTCATCACTGAGTCGTTGTTTGCTCAGGAGGATGATATAAGTTTTAAACGCCGTAGAATACGCTCTGACGCCCTTTCGCATATTATTCGCGGCTAGGGTAGTCTTCCCAACAGAACACGCTTCAGAGGACGTCACAGGAGCTTCTCGCATGAATCCTATCACCAAAGCGATGGATGAGATTCAGTTTTCCATTCCTCGCGAGATCCTTAACCAGACTTTTATTACCCAGGACTTACAGTTTTGCCAAAACATTGTATCCCTGGAAACCCGCATCAGAGAACAGGTCTTGGACCCTCGGGTACTGATTGATATCGACATCAAGGGCGGGACAGAAGCCTTCTTGCCCCTAGAGCCTCCGGTTCAATCCGAACAGCCTGATCCCTACACCGTTATCTATCATATCCCTGATGAGGTCGTTCAGAACCGTCCGATCGTCCAGGTCTACTCTGTCCATTTTGCTATCCTCGGGTATCAAAACGCAGGGATGGCACTTCAGTACGGTGAGTCCACGATGACCTCAGAGACCCGCCGGGTGTTAGACAGTGCCATGCGGGTACCACCTGCACTGACCTCCTACCTGAACCTGATTGCCCATAACACCGTCATGGCGCGTTACGTCTACCTGCCCTATCGAACGGCGTTCATGCGGGTGCGGTTAGGTAACGACAACGCTTTGTCCCAAATTCGCCCTCAGGCGTATCACGATTTTGCTCAACTGTGTGTTCTGGCAGTCAAGGCGTATATCTACAATAAGATGATTGTCGTCATGGATCAGGGACAGCTCTCGGGTGGTCAAATGCTCGGGGCGTTTAAAGAGATTGTCATGAACTACGCCGATGCCGAACAGATGTACCGTGAAGCCTTGCGGCGGTGGAGCAAGATAGCCGTCCTAAATGATCCCGAGGCCCATAGACGCCATATAAGGACCGTGACAGGCAGTCCGTAATAAAAAATAAAACAAGTATAGAAAGGGGCCTGCCAACCGGCAGGCCTAATTTACGTCAGTCAACGTAAAACCAATCTTTGTATTTTTCGGTATCGCGATTGACCCAACGTTGTACAGAGGAGAAGTTAAGATTTAATGTCCGTGCTGCATCGCGAACGCTTGGATAAACCACTCCATGAATGCTAACTTTCCTAACCGGGGCTCCCGCCGTACTCTTCCTTCGGGATTTTCTCATATTTGCTCGATGTTCTTCAGTGAATACAACGCCCTTGTAGATAAAAGAGGCTAATGCGTTTTTCGCATCCGGGGAACTATTAAACAAAACACCCGAGTCCCAGTTCGCCTGCAACAATGCTTGTTCTATTTGATATGCATGTTCCCTGTCTTTTGCCTTAAAACACACAGCCTTTATTGTCGGTGAATCAATATAAGCCTTCTGTAAACATGAATTTGCGTGTTTGTTTTTCTTAAGCGAATTACGATGTGTCAGTAATCTCGAATACAGATTAGAGGTGCTACCGATATAGGACTGACCGGTTTCGGGATGATGAATCACATAGGCTCCTGGTATTGTCGAACCGAAACATACCTGTTCAGTTATGACTTCCAACCCCTCAATTCCCAACAATTGAATCTCTTCTTGCATTACCAAATCTACGAACTTCTCAGACACTACGCCACTTGGTGAATTTAAACGAATTGAATAATCCTCCTCACTTCGTTCAGCCAATTCCATGACCTGTGTGGTGGTTTCCGTGCCGTTAGTTTGCTGATTAGTTCCTGCGTTAAGGGATCGTTTCTGTTTAGTGTAGTAGTCGATTAGACCCTTCTTAAGTTCATGTAGATTATCCTTTTCTTTTGCTATGTAGTAGACATGATAAATATTTGGGGAATCATTGTAAGCCTCCTGCAGCTCAAGGTTAGGATGTCGATTATTCTTTAAGAGCCGGTAATGTTTATACACACGTCTATTGGGTGTATTTGAAATCCCAACGAAAGCCTTTCGTGTCTTGACGTGGTGGATTATGTAGATAACCCGCTCGCGCTCGTCATGTTTAAACTCAACTTCACTGAACATGTGTTTATCCCAATCTGAAGGTTATCCAATAAATAATATAGGTCTAAAATCGAGTCAGTGTCTTTAACGACCCTGAAGCACACAGGCGTCACGTGAGGTCAATTGTTGGTGCTCCTTGACAAAAAAAAAAGAGCTCCCTGCGGGGAGCTCTTTTATTACCTTGTTACTCGGGAGATCAGATTAGTCAGAGTCATTATTGCATGTTTTATCGTTTGGGCTTTATCCCCATCCCAACGAAAAATAATCGCGGGGTAAAGAGGTAGGTCTAATAAGTTGATTTTTTCCTCGGGGTAGGTTTCATCAAACACCCACCGCAGATAATCGATTTCGCAAGTGATGTCCGGCGTATCCAACGATTTGGCGTTATCGGTTAACACTAGATGGATAAGATTTTCCAACGCCACTTTTCCATCAGGGGGTGCTGCAATCACCAGGTACCCGTGCTCCATTCGATTAGGATGACCACTACATGACCACACGGTTGCCATACGGGGGTGGCGATTAACACGGACGACTAGACTCTTTATTTCGGTGTCGATTACCCCCCTCGGGGTATTAAGTGCACGATCTTTCAATACGTCGAACTGCTCGGACGTCACGGTGATCATTTGCGTTGTCTCCTAAAACGGTAGAGCGCCTCCCCGAAGGGAGGCACCTATGCCTGGAAAGGGTTAGGCCGACTCCAGCAACGGTTCCCGGCGTCGGACGGTGGATTGCAAAATGGGGGATTGGGGTACAACGTCTTCCCAGGTCACTTCATTGCTACGCAGGTGCTTCAGTGGCTTTTTACGAAGCCACATGGTATCGGGATCGTCAATCACAACATGTGAACGCTGACCTTCACACTCATTAACAGTCCAGAGAAAACTCTCCAGGAATGTTCCGACCTTACAAGTTTGCATGGGGTAGAGGTAATCGTCATCTTCAAAGTACCATCGAGTGTAGAAGTTGTCGTGCAGGCGGGTTTTGATTACAGTGGATAATGAAAACCTCACCAACTTGCGGCGCTGACCCAGCACATCAGTGATGGCTTCGGCCACGTCATAATACGTTTCCCCGTTTTGCCGGTAGGCAAAGAGGAACCGACGACCTGTGGCTTGAAGCTTCATCACGTGTTTGGTGGTCAACGTAAAGGGCGATAGCGCCCGATGTCGTTCACATGCCATTGACAGATCCAGCTTCTTCTTGCTGGACTTAGCCATGACATTTACCTCAGTAGAGTATAGGTTTCACATCGCCTACATGATTTCCTGCCACCGTTCGTGGACGACATGCTTTCCATAGGCCCTCGTGGGATTCATTGACGCGCCAATAGACTGGGAGTTGCAGACTACTGCCGTCACGTGTCTCAACACGGGCTCTCACGTTGTAGCTCCCCATGGTAAAGCTCATCTGGGGGATGTTGTCAATCACCGCGAACGTGAAATTGGTAATTCGTTTACCGGATTGTTTGGATGGGGGTGAGTTATCCCAATGTAAATCGATCTCCTGTCCGGCATCGTTATACGGCGTAAACCGCAACCGGTAATCGGCATTCAGGTCAAGATCAATGTGGTCAGACGGAACGTCGTCGTGAATGATGCATGATTTTGTCACTGGATGAATCCACCCATGGTAGAGCGCATTATGAAACCAATCGGGATTCACTTCGAGGAGTTTATAGAGCATGGGCATTTCCTTTTAAGATGGATTAGGTTGTCAATCATACCATCTCCCTATTAAACGACTCGGTTAAGGGGATAGCGCAGTAGCCAGCCAATGCCACTAACCACGCATCCAACCAGCCGTACTCTTTTTCGTCGGTACAGTGAACAACCCACTCGGGAGGTCTTACGAGGTTATCGAAAGTATCGCGTGCCATTCGGTGTTGGATACGGACTTCATCGCCCCCATTCGTGTAACAGACTCGCAGCAGGTACGTTATCACTACATCATCGCCGTCTTCCCTCACTCTTGGTTTATCAAGAATGATGGACAAGACATGACCTGGGTAATCCAAGTCACATAGGTCTGCACTCAACTCAATCGTATTTGATGCGACCAGCGACGTGGTGTTGGGGAGGAATGTGGCATATACCTGACTAACCCCACTAAACCGGTACCTGTATTGGAATAAAATACCGTGCGGCGTTGCTTTTTTAACGCCCCCATGCATTGGGTTAATCCAACGGAGAAAACGCCTCCATTGGGGAGTGATTATTGCCATCACAGAAAATCCCCTCCTGACTGGAATACCCCCCGAGGGACAAACCGGCATTCCGTGATATGAAATGCTATTCCTTCATCTTTAAATTTCTGGTTAAGAAGAGCGAGCATTGCCGACCAATTAAAACAGGCCATTTCATGACCGTGGAATTTAGATGCCAGAGAACAAGGGATTTCCACACCCGATTCATCGACCAAGGTAAGGTCATGATTACGGTTATCCACACGGTATTGTGGTGAGTCGGGGATGACTCGCAGTCCCGGTATCCAATCAATGCCCCCCACCCACTGGTTATTTGTCATCTTCATCCTCCTGAGTTTGTTCGTACAACGTTCTATAGTGCCTGACGTCCGATTTAAGACGCCGGAGTTTTTCCTGGATGTCGTTGAACTCCAAGAGTGTCGGTACACGGCACACCACATCATCCAGTAGATGGGTACTTACTGCCCTATTGTGACTCAACACCCATACCCGTCGAACCCCATCCCATCGAGCAATCTGAGGGACGCTATTGCTAATCACGTAATAGTAGGCTTCGTGTTGGAGTTCAATGTTGTTCAGTTTGGCCACTAGCGGATCAATCGTTGACAGTTCCATGCAATTTCCCCATAAAGGCCCGGGTGTTACCCCGGGCCATTTTAACATTAAAGAACAATACCATCCCCGGTGAGGTTGTCATCGACATCCACCCGAGTACGACGTTGACGGTACTGGCTGTAGACCTTGTTAAGCTCACCCTGCCGTTCGGTCAGGTGGGAGAACACGTCCTCCACATCGGCGGTGTTGATGACGTAATGCATCTGGCTGGCAAGATCCATACCGTCGCGTGGATAGCCCACCGTTGCATAGAGGGGATTACCAAATGCCGTATCCTTGCTCGGATCATTGTAGAGGGAGGCCACAGCAATGGGTTCCACCTGCTTGGCGGCTTCCTGACGGGAGTCGAAGACGGCCAGTGAGGACAGCTGCGGTTGGATGCTCGGCGCGACTTTCTGGTATTGAACCCAGTTAGTCAGGTCGGTAGTATCCAGTTCCCGGTTGTTCTGATTGGTCAACTCACACAGAGCTTCCAGTGCGAACAGTACCTCGTCGTCGATCATCTGGCGGGTCACGCCGGTCGTGTTCTCATGGTACGCCATGACTACCGGTTGGCCCGTTACCGCAGAAACCGATTCCAACGATTTCAGGGTATTGATGGTGTTGGTAACAGCAATGGCGCTGTCATCCGCTCCCACTACCACCGCGACGACCGGAATGGCACGCTCCAGGAGGTTCTTGAGCAGAAGAGGACCGATCACTGACCCACTGCCTCCACTGGCAGAAAACAGCACCAGATTGAAATCACCTGGCTGGAACCGATCAACCACGGTATCCACTTCACCGATGATGGGTTCGTAGTTTTCCCGCCGGTTCTTGCCGCTTCCATCAATGCCTTTGATGGTGTGAACCGCTGATTCGTCCACTCGATCGCTAAGGTTGGAGCCTGAGGTATCGATGAAACAGACCTCTGCGGTGGGGTACTGGAGCTGAGACCCCAGGTTGATACCACAACCACCTGCTGCGTATACACGTGTCTTCGTCATCTTTCTCTCCGTTGGTTAGTTCTTGGCTATGAAGCTAACTTCATATTGTCGTGGGTATCGGTACTTTCTGTTACGAGTTCTCGAAAGGGTTCGAGCAGTTGGTCCATCAGAATAATGGTCGGTTCTACTACTTTCATTACCTCACGTTCAGTCTTTGGATCATGGTAGTAAGTGAGGGGTTGAGTATCCGTGTACCGAGACCACCACCGCTTAATTTCGGGCGTGTCCTCGCGCTGTGTAAGTGGTAGCGCCCATATAAAACACTCATTGAGGATACGGTACACGGCCTGTGCACAAAGGTCCGGCCGACAACGGGCAAGGCCAATTCCGTCTTTTATTAGAGTTTCCGATGTCAACACACTCGCGCTAACAATGGCGGCCAAAAAGACGGTATCTGGCGCGACCTCCAACAACCATGCCATGCCGTCGACACCCAACAACTGGGTCCAAATCACCAAAGCGTGTTGCCATAACAGGTCAGGCTCACCCACGATGATCTGGTAGGGATTGGCGTAATGGTAATACCCATCCAGCCATGTATTCCCCAGCGCAGAACACCACTTATGAGCAAGTCGTTCCCATTCGGCGACCAGACCATACCGTTGGCTAGCAATTAACGCTAGGGTGGATTGGGTGTTATAAAACCCACGTATACCCGACACAACCACCAGTTCCTGAAAAGCTGCTGCGTGTATTGTGGGTACCTCTCCCCAACGGAGTGACGCATCGCACCGAAATGTCAAGTGAGGGAGTCGGTGAGGCGTGGGAAGAAATCCCCCTGTGCAGGGACATCGTCCTATGCTGCTCTTAACATCCCATGGACTGGCCCTGGGATAGAGGATCTCCAATCCGTCATCGGTGATACTAATGCGGTATGGCTTCTCATCCAAGACAATTGATGATTCCAGTACGTTATCATCAATCTGGAACCACACCCAACCCACATGACGGAGATAAAGACGGTTATGTCCCGGATGGATCACGTGGTAATGGGTGGAAATCGGGGTATTGTCCTCCAGTTCCAGGTCCAACCACCACCGGGTCAGTAGATCGTTTTTAAAGACTGGCCAATCAATTAAACGGTCGAACCGCTTCTCGTAGAAGTTGGCTAAAACGTCATTGAGGTGGTTGTCTCCATCAGCGAAGGTCTTGATGGAGTTGTCCTCCAGGGCCTTCCGACATTGACTTTCTAACTCGGTCAGTAAAGCACGGATTCGCTCAAGACGTGCCTCAACATTCTCCCCTTGGGAGATAATGGTGACGGGAACGCTACTCATGGCGTCCTCCTCTTCGGGTCAGGATGGCAAAAAAGATGGGGGGACTTCGGTCCCCCCGGAGAGTGCAATGAGAACACGGTTTTTACGCTGCCGTCCCGGAGTGGAGGACGGCCTCTTCTGTCAACGTTTCACAACGGGACATCGGAGTAGGTTGGGGAGGCACCCACAGGATGGAGGCCCAGAGCAGAAGGAGCTGGGTACCTCCCCAAAACAGGTTGCCGGGACTTAACCCCTTTATCTTCTTTCGAAGTGCTAGACTGCCCGGCGGCATCTAAGAGGGAACCAACGGAGGAGTAGAGAGAACACGCTGAGGGAGTCCGGAGGAAGGGTACTCAGCACATCATTCTCACCCCCAGTATTTTTATACTTCAACCGTGATGACGTAGCCGCTTGAGGCGTTTTCGTTTACGCCGTTCCTCGGCCAGTGCCAGTCTTCGTTGGGACTCTTCAAACGACCGTTGGTCGCGTTCTTTTGGCACTCGTGTTTTATCGGCGGGCATAGGACCAGACGCCATCGCTGCCAGCGCATGGACCAGGTACTCTGTTCCAGGATCTCTCATTATCCATTCTCCGCCGTGTGAGGGTCTTTCGGGAGCTCCCCTGGGGGTAAGGTCCGCCCACGCTTCCTTGCCGCCTCACGACGCTGCTCACGCGCTCTGAAGCGCGGATTGTGTTTCACCTTGTCACGAATACTCGGGGGAAGTTGATTCATCGCTATTCTCCTCAGAGACAGGTTGATGACGTTGGGTTTCTGTGCGTAAGATAGAGAGCATTTCGCGCCACCGGCGTCGTGTTACCCCAGGGGGGAACTCACCCTCCTGAATGAGGTACTCCACTGCTCGACCAATGGTTATAATACCTGCCATCTGTGATCGATCCACTAACGTCTTACGGCCCAGGTACACCGCCGTCAATGCACTTGTGGCAACATCAGGGTTGATCCCCATCCGGGAAAGTACAAACCGCTGAAGTTCTATATCGCCATAGATATTGTCCTTATCCATAACCTCCTCCTCAGGATGGCATAAACGACATCCCATCAGGATGCCTAATTTGATAAAGCATAAAAATACGGGGAAACTACTATCCTACGATGATTACGGGTACTCTCTTCTAGAGTATAATTAAGGGGCCCTCCGGGCCCCGACTTGAAATCGGAACTCGTCGCTATCGCTCCTCGTCTTTATAGCAAATCATTAAACATCTTCAGTATTTTTAAAATCATTTCCCTAACCAAGCGTTAGGAAGTGTCTCACCTTTGCGTTCGTTCCTCACTTCAAGGTTCAACACCGATTCTCGAAATCATCCTTCTTACCCTTTCCTATTCTTCTATCCCATTAAATGATTTCTCAATCGAGGATCGAGAGGCGCCTGTCCCTTCGGGACGCCTCTCTCCCCGTGAGATCACTGCCCTTACTCCGTAAGGAAAGAATAAGGAGCGACGAGACAAGCTCGTCGGTGTTTAGTAAACACCTGATCCTCCCCCTCAGTATTCCTTGGGTCTTACATACGGTCGAGAATCGACCAGAAGACCCAAGGAATACTTTCGGGGTAACCCCATTATCTTTATCCTGATAAACCATCACGATAGGTAGGCTTCGCCCCTATCGGAGTCACTGTCCTTTATCCAACTATCTGACCGCATATGCGGGAAAACGTATATGTCTCCTTATAAGGCGTTCTGAGCGTTTTTATCGCCTACCCAGTACCTATGGGTATCCCTGGGAGTGAATAACGCTCATACTTCGTCTGTGGTGGACGTAACCTTATCCCCGATGGTTACCTGTGAC